TGTAATAAATTTATTTTTTCTATTTGTTCTATAATCATATTTTATTTTTATGATTTCAATATTTTTATTTTTTGCTAAAAATAAATTTAAATCACATTGAAAATTAAATTCTACTTTTTCCATAATTGTCAACTCTCAACTCCTTACATTATAAGTATATCAAATTATAGATAATAAGTCAATACTTTTTAGGAATTTTTTTTATTTTTTTAGTTTACACTTTTGAATGTAAAATAATTGTAAAGCGGCCGGTTATGCAAAAAACGGCTGGCATGCGAATTTATGAGCGCCCGCCAGCCGCCAAATAAAAAAAACTCAATACTTAGGATATTGAGTTCCATGCCTTTTGCTATCGTTAAAGTCCTACAAAAAGTTGTATAACACGCTATTTCTACGCCTTAAATAGTAAAGCTTACGCCTGATTTCATCCGCTAGATAGTGATAGGGAAGTCCTAAGTCCCTAACTTAAAACCTATTGTGAAATAAATTTTAAGTTAAGGACTAAGTCCTTATTACATTATAATTATATCATTTTAATATTTATTTGTCAATAGTTTTTCTATAATTTTATTAAATATTTCATTATCTTTTGGAATAGACCCACAAGAATAAATTGTTAAATTATCTTTTTTTTCTCCTAATACAAGATATTCAATTAACATTTCTTCTTTTGAAATTTGATTAAAAGATAAAACTTTTATTTCTTGATAAATATAATCATGACAATGAATATCGGCATAATAACATTTTTCAACACTAACATGCTTAAATGATTTAATAATACAAGGGTTATCACTAGCAATTAAATCAAATTCTTGACTATGAATTTTTATTTTTTTAAATTTACTTTCTTGATTACTTCTTACAATAGGTTTATAATCATTAATTTCATTATTTACATTACTATAACTTTTTGCACTACTATTACTATTACTATGACTTACACTAATACTATTAAACATTTTAATTACCTCTTTTCTTATTACATTATTATTATATCATTAAAACTTTCTATTGTCAATAAGTTTTTTTATATCTTCAAAAGTTTTTTTGTAATCACTATCCCAATTAAAACATAATGCCGATATTTCCTCACATTGAATAGTCCAGTCCCAATTATCAAAACAAGTTAATGTAAAAGTATAATTAGGAAAAACACAATGTAAATAATTAAAAATTAATTCCAATTCTTTAATATTCATTTTATCTTTCTCCTTACATTATTATTATATCAAATTAGGTTTTATTTGTCAATATTTTTTTTCAAATAATTGTTATAAAAAACATTTTTACTAACTATTTCACTATTCCAAATATAAATATTATTTCCTTTTGATACTTTTGCAACAAAACAATTTTCTTGTATTTCCATTTCAAACTCAACTTTAATTCCTGCACTTTTAAATAGATTTTTTATATTCTCTTTATTATACATTTTGATTACCTCTTTTCTTTACATTATAATTATCTCATACTATAAGAAAAAAGTCAAGTATTTTTTGGGAATTTTTTAAATTTTTTTAAAAACAATGCGGCAAGTGTAAAAAAGTGTAAAGTTTATTTATAACAAAAATGCGGCTGGCGTAAGGTAAAATGGTCGTGCGCCAGCCGCCAAATAAAAAAGGCGTTGCCGCCTATTCTCCATAAATTTTAAAATATTCTTTTTCACTTAATATTTTTTCATCTTTTAAAAATTCACAAAAATCATTTAAAAGTTCTAATCTTATTGGGTTACTTGCAAAAATTGTTAAGCCTACATTATAACTAGTTTCTTTTCCAATAAAATCACAATCTATACCTAATATTTGTAATTCCTTTTGTCTTGAAGATAAATCATAATCTTTAAATTTTTCTTCATACATTGTTACACAAATATGAGGATTTCCTTCATTAATTTTTTTATTAATTTTTTCTATTAAATCATAATAAAAATTTCTTTGTCCTATTTGCTTATTTAAATAAGAATTATATCTTATTTTATTTTTAGTATTTTCTAATTTTTCAATATTAATTTTTTCCATTTTTATCACTTTCCTTATTACATTATAAGTATATCATTATTTAATAATTATGTCAAGAGCAAAATATTAAAAGTTTAATATTTTGCTCATTTTTTCAACATAATCAACATTTCTTAAATAGAAATCTATACCCCATTTAGTTGCTTCGTATTCTCCTTTAATAGTAAAATAACGAACATCAAATTCCCAATCTTCTTCAGGAGTTGTGTCAGGTTTTAATTCCATTTCTTTTTGTAGTAAAATGTATTCTACATACATTTCCGCTTGTCCTATTGGAGTGCTAGTTTTATAATGTCCTATTTCATGTAGTAAGTGAGCAAACCACCAATTAATATTAGCACATTGCGGAAACTCTTGTTGATACCATTTAGTATAAGATTTTTCTTCTTTTGTTCCTATACTAATTAGATTATTTTTTCTAAACCACATATTTTTTTTAAATGATACCTTTAAATTACTATCAATGCTTTTTACTATTGTTTTAATTAAGATTTTTTCTTTTCTTGTATATTCCATAATACAACCTCTTTCCTATTACAATTATATTATACTATTATTTAATAAAAAAGTCAATAGATTTTAGGAAAAAATTAAAAAAATAATAGAGTAAATATTAAAATGTAAAAAAGTGTAAAGTAGTTAAATAAATAAAAAACGTGTGGTTTGCAAAGGGACTGCCGCAAACCACACGCCAATTAAAAAGAGTTGACACTTGGTTTGTCAACTTCTTTCCTATCTCTATTTAACTAGTATTTTTTAACGAGATAGCCCTATTTTTCCCCTTTAAACGCTCAAGAAATAAGGAAAACTCAATATACTTCTTTAAGGTAAAAGTTCCCCGAGTTTCAAGATTATTCACCAGTTATGTTTCTTTACTCTGAACTCAACATAAAGGATAGAGATTACCAAGTTCCCTATCAAAAGTCTATAAGCAATTTTATAAACTTTTGATAGGGACAAACCCTTAAGCATATTTTAATGCTCTTGGGTTTGCATTACGACCATGTAATTTTTTATTAGTCTTACCCTTTCTTTTTAGATTTGCTGCAGTTCTCATAAATTGAGCAGCATTTTTGTCAACAACAATTTTGTTTGTGATAGGTTTTCTTTTTGCCATAAATACCACTTTCCTTTCTTTATTACATTTATATTATAGCAAATTATTGAATATTTGTCAATGCTTTTTTATAATTTTTTTCAAAATTCTTTATTAATAATATTTCACTTAACATTTTGTTAAGTTCTTCTTTTGTATGGACGCCATCAATTCTTTTTCTTAAAGTTGTAGCATAATTTAATAATTCTTCAAAAGGACAATTTTTTCCAATTATTCTTCTAATAGAATATCTTAATCTAACTGATATTTTATCACTTTCTAAATAATTTTCTTTTAATGTTAATTTCATAATTAATCACCTTTCCTTTATTACATTATAATTATAACATAGTTATTAATTATTGTCAATAGTTAAATTACATTTTTTTAAAACTTCTTCTAAACTTTCATTATTATAAACCGGAATATTCCATTGATACCAATTACGATAACCCATAGCATGAAATTCATAAATTGTTCTTTTAAAAATATTATCATAATAAACTCGTTCTAATTCAAAAACTCTTTTTGTTTCATTATCTATTACTTTCATTTCTATCACTTCCTTACATTATAATTATATCATTATTAAGTTTTTTTGTCAATAAATTTTTGTATTTTTTTAAATAATTTTAGGAATGTCAACTTTACATGTAAAGATCAGCTTGCCATTGGTTTTTTCCCAAAAGTATGTTTAATTAATATAATGCGGCGCGGTTCCCATATTACATCTGACCGCGGGCCGCCGCATTGTAAAGTTATGTAAATAAAAGAACTACTCATTATCAAGTAGTTCATTTGCATAATCAATAATGTCTTGATTAATAAAACTTGTTAAAGTATCATTATCATAATACCAAGTCATTACTTTTTTCATAAGTTCATTATTGATTTCAGTAGCGCCTAGTTCATAAGCAAGTAATGCGCAATAAAGTTCTATAATATCACTAGGTGCGCACTCTCTATTAAGACAATTAAGTAAGTCTTGAGCATCCCACATAATTATACTCCTTTCTAATTAAAATAACCAAAACCAACAGTTGCATAGTCAGTTAAAGTAACACCAACAACACAAGCAATATTTTTGTGTGCCTTTTCATTTATTTTTTGCATAATAGCAAGAGCATGTTTTTGAAATCTTGTTTCAAAATTACCTCCAAGTCTTTTGCCATTAACAATAACAGTATAAATATAATTTTTTCTCATAATAATTACCTCTTTCCTTATTACATTTATATTATATCATTTTAATATTTACTTGTCAATAGTTTTTTGAAAAATTATCTAAATAATTTTCCCCATTTATAAAGTATTTTTAGTATAACTAAATTAATAATTATAGTAGCAAATACAATTTTGTTATAAGTTGGATTTCCTAATGTATCAAGAAATGCACCTACACTTAATGTATCAAAAATTACTATCCCAATTAATGTATTTTCTAACCAAGTTTTTAAATATCTTTTTTTCATTTAAATTACCTCTTTCCTTATTACACTTATATTATATCACTATACCAAAAGCAAGTCAATAGGTTTTTGTGATTTTTTTAATATTTTTTTACATTTGACATTTAATGCGGAAAAAGTGTAAAGTTAATCAACCTCCTAAAATGCGGCGCGCAAGGTAGTTTATGTCTGTCAGCGCGCCGCCGCATTTTGTCAATTAATTGTAAAGCATTGCCGCATTTAAAAAGAGACTAATCTCTAGTTAAGTAGTTGTGTATGTCTCTTTCAAAGTCTAATCTACTTAATTCTCTTGTAGTCTCTCTTAAATAATAACAAGTATGATTTTCTATGAAATCTCTACCAAGAACAAGATTTTTGTCTTTATAGTCCTCGTTTTTTCTTTCTCTTGCTTCAGTAGCAATTATATCACTTGGACCTTCAATAATCTCTCCTGATACATAATCATAAAATAGTGCACTTTTTTTCATAACTCATTACCTCTTTCTTTATTACAATTATATTATATCAAATTTTTATTTATTTGTCAACAACTTTTTATTATTTTTTTATTTTGAAGAATAGGATTTTTAGTCCCACTCTTCAAAATCAATTGAAGTAACTTTAAAATCATCATTGAAATATACACAAGTATGGTCTCCCCAATAACCACCTATGTAAATCCAATCACCTTCAAAACTATATTCTTCAGGTTGTATTTTACATTTTTCTATAAAATCTAATATACTTTCTAATGTTTCATCTTCGCCAAAATCAAATTGAATATTTTTTTCTTTTAAAACTTTTACACACTCTTCAAAACTTAAATCTTTTAAATAATCATACATAGTTTTTCAACTCTCTTTCTTTATTACATTATTATTATATCATTTAAATAATTATTTGTCAATGTTTTTTGTATCAAAAACATTAGAATATTTGTATAGTATTAATGTAGTTATTACCATTATACCAACATTAACTAGGAAGAAAATAAAGTATTCTTTAGTCCAATTACTTTCTATTGTTGTTGCAATTAACATAAATGCTAAACAATCAATCATAAATAAAACTTTTACTATACTTTCTTTTAAAACTAATCTTCTTTTCATTTGAATTTCCTTCTTTCTTTATCTTACATTTATATTATATCATTAATTGTTTTGCTAATCAATAGTTTTTGATTAATTTTTTGTTTGTTTACACATTTATTTTTAGGAGTTTTTTGTTTTAGTCCTTTTTTGCCAGTCAAGATAAAAAAGTACCGAAGTGTCAAATAAGTGTAAAGTCCGGACTTTTTTGGCGTGAAGCGGAAATGCCTTAATAAAGTATTGCCGCAAATTCTCAAGAAAAAATTATATTAATTTTTAATAATGCAAAATAAAAACAACAAGCAAATTTATTATTTTGCTTGTTGTAAAGTTTTGATTAACTTAATTGAATAACCAATTATAAGAACAAAATTATTATATTTATTATTTTGATTTGCAATTAGTTCATCTCTTTTTTTATCTATCTCAATATAACTTTTTGCATAACAAATAATTTCCTTTGTAACTTTATCTTCAATGTAATACATAATTCATTACCTCTTTCCTTTATTACATTATTATTATATCATTAATTAGTCTTTTTGTCAACTAGTTTTTAATCAATTGGTTTAATTTCTAGATACTCTAATTTAAAACCTCTTCTCTCAAGTCTTTCTCTTTCTTCAACTGCTTGAGAATAAGTTTTAAAACTATTTAAATAACTACCTTTGTATAATAATTGATATTTCATTTTAATTACCTCTTTCCTTTTCTCAATTATAGTATACCACTATTAAGGAATAATGTCAATACTTTTTTAATAATTTTTTTATTTTTTTTATCATAAAAGTTATACAAGTTTTACGATAAAATTTCATTAGTACATTTGTTCGGTTTCTTGTTTGTGTTGATACTAAAAAGAATTATAGGAATGTTTGTTCGCTATTGCAGTATAAATGTTCGATTTACAAATTCTTGACATGTAAATTAAATGTAAAAAATCGCATCCTTGTTATCGTTCAGGATGCGAGCAAGTATGTTATTTTTGTAGACACCTACATTTTATTTCGAGTCGGTTCGGAAGATTAAAGGTGGGGGTACATTTCTAGGAAAAATTTTATTAAAAATGTGAAAAATAGTTTTGCCACGGCATAAAAATCTCCAAATAAAATCTAAAAATCTAAAAACGAGAAAATCTCCAAATTATTCTTCTATATCTCTCCACTCATAATTTTTACAATATTCTTCTTCATAAGTATCATATGTTGTTGTTATACTAAATATTCTTTCTCTAGTAACAACTCTTTTACCATATTCAACACAAACAAATTCTTGACCTTTATGAGCATCTTCCGCAGTTTTTATCCCACTCAATAAATAAAAACAAAATAAAATTGCTAAACAAATTTCAATAATTATTAAAAACATTCCAATAATAAAATCTTTATTACTTGTCATTTTTATTTGTTCCTTTCAATAGCGCCAACCAATAATTAACAACACTAATGTCAATAACATCATCAATATTTTTATGTTTATCTATATAATCTTGCATTTCTGCGGCAACCCTATTTCTTCTATTAATTAATTTTTTATTTCTTTTTCTTAATTTTTTTAATTGCTTTATGAATAACCACATTTTATGCGCGCTTACTTTCACTCTTATTATATTATTACCTCTCATCTTTATCACTCATTTCATTTATCTTATCTATTATTGCATTTATTTTCATGGCATAAAGTATTCCCGCCTCAGATTTATCTATATCTTGCCAAAATTTATTTTTAACACAAAGTTCTTTATCATCATTTTCATCTAATATTATTTTTTCAAGTGCGGGAGCCGCCGGTTCTAGAACCTCAACCACGTCATTTAAGCATTGATCGAGAACAAAATCAAGCCCAAGCGTACTAGTATATTCGCCATATTTGTTATATCTTTTATATATTCTATCCTTTTCATCTCATGTATAGATATAATCATCTACCCCATTTTTATATCTAATTTTTTTAGGCATTTCCGCATTAAATGCAGAATCTACAAGTAAAGTTATTATTTTCATTTTTTATTTTCTCCTTTATTTAATACATTTATTATTTCATTGATTTTATCAACAATTAAATCGGTATCAGTTTTACCTGTCCATACATCACATTTACTTAATACTAACTTTTCTATCTTCTTATTAAATAAAGAACTACTATAGTCACTTTGTGGTAATTCACAATTAGTGTTATATTCTTCTATTATTTCTACTTCATCATTTAATTTAATTGCATCTTGTAAAGGATAATCATCACTTACATTTTTTAAACAATCTAATTCATTTTCTTCATCGGCATCATAATAAAAATCCCTATAACAACTTTCACTTATCCCTCACCACGTTATTCTAAATTTGGTTTTATCTTTTATTTTCTTATCTCTAATTAAACCTAATAATTCATATATTGTTATTTTCATATCTTATACTCCATTTCACTAATTGAAGTTAGTTCTGCTGATTTGGTACTATCTTTTATTTCCCAAGTTGAATATCCACCATCAGAAGCGTCATAAATAAATTCTGTACCATCTTCTAATAATAGAAAAATACCAAAACCATCTACTTTTATATCCTTAATTTTTTTTCCCACTAAATCATTAAATGTTTCTTCCATCTATATCACTTCTTAATATACTTAATAATTCATCATAAATTCCAGGGTATTCAAAGAAACCTTGGTCATCAAATTCGATAATTCTTTCTTGTATAATGTTTATTACTTCTTTTATAATATTATTTAATCTTTCTATTTCTTTTTGTTGATGTTGTATTTTCCCTATAAAATGTGGTAAATCTAAACTTTCTATATTAATAAATGATGATAAATCATTTTGTTCCATATAAACTATATAATCATCTATAATTCCATTTGTATAATCATTATATATTGGCTTTAATTTCATTATTTATCTTCTCCTAAAATGTTTTTAATTTCCTTTTGCAATACTTTTGAAAGGTTAATATTATGTTTTATTGCTTCCTCTTTTAAATACTTAGGCATTGTTATTATTGTATTGACACTTGTAGTATCTCCTTCTCTTAATTCATTAATCATACCCAAGATATATGCGTCCTCTAATATAGAATTATAATATGCTAAATCTTTATCTTTATCCTTTGAATTCATCCATTCTTCTAAACGATTATTTAAATAATTTTCTATTTTTTGCAATATTTCGATATCACTCATTACTTTATCTTCTCCTTTAAGTATGTTTAATAAATCCCCTAATTCTCTTATACTAATTGGTGCTTCGCCAAATCTGCAATTTTTAAAATCGGTATTATAACTTTCTAGATATTCTATTGCTTTATTTACTTTAGATTTATAATCTTCTTTTTCATTATACATTTCTTGTATTAAAGTAACTAACTCTTTTAATTCAAGATTATAAGTACTATTTTTAAATATTTCAAATATTTCATTTACTTCTTCCATTATTTATCTTCTCCTTTTATCTCTCTAAGTATTAGAAAAAATTTTCTTGTTAATTTTGTAGTTGCTTCATCATAATATTTAAAAATTCCTTCATTACCATTACAATCAATATATAATTCATTTTTCACCTCAATTATCCAATCAAAACTATCTAATTTATTTATGATATTATTTAATCTTTCTATTTCTTTATCTTTTTGTAAATTGTCTAATGATAATGCTTGAATTATTCTTGCTTGTCCTGTTGCTATTTCACCAATACTTTCTATATGGTCATCACTTACATAATCTCTCATATTCATTTTTTTACTCGTCTTTCCATTTTAAATATTTTATTATTTGATTAATTGCGGCAATAATTTGCTCATTTTCTACTTTTTTCCAACCTTTTACACAAACATATCCATTTTCATTAACGTAAGTATTCAATTGTTTTTCTTCAGGTAATAAATCAGGTAATTTTGGTTTATCTCCTTTTGTTAAACTTTTTATATAATTATTTATTGTTTCATCTATATCAAACATATTAATTGTCAACTCCTCATGTAATTTTTGGATACTTTTGTTCATGTTGTGGCGGAAAGCTAGTAGTATGTATAACAATTCTTTGAGGTGGATTATCTTTTATTTTTTCATATTCTTTTTCTATATCTAATAGTCTTTTATATTCTGCAATAGGAACTGCAATGCGGTCAGTGTTTATTTCAACCTCATCATCAAGGCGGAGACCCTCTCCTTTAATAGGTAAATTATCATCTACATTTTTTAAGCAACATAATTGGTCTTCTTCATTTTCATCATAATATATATCTTTTACTAAATCGCCATAATACCATTTAAAATAAGTATTATTTTCTATTTCTCCTAAAGCAATTTTATTTCATAAATCTATCATCATCATGAGCTCTATTCGCCTCCACATAAAACATTAATTCTTTTTGTTCTTTTTCTAAAAGCGGCAATATTTTTTTACGATTACACCATACTGAACGCCAACTAAAATAATCTTTAAATTCTAATTCAAATCTTTTATCATATCTATGTTTAAAAGTTATTGGAAGAAAATTATCTTCATCTAAATTTCCATAAATAATATATCTATGTCCTAAAAAATATTCTATACATTTAATACGGTAATAATCTTCTTTATCTAATGCCATAAAAGCGGCAATATATACTACATTTATTATTAATAAAATTATAATAATATAATATAAATATTCTTTCATTATTTATTCTCCTTATTCTTCATATCAAAATTCCTTTACACTAATTTTACCTCCATAGGTTCTATCACAAATTAGTTTTCCACTATCAACCCAACATTTATCAGCTACTCCTAAATTATTATCTCAATCTCTATAATAATAAATGCGGGATTCAGCTCGAAGAATGTAAAAGCTAGCTATCGCCGCAATAATACCTAGTACGATAACAAATTTCAACCACGGTCTTTTATGATTAAGTAATGCTATATCTAAAATAATTTTATATACTGTAGTTTTCATTATTGAACTCTTCCTCTTGTTCCCATTCTTCTATACGTTCATCGCTTAAGCGAGCTGCGGCCAATAAGAATAATATTAACACAAAGAAAATAACTCCACAAATAGCTCCCAATAAAAATATTCCCCAATTCATATATTTTCTTCCTTTCTTTATATATATTATATTAAAAATATTAATAAAAATCAATTTTGTCGTTGATAAACTGAAAATTTTCGATTATAATATCATTAAGAGAGGACAAAAATGTTTAACTAGAAAGGAGAGTAACAATGGATATTAAAAAATTAGATTATTCTATTAAAGATGCGGAAACCCGCAAACAAATAGTAGAAGAAATTATTACACAAATTCCGCCTAATCAATTAACAGAAAAATATATAGAAATTTTATCTAATTATATTGTATTAGCTATGGATAAAGAAGAAAAAAAGAAAAAAGAAATTATTACTGACAATAGATTAATCACAATTAATAAAAGAGAAACTTCTTATCAAGGATTGGCTATGAAATTTGAAAATGGCGAAGATGGAATTTATAATATTGCAATAGATAATGATAAAAATGTCCTATTAACACCTAAAGTATCCATTACTCCTAAAGATGTTGCGGAAATGCCCGCGCTTAGTGATTTAAAATGCGCTATAGATACTGTTAAACAACAAGAAAAAAATGCTAAAGGTAAAAATAAATATAAATTAAAAAAACAATTAATAGAAATGTATCAAGAACAATATACAATTAAAAATGATATAAGACAACCAATGGCATTTTCTAATACAATAAAATCATTTGCAAGAGCGGATTTTAATGAAGAAATTATAATTAATGAAAATGGTCTACCTGAAAGTAAAGGATTATGTTCGTTATTTAATCCTAAACATATTTCAGTGCTATTGTGTAATTACTCAATGTTAAAACAAGAGAGTTGAGATAAGTTTGATGGAGATTGTTATTATTTAATGTTAGATTTAGAAAATATTGTTGATGGAGCATTAAAAGATAAATATCCGCTATACTATGATTTATTAATTTATAAAATAGATGGTAGAAGTAATGCGGAAATTCAGTTTCTATTAGAATTAAAATATGGAATTAAACATTCTATTGAGTATATTTCTGCATTATGAAGAAATAAAATTCCTAAATTAATTGCGGAATATGAAACAAAAGAATATTTAAATTGATATTATACTTATAAAGAAAAAGGAAAATGGAAAAAATGTTCACGTTGCGGAGAAATAAAATTAGCTCATAATTTATATTTTTCAAAAAATAAAACTTCTAAAGATGGTTGATATTCTATTTGTAAAGAATGTCGAAATAAAAAATCTAAAGGAGATGAGAAATAATGGCAACAGCTACAAGAGAAAAATATTATTGTCAAAAATGCGGCAAATGGATGGGAGAAGACCAATTTTTTACTTACCCAGATGGTTCTAAAACTGAATTATGTAAAGAATGTTTGACAATGCATATTGATAATTTTGATGAGTCAACTTATGTATGATTAATTCAAAAAATGAATATACCTTTTATTCCTCAAGAATGAAATAAATTAAGAGATAGAATTTATGAGCAAAATCCAGAAAAATTGACAAATAAATCTGTTTTTGGTAGATACTTATCAAAAATGAAATTAAATCAATGAAAAGATCCTGAAACGGGTCGAAGATATACTTGAGAAGATACTGAATGATTACAAGAGAAATATAATAAATTAGAAGAAGAACATAAAAAAGAGGCGGAAGAAAGAGAAGCTAAAGCAAAAGAACAATTTGAAAAAGGGGAAATTTCTGAAGCTGAATTTAAAACAATGCTTAGCGCAACTACTCAACATGCGGCGGAGCCAGTTGAGCCAATGGGGCAAAAAGGTGGAGCTCCTACTCAAAATGGGCTAGATGAATCTCAATTTATGAGTGAGGATGAACTAATTAATACTGCCGCAGATTTAACTCAAGAAGATAAAATCTATTTAGCCATGAAATGAGGTAGATTATATAAACCAAGTGAATGGGTTGAATTAGAAAAAATATATAATGATATGACTGAGTCTTTTGATATACAAGACGCGGATACAATTAATACATTAATTTTAATTTGTAAAACTAATTTAAAAATGAATCAAGCTCTTGATATTGGAGATTTAGATGGATACCAAAAATTATCTAGGGTTTCAGATGGATTACGTAAATCCGCAAAATTTACTGCAGCTCAAAATAAAGAAGATAAAAATGATTTTGTTGATTCTGTTGGTGAACTAGTTACTATTTGTGAAAAAGATGGTTATATTCCTAGATATGCTACTGATATTCCTCAAGATAAAGTAGATTTAACTTTAAAAGATATGACGGATTATTTAAATAAATTAGTTACTCAAGATTTGGGTTTTGGTCAACAAATTGAAGATGCTTTAAAGAAAATTCAAATACAAAAAGAAATGAATGAAAATGAATCAATTGTTGCTAACGCAGATGAACTAGAAAATGAAGATTATGAAGCATTTATTGAAGAAATGGAAAACCAAAAAAATCAAGATTTAGAAATGTATAATGAGGAGAGTGATTCATAATGGCATTGGCGGATATTATGAATCTCTCTAAAAATAAAACACTTTCTTTAAAAAAGGTTGGTATTTCAGAAGAGAGAATTCAAGCACAGAAAGAAACTATAAGACAGTATATTGCCTTTTGAAGAGAATATCCTGATATTTTTGTTGAGTTCTTATGCGGAAGTAATCCAGAGAATTTTCATTTATTTTTTTATCAAAGGGTATTTTTAAGAGCTGTTATGCGTCATAGATATGCATATGCTACGTTTCCTCGTGCTTATTCTAAATCATTTTTATCTGTTTTAGTTTTAATGTTAAGATGTATTCTTTATCCAGGTTCACATTTGTTCGTTACAACAGGCGGAAAAGAACAAGCTGCGGGAATTGCTAGAGAAAAAGCGGAAGAACTATGTAAATTAATACCTGGATTAAAAAATGAAATAGATTGAACAAGAGGTCAAACTAAAGCTAGTAAAAATATGGTTGAGTATAAATTTAAAAATGGTAGTAGGTTAGATATTATTGCTGCACAACAAAGTTCACGTGGTAAACGTGCTACTGGTGGATTAATGGAAGAGTGTATTTTAATTGACCAAACTTTATTAAATGAAGTTATTATTCCTACAATGAACGTAGATAGACGTTTGGCGGATGGTAGTAGAATTGAAGATGAGACTGTAAATAAATCTCAAATATATGTTACTACCGCAGGATGGAAGAATAGTTTTGCATATAGTAAGCTAATTCAACTATTAATACAACAAATTATAGAGCCTTCTGAGTCTATTGTTCTTGGCGGAACTTGAAGAGTTCCTGTTATGGAAAAATTATTAAAAAAGAGTTTCATAGAAGAATTAAAATTAGATGGAACATATAATGATAGTTCATTTGCTAGAGAATATGAATCAGAGTGAAGCGGCGATGCAGAAAATGCATTTTTCTCTGCAGAAAGAATTGATAAACATAGAATATTATTACAACCTGAATATGAATTTAGCGGAAGAAGTAGCAAATCTGCTTATTATATACTAGGAGTTGACGTAGGTCGTTTAAAATGTACTACTGAAATTTGCGTATTTAAAGTAACTCCGCAAGTTCAAGGTTCTGCCCTTAAAACTTTAGTTAATTTATTTAGTTATGAAGCAGAAGATTTTGAGCAACAGGCAATTAAAATTAAACAATTATTTTATAAATTTAAATGTCGTTGTGCGGTAATCGATGCCAATGGTTTAGGTATTGGTTTAGTTGATTTTATGACTAAAACACAAATAGATCCAGAAACAGGAGAAGAATTGCGTCCTTTTGGCGTTGAAGGTGGAACATCAGAAGATGTTGTTGAAACCTATAAAAAAATTAAGGGAGACGGAGTTGAAAATGATGCTATGTATTTAATGAAAGCTAATTTACCAATTAATACAGAAGCTCATAGTTATGTTCAAACTCAATTATTTAGTGGTAAAATAAAATTTTTAATTGATGAAAGTCAAGCAAAAGTAAAACTAATGGCTACTAAACGCGGACAACAAATGAATAGTACAGAAAGAGGAGAATATTTAATGCCTTTTACTTTAACTACTATTTTAAGAGAACAATTATTAAATTTAGTAGAAGAAAATGAAGGTTCAAATATTATTTTAAAACAGGCTAATAGAGCAATTCCTAAAGATAAATTTTCAGCATTTGAATATGGATTATACTATATTAAACAGGAAGAAGATAGAAAAAAGAAAAGAAAGAAGAGAAGTATTGGAGACATGATTTTCTTCACAAATTCAAAATAAAACATGGACAAAATTCAATTATTTATTTAAACAAATTTTTAAAGAATAATAGAAATGAATCCATCTAGATGGAGGTAATAAGATGCGTGCAAGTCGAGGAGAAATTAAAATAGAAGATATTCTTAGAACTGCGGGACTAAATTTTCAAGAAGAGTATTCTTTTCCTGATTTATTTAGTTCAAATGGCCGACCTTTAAGATTTGATTTCGCTATATTTGATGATGATAATAATTTGATGTTTTTAATAGAATATCAAGGAGTTCAACATTATATAGCAAAGAGCAAATTTGGCGGCAATAGTGGATTAAAGAAACAACAATATAATGATTTACTTAAACGAGAGTACTGCCGCAAGCATAATATAATTTTAATTGCAATTCCATATACTGATGAAGCAAAGGTTAATTATGATTATATTATGAATTCTTATTACGCTCTTGGTGGATTTTAGGTAAAGGAAGGTGTCGAAATTGATAACTAATAGATTAAAAGAAATAAAACAAAAAGGTTTTAAGATGACTCAAGAAGACACCGTCGAACCTTTCTCACCAGAATTTAACCCTATTGATTTTTCTAAAATCAGAGTTGGAGTTAAAACATTAGATGATGCGGTAATCAATTTAGGAACTTATAAAAAAATTGACCCAAGATTAGGTGATAAGGAAGTAATTATTAGAGCTATTGCTCAAAATGATTTAGAAACTATGAGAGATATATCTAATTTCTTTTATAGAACAAGTGGTATTTATAATAGATTATGTAGATATTTAGCATATATGTATCGTTATGACTGGATGGTTACTCCTTATATTAATGATGAGCAACAAAAAGTTAAAGATAAAGCATTAACTAACTTTCATAGAGTTTTAAATTATTTAGACAATTTTGGGGCAAAAAGATTTTTTGGAGAAGTAGCTTTAAAAGTTATTAGACATGGTTGTTATTATGGTTATTTAATTGAAAATGGGGATAAAATTCAAGTACAAGATTTACCAATTAAGTATTGCCGCTCACGTTTTTCAGTAAATGGAAAACCTGCAGTAGAATTTAATATGAGATATTTTGATGATGCGTTTAAAGATGCTAATCAAAAAATGAGAGTATTAAATTTATTTCCTAAAGAATTTAAAAAAGGATATATTTTATTCAAAGAAGGAAAATTAATTCCAGATTTTCAAGGAGATACTCAAGGTTGATATTTATTAGATATTAATAGTACTGTTAAATTCAATATTAATGGAGAAGATTTCCCAAATCTTATTTCTGTTATTCCAGCTATTGTTGATTTGGACGCAGCGCAAGATTTAGATAGAAAGAAAATGGCTCAAAAATTATTAAAAATAATAATTCAAAAAATGCCATTAGATAAAAATGGAGATTTAGTATTTGACGTTGATGAAGCTCAACAACTTCATAATAATGCAGTTAAAATGTTAAGTAAAGCAATAGGAATAGATGTATTAACAACATTTGCAGATGTAGATGTTGCGGATATGGCTGATAGAAATACCACAACTACTGTTGATGACTTGGCAAAAGTAGAAAGAACTGTATTCAATGAGTCAGGTGTTTCTCAAATGCAATTTAATACAGATGGAAACATTGCTCTTGAAAAATCTATATTGAATGATGAAGCTTCTATTTATAATTTAATTCTTCAATTTGAAGCTTTTTTAAATACTATTATAGGTAGATTTAATTCTGCTCCTAAAAAAGTATATTATAGAGTTCAAATGTTAACTACAACTATTTATAATTATCAATCATTATCTAAATTATATAAAGAACAAATGCAAGTTGGATTTAGTAAATTACTTCCGCAAATTGCGCTTGGTCAATCTCAAAGTTCAATTCTTGCAAATGCATACTTTGAAAATGATATATTAGATTTAGTTAATGTATTTATTCCACCAATGATGTCAAGTACAATGAACTCTGATGTATTAAATAGAGTAAATCAACAAAATAAACAAAACAGTGAAACTGGTGAAGCTGGTAGACCTACTAATGAGTCACAAGGAAAAGAAGTTACTGAAAAGACAATTCAAAATAAAGAGTCTCAAAGTTAGGACATTTTTTAATAATTATATTAATATAATTTTAAAAATAATTAATAGGAGGAATTACTATGATGCATCAATCAATTGCAACAATTGCTTCCCCTGAATTTATAAATTTACAACCTTTAGATATTAATCCATTAATGTCTAAATGTGAAATTAAAGTTTTATATTTAGGAGAAAATAGAAATCACAGTTATATAACTGAAGATGTTGCTAGAGACATGGCAAAAACATTAAGAGGAGCTCCTATTGTTGGATATTACAAAGAAGAAAATGAAGATTTCGCTGACCATGGAGAACAAGTAATTTTTGATGATGAAGGTATCAAATTTAACTGTTTAACAAAACCTTATGGATTTGTTGCTCCAGATGCTCAAGTATGATTCCAAGAGTTTGAAGATACTGATGAATTTGGAAATAAAATTACTAGAAAATATTTAATGACTACTGGATATTTATGGACAGGTCAATACGAAGAAGCAAAAAGAGTTATTGAAAAAGGAAATAATCAATCTATGGAATTAGATGAAGAAAGTTTACAAGGACATTGGTCAACTGATAATAAAACTGGTATGGATTTTTTCATAATAAATGATGCAATATTTTCTAAATTGTGTATCTTAGGAGAAGATGTTGAACCTTGCTTTGAAGGTGCAAGAGTTACAGCTCCTCAAATAAGTAATTCATTCAGTAAAGTGGATGAAGGTTTCAAACAAACATTATTTACTATGATGCAAGATTTAAAATTTGCATTAGAAGGAGGAAAAAACATGGAATTAGAAGAAAAAACTAATGAAGTTGTTGAAGAAGTTGCGGCAATAGAAGAAGAAACTCCTGTAGCTGAAGAAGAAGCAGTAGTTGAAGAACCTGTTGTTGAAGCTGAAGAAGTAGCAACTGAAGAAGAACCTTCTATTGAAGCTGAATTTACAGCTGAAGAAGATGGAGAAGAAACTCCTTCTGAAGAAATAGAAGAAAATGTTACTGCTGAAGACGCAGAAGAAGAAGTTGAACCTGAAGTTGAAGAAACTGAAGAAGAGGCTTCTGAAGAAGAAGTTTCATTAGAAGAATATCAAGCATTAAAAAGTTCTTATGCTGATTTAGAATCTAAATATAATGAATTATTAGAATTTAAAAATGCAGTTGAATTAAAAGAAAAAAGTGCTTTAATTGATAGTTTCTATATGTTATCTGAAGAAGATAAAAAAGAAGTAAGAGAAAATATCAATTCTTATTCTAAAGATGAAATTGAAGCAAAATTATCTGTAATTTGTGTTAGAAATAAGGTAAATTTTGAACAAGACAATTCAGATAAAAATGATATAAATGTAGAAGAAGAAAATTCTGCAATAACTACTTTCAATTTAAATAATAATGAAGAAAGTATTCCTGCATGGATTTCTGCTTGCATAAATACTCAAAATAGCAAAAAGTAAAATAGAGGAGGAAAAAAGCTATGGCAAAAATGACAAGAATAGGTTATGGACAAGTTGAACCTAATCATTTATCTGCTCAAAGAACTGGACAAATTTATGCTCAATTACCTGCTGCTAGTTCATTAAAAACATTAGAAAATGGACAATTCGTTAAATACGATTACGCTAATGGTGAAGTAAATTTAACTGGTGCTGGCGAATATATGTTAGTATTCAATGAAGTTAAATTATATGATGGTTATAGAGAAACTTATAAAGATTTCGCTATGAAAGCTGATAACGCAGTTGATGGCGAAATAGTTCCTAGACTATTTAAAACAAATATTGGTGATATTTATACTACTAACTGTTTATTAGCTCCTGCTACTTCTAATACAGCTGAAACTGAAATGGAAGATTTAGCAGTTGGTAATGTATTAGGTATTGCTTCAAATGGATATTTAAAGAAAGACGAAAACAGCGATATTAAATTCAAAGTTGTAAAAAGATATACAATGGCTGATGGACAAGAAGCTGTTAAGATTCAAAGAATCGCTTAATTGAGGAGGTAAAGAATTATGTTAGTAAAAAGTGATTTAATACAATTAGCTAAAACTGTAGCTAACGCAAATCCTGCTTCTCAAGTTGCATATTCTTATAAAGATACAAATTTAAGCTATTCAGCTTTAAATGAAACATTAAGAAAAGAATTAAATGAATTAGCAGGTACTAATACATTATTCAGAGCTAACGCTCCTGTAGTATTCGAAATTATCGAAGAAACTATCAATGATGTATTACCTAAAAAAGTTGAAGAACAATATGGAATGTTTGCTGAAGTAAGAACTTTTGCTCAAGGTGACAGACCTAGATTCGTTCAAAAAATTACTACTGCTGCAAAAAGAAGAGCTAAACAATTCGTTACTAAAGTTGGTTTAGCTGGCGTTTATGAAGTATTCAAATTAGATGGAAAATATGTAGATGTTAATACTGAAGCATGGGGCGGAGCTGCTCAAATCGGATTTGAAGAATTCTTAGATGGTAGAGTTGATTTTGCAGACTTAACTGAAATTATTATTGAAGGATTAGATGAAGCTGTTTATAAAGAAATAGCTAAAGCATTAATTGCAGCTGTAACTAGATTACAAGATGCAAATAAATCTACTCAAACTGAATTCGTAGAAGCAGAAATGGATAGATTAATCCAAATCGCAGATTCTTATGGTAAAGCTACAATTTATTGTACTTATGAATTTGCTGCAACTATGGTTCCAGCTGAAGGTTGGAGATCAGATGAACATAGAAATGAAAGATGGAATAAAGGTTACATTGCTAACTACAAAGGACACAATGTTATCGTATTAGATCAATCATTCGTAGATGAAACAAATACTACTAAAGTTATTGATCCATCTTATGCATATATTATCCCAACTGAAAATAGTAAACCAGTTAAAATCGCATTTGAAGGCGGTACTTTAGTTAAAGAAGTTGACAATCAAGATTGGTCAAGAGAAATGAGATTCTATAAAAAATTCGGTGTTGCTACATTAATTACAAACAATGTCTGTGTTTATAGAAATACTAGTTTAACTATTGAAAGTACAATTTAATTATAAAACACTTGGGAAGAAATAAATTAGTATTATTTCTTCCCTTATTTTTATTAGGTTGAAATAATTAAAATTTTCAATTATAATAAAATAAAGAGAGATACAAGGAGGCTATATAATATGATTGAAAAAGATAGAATTATAGATGTTACAAATAGAGATAATGGTACTGTAGGTTATACTATTCCAGATTTAGGAAACTTACATAGATCTTTCCAACCAAATGAGACAAAACATATTTCTTTTGATGAATTACAAAAATTATCTTGGATAACAGGCGGAAAAAAATTAATTAAAGATTATCTTACTATTAATGACAAAGAAGTTGTTAATGAATTATTAGGTAATGTAGAGCCTGAATATTTTTATACAAAAGAAGATGTTGAAAAAGTGTTAAAAGAAGGTAGTTTAGAACAACTACAAGATACAATTCAATTTGGTCCAGATGGAGTAAAAGATTTAATTAAAGATGTTGCGGTAGAAATGCCTCTTAATGATGTTGCTAAAAGAGAAGAAATTAAAAATAGTTTAAATTTTGATGTTACTAAGGCAATTGAAATTAATAAGGAAACTAAAGATTTAGAACAATCTAGCGCAGCCAGACCTATAAGAAGAGTACAATCTGTGGCTGCCACAAGTTCAGAGGAACCCACTGGCAGAAGAACTATACCAATGAAAATAATTAAATAAGTATGGAGGAATTTATATGGACAGAGCTGGAGTAACACTATTCTCTGACATATATGAATTATTTTTATCGAAGATAACTGACGATATGTATATGGAATTAACAGAAGAAGAAACAAAAAAATTATTAGAAGAGTTATTAATTTCTAGTATTCCAAAATTTGAATTTCCTAGATTTAATATTTTTGATTATCAAAAAGGAAAACAAAATATAGTTACGATAAATAGTATTGATAATTTTCCAGATCAAGGAGATATAGATACTTTTTATGTATATAATAATCAAATTTATATATGGAAAAAAGATGAGTCTAAATATCAAGTTATTTCTACTCCTACATGAAATACAAATGTAGAAGAAGAAATTGATATGGATAATCCAGTAGACATGGAAAAAATAACCAACGGATATACGGTTGGTTTTTTTAATTCAATTCTTACTTTAGAAGAACAAAATATTTTAGCTACTTATATGATAGTTGAATGGATGGGACAACAATTAGCTAGTGTAGAAAATATTAGAATGAAATATAGCGGAACAGATTTTAAGTTTACTTCTCAAGCCAATCATATGCAAAAAATATTAACGATAAAAAAAGATTATGAAAGAGAAGGTTTTCACTTACAAAGATTGTACAAAAGAAGATTAGTAGATGAAAATGGAATCCCTCGTTCTACTTTTGGTGATGTTATGGAAACTCCTAGTACTCAGGTATAAGGAGGTATAATATGGTATTAAAATATAATGTTGAAATTGATAATGCGGTTATCGCAAATCGACTAAAGCAATTAATTAATTTAACATATAAATTACTTCCAATAAGAGAAGAACAAGGCGAATGAGAATCATTGCTTTCGACTATTGTTACTGAAATTGCGGGAATGAATGAATTATTACCCGTAGAATATCAAGATATTATTTTTCCTTTGTTATGTAAATTAGAAGGCTTATTCAAATTAACTTTTGAAGAAGATTTCTTTGAGTTTAGACGTGTAATATTTGAATGTTTAAATATGATGGGTAAGGTGAGAGATAATGTCACTAACCAGTAAAATGAATACGCGTATTGCCTATATGGGCGGAGCTGCGCAAGAGTCAAGAATGAACGAAGGAAAATTAATAAGTTTAAAACGTGCTTTATTATATTCTTATCAAGCACAAACAGCTATCCTAGAAGATGAAAGAGAATTTAAATGTTTAATTAATCATGACAAGTTAAAAGAAGATTATGATGATAAAATTATTTCTATTCCTTATGCGGATGTGTGTTTAAATGCGGACGACCCTACTGAGATTCAAGATATTGGAATGAAAGTTGGGGATGTATTTACTTGGAAAGAAACCGATACTCACTGGATTGTTATTCAAGAGATACTAGAAGAAAATGCTTATTTCCGCGCAACTATTAGAAAAGCTGAAGACACTATTGTTATAGATGGTAAGTCATACTATGGTTATTTGGGCAAATGGTCTCATGACGCATTATGGCATACTAAGAAATTAAATTCTTGGAGTGAAATGGGATATGAGGTTGTTTTATACATAAAACGAGATGAATCAACTGAAGGTTATTTTGAGAGATTTAAAAAAGTTACTATTAATGGTAGATTATATGAAGTTCAAATGGTAAATGATGTTACATCAGATACATTATTAATAGTTTATTTAAAAGAAACATTTATTAACGAATTTGATACAGAACCTGAGACAGTGACACCAGAACCAGAACCAACTGAGCCTACTTTAGATCCTTATATTGAAGGACCTGATTCTGTATATCCTTTTGATAAAAAAGAATATACTATTCATAATGCGGCAAATGGAATTTGGTTATTAAGTAATAATAAAGCTACAATTAGTAGTCAAAATAATACGGTTGTTAATATTACTGTTGTAACTGCTAAGAGTGGTTCAATAGATTTGATATATAAAGTAGAAAATGAGGAAATTGTAAGAAAAACTATTACAATTAATTCATTATAGGGATATAAAAGGAGCTAGATATTATGCAAAGAGATGTTTTAAAATTATCAACAGATTTAAATTCATCATTTTTATCTATTGAAAAAGATATAGAAAGAATATTAACTAAATTGTTTTTTGATAATCAAATTAGAAATAAAGAATTATTAAGATTATTAGTAATTCCGCAAAAAGATTGTTTAACTAATCAAACTAATTTAGATTATTTAAAGAAAATTAATGATACAAGTCTAGCAACATTAATTGCGGAAGGTTATATTAAACTAGCCCCAAAAATTGCAATGCCAGAACACGAAAAGGTTAAATCTTATATAATATTATCATTTGATAATTTTACTCCAAATGCTAATAATCCGCAATTTAGAGATTGCACAATACATTTTGATATTATTTGTCATACTGACTATTGAGTAATGAATGATTATCAAATTCGTCCAATTAAAATTGCTGGATATATTGATGGTATTTTAAATGAGTGTAGATTAAGCGGAATTGGTACATTGAATTTTATGGGTATGAATGAATTAGTTTTAGATGAAGTTTTATCTGGATATACTTTGACATATAGAGCAGTACATGGCTCTGATGACAAAATAGAAGATGAAGAATAATGATTAATGAATTGTTACTATTATCTGGTAATGATGTCCCTATAGAAGAAATTAACTTATTATTACATCCACCAACAATAAAAGAGATAGCTTTAATCGGTGAAGATAATTTTTATGCTGGGTGCGAGTTTTGAAGATTTACTAAAAATAGATTAAGTCAAGAGGACAAAAGTCGTTTAGAAAATATAACAAATTTTGAAATAATAATGTCAATAATGAGAGAAAATAATCCAAGTGTACAAAGAAATAAAACTTGTGCCTTGATGGTATTGTCTTTATTATTTCCTATTTATCAAGTTCAAATAGAAAAAGACAAAATATTGCTAAAAAAAGATGATTTAATTTTTGAATTAAATAAAAATAATTTTGATAGTTTTGTAAAAGTTTTGAATGAGATATTGTGTCTGGGCGGCGGCGAGGATGAAGCTGGTTATAATCCGTCTGGATCACTAGCAGAAAGAATTGCCGCAAAGTTAGAGGAAGGCCGCAGAAAAAGAGCAGAGCTTCATCGTAACGAAGAAAATAACCAGAAAATTGCTATTTTGAGTAGATATGTTTCAATTCTTGCAGTGGGAGAAAATAAAGATATAAATACTTTATTAAATTATACAATATATCAACTATTTGATGAATTCCAAAGATACCAATTAAAATTTAATTGGGATATTCATTTAAAGGCTCAGATGGCTGGTGCTAAAGATTTACAAGAAGTTGATGACTGGATGAAAGATATTCACTCTGATATTGATGGTAATAATGTTAATGATAATAAAAAAGTGGAAATTAAGTAATTTCCATTAAGAGAAAAAAGGAATTTTTCAAAAATAAATAAGAAAATAAATTTTAAAAGGAGGAATTTTATATGAAGTTCGGAATCCGTGAGATTGCAAACGTTGTTTTTAAAGCTAAAAATGATGTTAAAATTGGAAATACAACTTTCAAAGCTGGACAACCAGTTTTATATATCGATAGTGCAAAAACTTCTACATTAGAAGGCGCTTCTACTACTGTTTATGCAACAGGTGGAAGAGGAAATACTAGATTAATATCTTGGGAAGGTGAAAAAACTTTAACATTTACTGTTGAAGATGCTTTATTATCACCTATTGGTTTCTCAATCTTATCTGGTGCTGGATTAATCAAAAATAGTACTGAAACTGTTCACGTACATTTAACTTCAAATGCTATTGTAGCTAATGGACAAATTGATTTATCTACAGCATTAGACAGCGGAGAATCTATTGATTCAACTGCTCCAATTTATATTGCTGAAACTGAATCTGATGGTTCTTTAACTGGAACAACTATTACTCATACTGCTGCATCAGCCCAAGCTTTAACTGTTCCATCAACTGCTAATGGAAAAACAGTATTTGTTGATTTCTATATCACTAAAAATGGTGCAAATGTATCTGAATTACAAATCGATGCTGAAAACTTCGCAGGATATTACTATGTTGAAGCTAGCACATTAGTTAGAGATACTAATGGTAAAGATTTACCTTATGAAATCACATTACCTAATGTTAAAATTCAATCTAGCTTCACATTCTCTATGGCTGCAACTGGAGATCCTTCAACATTTACATTCACTATGGATGCAATGCCTGGATATACTTATTTTGATCAATCAAGAAAAGTATTATGCGTAATGCAATTAGTTGAAGATGCTAAAATAAATGAAAAGAATATTGATTCAGTAATGCAACACCCTGGAGATGCAGAATCTGTTTAATTAAAAATATAGTACCTTATATAATAAGGGAAGATGTTTTGAAAGGAATTGTTTGGTGGAGGAGGCCTATTTGGTCTCCTCTTTTTTATTTTTAGAAATTAGGTGATGAAATGAGTGCAATAGGAGATTATATTCACTTAACTTATAGTGGTTATGCATCTGGTCCAAAAGAAGGGTCTGGAAAGCCTCCTTTTGTTAAGGGTGTTGGGAAAATTATTGGAGATCATCAAAAACATTTTTATCAAAAAGTTGAAAAAATGAGAAGTAGAATTATTAATGATTTGCAGGAACAGATGAATAAAGATTTAGCTTTATTAAATACTTTTCAAATGGCAAATAAAGGAAAAATAGATTATCCTGAAACAAATGAATTAATTGATGCTTTTTTACAAGATTTAGATGCAGAATTAACAAGTAAATGATTTTCAATAGATTTAGTTGCGGCAACTGCAAATGGATTATTAAGTTCAGCAGGATATTTTTCTGGTTTGGCTAAAAAGAGTAAAAAAAGAGGTCAAGAATTTACTTCTTATCAACAAACTGTTATTCAAAAGGTTAATCAAAATATAGAAGGAATTTTATTAAATACTGTTGCTGAAATCGAAGGAGTATTAAATAAACAGGGATTACCAGCAGAAAAAGTTAAAAATAATATTAACCGTACTAAAAATAAAATTCAAACTTTTATTAATAATTTACAAAAAGATATAAAAACTATTGATCCGTCTAATAAAAAAGCACAACAAAAAATTAAAGATTTGTTTAATAATTTATCTAATATGGTTTTAAATTCAGAAGATAAACAAAATGCAGATGTAGTTGGAATTATAAATGCTTTATTAACAGGTATCTCTATGGGTATAGAAGGAAAAGGAACCTATAAAGGAGACATGGGTGAAGCAGTTACTACTGTAATAGCAAAACGATTAATGGCAAGTGCAGGACTTGGGATTCAAAATGTTGTAACAACTGGTACAACAGGAAGATCTCAAAGAGGTATAGTTTCTAGTAGTTTTAGCGAAAATATTGATTGAAAACAAGTATTAGGAGAAGATATAGGTCAATACGAATATGGAGATTATTTATTGACAACCTCAGGTACACAAGCAGATAAAGTCGATGTTGAAATTACTTTACGAAATAAAGAACATGCATCAATATCTGTTAAAAATTATAGCCCAACATCTTTAGAAGCAGGTATCCGTAATACAAGTGCCAATTTATTAATGTTATTACAAAATGAAAATAATGATGATTTTATTAATCATTTTTTAAATTTAAGTTCTTTAAAAGAATATTATAATGACTTTAATAGAATTGCAGCATATAATTTAATTAAAGAAATTGTTATTGCAAAATTAATTACAGGATATAATACTGTCACTTCTGCAACTGGAGATACAATGACAACAGCAAATATTTTTGCTGTATATAATGCACAAGGAACAACATTGGCAGATGGAAGTAAAGGAGCTTCAGTTAAATTATATGATATGAGAGACATATTAATGAATATATTTGAAGGTAAAAGATATAATAATTTATATATTCCTCAGTTTTTCTATGAAGCTAACAGAAAACAATCAAATTATATGATGCGTATTACAAATATTATGAAACAACTTTCAGTTAAAGTTTCTTATACTTTAAAAGAAGAAGATTATGCTAAAAAATAGGCGGCAATCGTTTGACAAAAATAATTTTTTATAGTAAAATTATATTAAGAGAGAAAAGGAGAATGTTATATGGCAAAAACAACATATACAAGTTTAAAATTGAAAACTAATGATGAGGTTAAAGAAATCGATTTTAATGGAAGTAAAATTGAAGTTAGACAATATTTACCAATTGCTGATAAAATTGATTTAATAGATATTACTTTACAAAATTCTGTAGAAGGAAAATTATATAATCCCTTAAAAGTAGATATGTATTTTCATTTAAATATGATTTATTTATATACCAATATTTCATTTACAGATAAACAAAAAGAAGATGAATATAAATTATATGATACTATTTTAAGTACAGGTTTATTAAATGCAATTATTGAAGGCATGAATGATGATGAATATAATAATTTATATGATATTTTACAAAATAGAATGGCAGATATTTTAAAATATAATACAACTGCTGCCGCAGTAATATCTACTTTAATAGAAGATTTACCTAAAAATGCGGCTGCCGCAAAAGAAATAGTAGATACTTTTGATAAAGGTAAATTTCAAGAAGTTATAGATTTTGCTAGTGCGGCAAATGGAAATAGACCTATATAGTTAATTGGGTAGAATAAGATAATTTATCATTCCTTTTTATCATAATAGATAAGAAGGAATTTTTTATTTGGAAGAAAAAACTTTTATATAATAAAAGGAGGAAAAAGGATATGGCTACAGGAGGAACAATTCATTATGGCGTTAAGTTTGATGTCGATCAATCCGGATTAACGTCTATAAGAAATGAATTAAATACATTAAAATCAACTTTACAAGATATTCAAACGCAATCTAAAAAAGCTGATTTACTTGGCGAAGGAACTGCAGAATTAACTAAAGCCGCACAAGAAGCTAAGAAATTAGAAGATATTTTAAAACGTTCTTGAAATGTAAAGTTAGACCAGTTAAATCTTGGTAAATTTCAACAAGAGATAAATAAATCTTATGGTTCTCTTGAACACATGAGACAATCTTTTAATCAAATTGGTCAAGCAGGAACATTTAATAAAGTTGCTAATGAAATATTAGGTACTAATATACAATTAAAACAAACTAGTAGTTTATTAGATAAAATGTCTATTACTTTTGCTAATACTGTTAGATATGGTATATCATCTAGTGTATTTAATAATTTTACTAATTCTGTATCAAAAGCATATAATTATATTAAAGATTTAGATAAATCTTTAAATGATATTAGAATTGTATCTGAAGCATCTGCTGCAGATATGGAGCGTTTTGCGAAATATGCAAATCAGGCTGCTGGACAACTAGGTGCTAGAACATTAGATTATACTGAAGGTGCTTTAATTTATTATCAACAAGGTTTAGCAGAAGATGAAGTTAAAAGAAGAACTGATGTTACTTTAAAAATGGCTAATGTAATTGGAAAATCCACTCAAGAAGTTTCTGATTATATGACTGCTATTTGAAATAACTTTGATGATGGTAGTAAATCATTAGAGTATTATGCTGATGTATTAACTAAATTAGGAGCAGACACTGCTTCAAGTGCAGAAGAAATTTCTGAAGGTTTAGAAAAATTTGCGGCAGTTAGTAATACTGTTGGATTAAGTTATGAATATGCAGCAGCCGCATTAACTACAGTAACTGATAGAACTCGTCAAAGTGCAGATATTGTAGGTACAGCATTTAAAACTTTATTTGCTCGTATTCAAGGTTTAAATTTAGGTGAAACATTAGAAGATGGAACTACATTAAATAAATATTCTGAAGCATTAAAAGCTGTTGGTATTAATATTAAAGACCAAACAGGTCAATTAAAATCAATGGATAGTTTATTAGATGAAATGGGTTCTAAATGGAAGACATTAAGTAAAGATCAACAAGTTGCATTAGCGCAAACAGTTGCTGGTGTTCGTCAATATAATCAATTAATGTCTTTGATGAATAACTGAAATTTCTTTCAAAAGAATTTAAATACAGCATTAAATTCTACTGGAGAATTACAAAGAGAACAAGAAATATATATGGATAGTATGAAAGCTAGTTTTGAAAAATTAAGAACTGAAGCTGAGCGTACTTATGATATATTATTTAATGAAGATGATATTAAAAAATCAACAGGATTATTAACAAAAGCATTAAAAGGTATTAATGATTTATTAGAAGCTACTGGTGGAGGTTTAAATACTGTTGTTAATTTAGCATCTCAATTAGCGCTAATATTTAATAAACAAATTGGTAATTCTGTTGTTAGAATGTCAGGGAATTTAAAAACATTTTTTGAAACTGCAAAAGCAATAAAATTTCAAGAAAAAGTAGCGCATCAAACAGAAGAAGAACGTCAAAGCAATTCTTTTGGAAATGTTGATGGAATGAATTCTAAGGTTCTTGAAGAACAAAAAGAATATGTTCAAGATTTGCTTAAAATAAGACAGGGCTTAACTACAGAAGAGTATAATGAAGGTTTGCAAATAGCAAAAAATATAGCTTTATTAAAACAACAGACTATAGATAGACAAAATGCTCTAAAACAAGCTCGAGTAGAAAATATTACCTCTCAAAAAGCAGCAGAAAATGAATTTAAAGAAAATAAAAAACAAGCAGAAGAAGCATTAAAAGAAATCGACACATTAAGAAAAGAATTACAAGAGCTTGGTAACGATTATGAAGATGGAAATATTCCAGAAAGTGTTAGAACTGAATATAGAGAAAAAATTGGAAATATTATAGGCCGTTGAGAAGCTGAAGCTCCAAATAGAGTTATGGATGGAAAATCTGAAGAGCTTCAAAAAATATTTGAAGAAAATTCAGTTTCTATAGATGAACTTATAAAAAAATATGGAGAAGCTCAAGAAGGCGTTAAATTATCTTTTGAAGAAAGCGGCAATAAATATGCTGGTATGGCTAAAGCTTTTGAAGATATGAATAAAGGACAGCCAGCAAATGATAAAGAAGCAATAGATGCTTACGCAAAAAGATGAGATGAAATACAAACAAAAGGACAAGCACAAAAAAATGCTCAAGATATAGTTGCAGGAATTTCAATTATTACTCAAGCTATTACTACATTAAATGGAGCATTAGAAGTTTTTAATGATTTAGAAGCAACAGGAGAACAAAAAGCAAGCGCAATTGGAAATATTGCTTCTACAACTTTTACTGCAATTGGTACATTAATTGGTGGACCTGCAGGAGGAATGATTGGTGCAGGAATTTGGGCAGCAGTTAAAGGTAGTTTAGATTTATTGGGTGTTTGAGATTCTCTTGAAAGAACTTTAGGAAAAACAGACAATGCAATAAAAAAGAATAATGAAGAAATTGAAGAAATAAAAACATCTAAAGAAGAATTAAAAGCAAATCAAGATTTATATAATACTTATTTACAAACTTTTGAAGCCTATAAAAAAGGTACAACCTCTAAAGAAGAAATGGCTAAAGTTACTGCAACTTTAACAGATTTAATTGATTCAGAAGCTCTTGCTGTAGCTAAATTAACAGGTAATTATGATGATTTAACTGCCACTGTTGAAAAAGCTCAATTAGAATCAATAAAAGAAAATAAACAAAAAGCAACAGAAGAAAGAGAGCTAAGGCAAAAAAATCTTAAATTAAAGAATGAAAAAATGGGCAGTTGAACTGCTATGACAAATGGAATATATACAGATACTGATGAAAATGGATTTACGTATATTGCATTTGATCCTGGAGTTTCTAGAGATGATGAAGGTAGTATTATTGGTGAATTTGAAAAATTAAATTGATTTCAGGAATATGAAGGAATGAATGGACTTTCAGGCTTTTCATATAACCAAAATACAATGGTTGATAAATATAAGCAATTAAAAAAGGTATATGATCAAATAGGAACAAATAATGATATTAGTGCAGATACTATAAATAAATCTGAAATTTATGCTAATATTGGGAAATGATTAGATTTTGTAGGAGAAGATATTGAAGCATATGAAGCTGCAGCATTAGACGAAATAAATTTATTAATTCAAGAACAGATTTATAGTCAAAAATTTGAAACTATTGAAGATTTTGAAGCTTTTTATGAAAAAAATAAAGACGTTATTAAAAATAAAATAAAAGAAACTGGAATTGAAGTTGAAGGCGGAATTAAAAAGAAATATCAAGAAGCCTTAATTGCAAAAGATTCTTCATTTGAGGCTTTGTTTGCTGAACAAAATGTTAATAGTATAGAAAATGAATCTGCTCGATTAAAAGCTCAAGCAGGTGTAGCTAAAACTCAAAGTTCTTATTTAAGTGAAGGTATTGCAACAACCTTAGCTGGACAAGATATAAAAGCTGGTTCTGAAATTGATAATCGTTTAAATGTAATTGAAAAAAAATATAAAGATTTTTTTGATAATTTAAAATTACAATATGGAGAAAATTATCGTAAAACAGAGGAATATTGAAAAGCGTTAATTGAATTAGAAGAACAATATGATAAAGAACGTATTAATAATTTAAAAGAGGCAAATGCAATACAATCTAAAGAAACTTTAGAAAATATTAATAATCTTTCAGAAACAATTAAAACTTTAGATGAATATAATAAAGAATTTGAAAAAGTTTATAAACAAGCTGAAGAAACTGGAAATTGAAATTTAATAGATGATTTTGAAAGCTCTCATGGTAGTATTCAAAATTTAGATAAAGATATCCAATTATTAAAAGATGATTTAGTAGAACTAGTTTCAGGCCAATATGATATTAAATTAGCATTTGAGTCAGATATTCAATCAGATTTTGATAATATTACAACAATATTTGATCAAATGGAAACTGCAGCAAAAATGATTGGTGATGATTTTAAAGTTGCCGCAGAAAATCTAGAAGAGTTAGATACTGCTTTCCCTGGAATTTTAGAGGGAATGACTTTATTAGAAGATGGCTCTGCTCAACTTAATAAGAGTATTGTTGAAGATTCTATGGCTTCTGCTCAAGCAGAAATTCAAAATAATAAAGAAGTTGTTATAGCGAAATTAGAAGCTCAAAGAGATGAGTTATTGGCAAGAGCGGATGCAGCTCAACAAATTGCCAATATTGCCGCAGAGCAGGCTAAAAGTGAAGGCTTATCAGAAGAACAATTAGCAACATTAAAAACTAATTTACAAATATTAGAACAAAGTAATGCAGAACAAACTGCTACAGATGAAGAAAATTATTCTAAAGATGTTGCGGATACTGCCGCAATGAATGCATCTTCAATGGGTTCTAGTTTTGCAGAAGCATATCAAAAAATGGCTGCGGATTCTGCAGAATGAGCAAGAACATCTAAAAAGAATTTAATTGTTGGAACAACTGGAACTGGAGCTGTAGCTACTGGTAAATTTAAAACTAAATGAAGTGCTAGTAATACTAGTGGAGTAGTGTCTAATACTCAAAAAGGAGAATTATCTTCTGCAGAAGGTTTTTCTCAAAATATAGATTGAAATTCAGTTGCGAGCTATTATTCTGACTTATCAGATTCATATAGAAAAGCTGCAGGAAATACTCAAGCTAAAATTGCAGAAATTCAAGCACGTAATGCAGGATTATTAAATAATTTAAGAGGTGCTGGAACAGGTAGTCGTTCTGGTGGTGGGGGCAGTGCAGACGAAGCTAATATTATTGATTTTTTAGATGATACTGCAGATAGATATCATAAAGTTAATACTCAAATTGAAAAAACTAGTAATTCATTATCGTTATTACAATCTCAACAAGAAAAATTTGTTGGAGCAAAATTAATTGATAATTTAAATAAACAATGAAATTTATTAAATCATCAAATAGAAAATTATAATGAAAAATTAAGAATAGCTAATGATGAACAAACGGAGTTAGCTAGTAAATTAGCTGGTCAAGGCGTAGTATTTAATGCAGATGGCACTATTTCTAATTATATGGAGGCTTTCCAAGCGCAAGAAAATTATGTAAATAGTTTAATTGCACAATATAATGGATTATCTGCCGCACAACAAGAAGTATGAGACAATAATAAAACAATTGATAATGCTAAAGATAACTTTAATAAATTTAAAGAGGATATGGATAGATATGATGAATTAATATCTAGTTTTATTCCTGATTTACAACAATCAATTCAAGATACTGTTGATAAAATGATTGATATAAATGTAGAAAAATTTAATAAAGAAATAACTATTCATTTAGACATGAATGCGGCAACAAGAGAATGAAATGAATGGAAGAAACGTGCTATTGATGGTATTGAAACAGACAATATTTTAGGAAATGCACGTGCTAGATTAGAAGATTTCTACACATACTTCAATGGCGGAAATGGCGATATTGGAGTAGGAACTAGACATGTAAATGAAGTTCTTGCAGAACTATATAAAATGGATAATGGACAATCTACTTTATATGGTAATAATAGAGCCAAAGCATTAGAAAATTTAGAAACATATTATGAACAATTAAAGAAATCTATTACTGAATTTATCGCTTTACAAGATGAATTATATCAAGATGTTTTAGATGAAATGGATAGTGTTTCTAATGAATTTAGCAGACAAATTAAGAGTTATGAATATTTAAGAGAAATTTTAAATCATGATATGAAAGTTATTCAACTTGCATATGGAGAAGATTCATATAATCAATTAGCTAAATTCTATGAAGCAAATCAAAATAATTATGAAAAACAATTAGAATTCCAAAGACAACAACGTGATTTCTGGTACGAAGAAATGAGAAGTGCGGAAGAGGGTTCAAAAGCATGAGATTCCGCAAGAGAAAAATGAGAAGAAGCAACTAAGTCATTTAATAGTTTATTAGAATCTACTCTTGAAAATGCTAGAAAGAAATTTGAAAATACTATTAATGATATATTTAAACAATTAAATAATAAAGTTACTGGCGGAATGGGATTAGGATACGTTAATGAACAATGGAATTTAATTAATAAAAATGCAGATGAATATTTAGATACAATTAATGCTGTATCAGGAATTCAATCTCTTGAACAAAAATATTTAGATGCATTAAATAAATCAACAAGAGTATCAGACCAAAGAAAAATTAGTGCTTTAATGGATGAAGAATTAAATTCATTAAAACAAAGAGATAAATTAACTCAATATGATTTAGATAGAGCAGAAAAGAAATATAATTTAATGGTTGCTCAAATAGCATTAGAAGATGCTCAAAGAAATAAAAATCAGATGAGATTAAGACGTGATACTCAAGGCAATTATAGATATCAATATGTTGCGGATCAAGATGCGGTTGCCGCAGCAGAAAGTGAATTAACAAATGCATATACTGATTTATATAATTTTGATTTAAATAGATATAAAGAAGTATTGAACGAGATATATAGCTCTTGAGATGAGTATCAACAAAAAATGGCGGAGGCCGCATTAATCAATGACCCAGAATTAAGAGCACAAAAAGAGTTATTAATTCAAGAACAATATGGTGAATTAATTAATGGATTAGTTGAACAAAATCAAGAAATTAGAAATAATCTTCAAGAATCTGCTTTCTTATCATTAAGTAATTTATATGAAGAAGATTTAATGAGATTCGCAGATATGACAATGAGTGAAAGAGAATTGTTGTTAAGTGAAGTTGGTGGAGGATTTGATTTATTACTTCAAATATATGGAGTTAATACTGAAGAATTTAGAAATATGACTGAAGACCAACAAAATGCAATAATGGAAAATATAGGCGGATCTATAAAAGCATTAAGCGGATATTATAATGAAGACATATTAGCGTTTAGAAGAATGGGTGAAGCTGAACAAAGTATTATTGTTAATGCTATTGTTCCTCAATGGAATTCAGGCGTTCAAGCAATGGCGGAAGTATTCTATGGAGAAAATGGATTTGAAGCAAATACTATTGATGCATGGAATAATATTAAGGAAGCTGAAAATGAATATGCTAATGATTTAAATGAATTAGAGTTAATTGCTAATGAGACATTTAGTGCTATTGCTGATGGTGAAGATGTTTCTATTGAAAAAGCTCAAGGTTTAATTGATATTAATCAAGAATTAATTGATAAATATGGAGAAGAATTAAAAGCAGTTCAAGATGTTTATGCGGAAGTCAGTAGATTAGCAGATGAATATCATAGAGCGTATGAAGAAGCTACTAAAGCTGCGGAAGCCGCTTACAAATATAGACAACAAGAACGTGAAGCGGAAGCTGCGGCTGCGCAACAAGCAACGCAAGAAGCGATTAATAACTCAACTCCTTCAGTGGATATTGGCGGAAATGGATCTGGTACAGGAGGCTCTGGCGGAAGTAGCGAAGGCGCCGCCAACACGAATAGTGGTTCTTCTATATCACATGACCAAATGGTAGAATTAGTATATCAAATGGGTAGAGGAACTTATGGTAGTGGAGCTACTAGAAAGAGTAGAGTTGAATCTGCTTATCCTGGAATGTTCTCTATCGCACAAGCCATTTTAAATGAAGCTATTAATTCAGATTATTATAATTATAGTCATAATGGTACTACATGAAGAAACGGTACAGTAAGTAGAATTGCATCTAAGTATGGATATGATACTGGTGGTTATACTGGTGCTTGAGGAAATAATGGTAAATTAGCTTTCTTACATCAAAAAGAACTAGTATTAAATGCCAAAGATACTGAAAATATGTTAAATACAGTAGCGATTATGAGAAATATGGCCTATGCTTTAGGTGAAAATACATTAGCTAGACTTGCAAATGTTGCCGCAGGTAACGGCGGTTCATATGGTTCTAGCGGAGATTTATTACAACAAGATGTTAATATACATGCGGAATTCCCTGGCGTAAGAGATGCTAGAGAAATTGAAGAAGCATTAAATAATTTAGTTAATGCTGCCGCGCAAAAGGCTATGGAGACAAGGTAGTTTTGTAGAGAAACTACCTTTTTTCTTTTGGTCTAATATTTATAATATACTTAAGGGAATTTTAAAAATAATTAAATAAGGATAGATAGAGATAAAAGGAGGATTTTTATGAGTAGTGTTAATTATGAAAATCAAATCTTAACTGCTATTGAAACACTAGTTGATAGTGCAGTTCAATCAGCTGGTTATGATAAGACGATTAAGGCAACTATCATAAATCAAACTAATGCGGCTATTGGTGAATATAAGGTAAAATACCAAGATAGTGTATTTTATGCTTATTCAATAGATACTGCAATAGTATATCCTAAAGATACTTTAGTCTATATTCAAGTTCCTGGTAATGACATGAAACAAGTCAAAACCATTATTGGGGCAGTAAATAAAGATGATATAGATTATACTGAAGTTCTTGAAACAGAAGATTACTATGATGCGGTTGGCGGCAATAGTTGTAATAGTGAAACTACATATGGTTTATGCTCATATAATGGTGAAACTAATATAACTTTATACGACAGAGATAATAGTATTAATTTAGTTAATTATGATGAAGATTTGCTAAAAACTAATCTAAATGAAATGTATAATATTATTTGCGGCGCTTGATTTAAAACTGCTTTAGCAGATGAACAGAAAAAGCAAGGTAATTATGGTATTACATTTGATATAGATTTTTATGATGATTTAGATAATACGAAGGTTATAACAAAAACTTATACAATAGATGTTAATAATATTGAAGGAAATCCTTATAATTTACTATCATTTATTCGTCAAATCAGAATTTTTGAAATTAAAAGCGAAAATTATGTAAATGTTAAAAAAATTGGCTTATTTTGTAAAGGTTTCCCAAATACAGAAGTAGGTCATGAAAATGATATATTTATTAAAATGCCTATTTTACAAGCGGCAAGAGAAATTCCTGAAGTCGAATTAAATGGTTATTCAGTTAAAATAGAAACTGATAAGAGTTATTTTAACAGCGAAGATGCGGAGGACGCGCAAACGAGCATTTCCGCAATTGCTAAGATTAAGGGTCATGAAATTGGCTCAAAGAGATCTGTTCAATATTATTGGTTCAGAGAAAATTCAGATATTTATCCAACTATGACTGGTTATAATACTTATGGTGGTGCAGGTTGGGAATGTTTAAATGAATATAACATTCTTGATTCTACTACCGGAGAAATAGAGTATATAACAAATAATAAGACTTTAACAATAGCAAAAACAGATTGTGTTGCTACTGATAATAAATATAAAGTTGTAGTTATATTTAATGAAAATGGCACAGTAGAAGCGGATATAAATATTAAAAATTATAGTTCAGCATTTACTTTATCTATTGCATCTGATGAAGGTACTGAATTTTATTATGGTAATGGAAGTCCTACATTAACATTATTAATTAATGGTGTAGAAAGTCCAGCTAATTATACTTATAAATGAGCAAAAGAAGATAATAATGGGTTATTCGAAAATCTTGAAGAAACTACTTCAGTTAATTCTACATATAATACATTAGTATCTAATTATAATACTCTTTTAGCTAGTGTTGCAAATGAGACTGTTTTACCTAATGCGGCAAAAGCACAGTTAGACACATATAAAAATCAAATTGCGGGATATGATGAAATAACAAGAGTAGAAGGTAAAAAAGTTTATAACATACAAGTTAATGAAATTGATGAATGAGCAACATATAAATGTACTGTATATAATAGTGGCGATATAATAGGTACTGCCGCAATTACATTAAATAATTATCCTAAAATTGAAGGAGAATTTACATTAAATATTATAAATGGTACTCAAACATTTAATTATAATAGTGCAGGAATTGCTCCAACAAGTCAAACATTACAAAGACCAATGGAATTAAAACCATTAAGTTTTACTATTGTTGACAATAAAGGTAACTTACTTCCTGATAGAATATTAAATTTATGTAATATACATTGAACTGTTCCAAGTGGCAATAGTTTAATTCAAGCAACAGATAGTACTGATTTAACTCTAGATTATACTCTTGCTGAAAATTATGATATAAATTTAATTAATAATAGTAATATTAAATTAGATATTCAATATCAAGAATTGATATTACATGCGGAAACTAATTTTACTTTTATAAAAGATGGACAACCTGGTACTAATGGTACTAATATTATTTGTAAAATTGTTCCTTATACTGATGATGATTTTGATGGTTATCCAGTATTATATTACAATGGAAATGGAACAACATATGGTACTCATTTTAAATTAAACTATACTCCTAATTCAAATTATAGATGGTTTAAATTACAATTATGGGAAAATGGTAGTTTAATTTGGGAAGGCGTAAATAGTCAAAAAAGCGGAAATGTAATAGTTAAATGGGAAGTTTTAAAAAGCAATTATACTAGTTCAGTTTCTGATTTATCTCATATTAGAATTACTGAAAGTAGTGGAACATCTGAAACAACTCATAATTATTCATTTTTCTTTAATAATATAGATAGTAATTTAGCTACATATCAATATGCAGCTGATATTATCAGAGGTGAAGTTACATATAAAGATAAAAAATATTATTGTACTTTACCATTAATAACTGTTAAAACAAATGATTGAACTAATTTTAATTATGAATTAGTTAAAAATAGTGGATTTAGATATGTGCTTTATACAAGTGATGGAATGTATCCTCAATATGAAAGTGATACTCCATTTACATTAAAAGTTACTGAAAAAATAAATGGATTTACAGAAGATATTAGTAATTTAACTACTAATGCACATAAATTAACTTATAATTGAGGAGCATGCGGAAGTTCTTATTATAATGGTAATTGGCATCAAGATATTGGCTTAATTGAACAAACAATTGCCGCAAATAAAGGTACTTATGTTCCTATTGAAGAATGTGATGGTAGAAATGTTACTCATGCAATTAGAATTGCAATAAGTCAAAGCAGAAGTCAAATTGCTGAAATTCATATTCCAGTACATTTTTATTTAAATAGATATGGTGTTTCTGCATTAAATGAATGAGATGGAAACCATATTGAAATTAATACTGATAAAGATGTAATATTAGCTCCACAAATAGGGGCTGGCAAAAAAGAAGCTGATAATTCATTTACTGGTATATTTATGGGAGATGTTTTAGAGGCTGGTAATGAAGAATCTAAAACTGGATTATATGGATATTATAAAGGTGATAAGACTATTGAGTTAAATTCAGAAGATGGTTCAGCTAAGTTTGGTAAAACTGGAGCTGGTCAAATTATTTTAGACCCAACTGATAATACAGCTAAATTAAAATCTGGTAATTTCTCAATGACATTAAGAGACCCTGCCGCCAATGAAAAATATACTAATGGTTTAGTATATTATGGTAGTAGATCTGGTGTTAGTAGAATATTAGTTCCAGGAACTGATTATACTATTGGCAATAATGTTGCTAATGGAGATAAAATATGGACAAGTGGAAGTGGTTTAGAAATAGATTTAACTGACCCTCATATTATATTCGGTTCTGGAGATTTCTGGGTTGGAAAAGATGGAGATGTACATGCTAAGGAGTATGCTACAATTGCTAATTTGCAAGGCGGAGCATATACTATTCCACAAAGTTCTGTTGAAAATTTGACAACATTTATTAGTCAAACTAATAATAGTATAGATGAATTACAAAATCAAATAGATGGAAATATTACTACATGGTTCTATGAATATGAACCAGCTTTAAATAGACCACCGGTAACGAGAGATGAAGCTCATCCTGAGGGCACTGGATGGACAACTACAGAATTAAAAAATCAACATTTAGGAGATTTATTTTATAATACTTTAACAGGCTATTGTTATAGATTTATGATAAGTGAAGGTGTTTATAGTTGGCAACAACTGAGTGATAGCGATATTTCAGAAGCATTAAGAATTGCTCAAGAAGCACAAGATACTGCCGATAGTAAACGTAGAGTATTTTATAATACTCCAACTCCTCCATATGATGCAGGAGATTTATGAGTACAAGGTAGTACAGGAGATATTTTAAGATGTGCTACTCCTAAAACTAGTACTCAAGCTTATGCGGCTGTAGACTGAGTTGCAGCAAGTAAATATACTGATGATACATTAGCACAATCTGCTAATAATAAAATAGATAATTTACAAATAGGTGGTAGAAATTTTGTTTTAGAAAGTAATATTCCTAATAAAGATGGGTCTACTGATGCATATCTTATTGGTAAATATAAATTAAGTAAAAATTTAGTAAATAATAAACAATATACTTGGTCTATTAATATAGAACCAACTACTAATAAAAAAGGTGTAGCAGTATATATTGGCGGAAACACTCATATATGCGGACGTTGGATAACAGCAAATCCTTTATCTACAGGCACTTATTCTTGTACTTTTATAGCTACTTCAGCTATGGAAAGTTTTGACACTGCTTGGATATATTGTTCTAATAATGAAGGTCCTCAAGGTACTACAGCTATTACTGGCACATGTAAACTTAATTGAGTTCAAATAGAAGAAGGAAATAGAGCTAGTGACTGAACTCCTGCCCCAGAAGATATAGAAAATGCGGCAATAGGTACGGTCACTGTTTTATATGCTTTAGGTAATGATACTACAATAGCTCCAACAACTGGTTGGTCTGAAGTGGCACCATCATGAACTGAAGGTAAATATATGTGGCAAAAAACTGTTATTACTTATGTTAATGGAGATACAGATGAATCTGATCCTACTTGTATAGCGGGGGCAACAGGTAAAGCTGGAACTGGAATTACATATTTTGGTACTCGTTCTTGAACTAATGCACAAATAACTGATACATATATAATAGGTTATTCAGATACATGGGCAAATCAACTAAGCAAAGAAACTAAAGTTGGAGATTTATTATTGTTAGATGTTACTAATTCAACTTATAATACTAAATATGAATATATATTAGAAGTTACTATAGGTGGGACATCTAGCCAGGCACCAACTGCAACAATTGTTGCAATTACAAAAGATGGTGATGCTACTGATATTCAAGTTGGTGGACGTAATGTCTTATGGAATTCAAGATATTTAAATATACCTTATACAATACAATCTCCATATATTTCATATTATAGTTTAACTGCAGCTTCAGTTATTGAAAGAGAAGATGGTTTTAATGAAGTTCGTATTACAACGGGAGATAGTTGGAAAGGTATTGCATATAGTTTAAACTCATTAGAATTATCTGTTGGAGATATTTTAACAAATCAATTCTGGTTTAGGTCAAATAATGTTAGTGGAAAACTATCATTATATGCTATGTGTTATGATAGTGGTGGCAATAGGGTTAATGGTGATTATTTAGCAGATATTACTTATGAAGGAGATTCAACAACAGGAGATAGTAAATTATTAGAGAACTTTACTAGCACAACAAATAAAAAAATAGTTGTATCATTTAAATGAACTCAATTAGCTCAAGATTTAATTGATAATGGTGGAAGGATTACTTTAACTTTCCAAACACATAATTTAACTACTTCTGGTACTGGATACTATACTGCGATATGGAAACCTAAAACTGAAATAGGTACTATTGCAACAGATTGGTCTCCTGCAGCAGAGGATACAATGCGTGAGACATTATCTAATGTTATTACGACAGGTAGTCCAATATATTGTTATACTACATCAATTAATACCCCACCTTTAACTCCAGATATGAGCGGAGCTCCTACATGGGCGGCCGCACCTCCGGTAGAAAGTGGTAAGTATTTATGACAAACAACACCTGTTACTGTTGTAAATAGTTTAGGTGTTAGTACAACAACATATACTACGCCAATTTGCTTAACACAACCTAAAATTGTTAATATAGTTCAACAATATTGTATGGTTAATGAAAGTAGTACAACTCAACCTGCAGAAAATGATGCTGGTTGAACAGCAGTTATACCTGAATGAAAAATAAATAAAAAACTTTGGGTTAGAACTGCAACAATATATGATGATAATAGTTTACGTACTTATTCAAATTATCATATAGATACTACTTGGTCAGCTAGTTCAGCATTGCAACAAGATTTAGAGGAAGCAAATGCAAAATTAAACGAAATAACAACTGAAGGAACTGGTGCAATTACAATATCTGGAGCTAATTTCTATGCTACTGACGCAAGTCAAGAAAATAGATTAGTTATTAATAATCAAGGACTTGGTTTCCAAAAGAAAAATACACAAACAGGTGAATGAGATACAGCAACAAGTGTTTGGTCTTTAGATGGAACATTTGATGCTCAAAATATCAATGTTAAAAACTTAAATGCTGAATCTATTGTTAATGGTGATTTAGCAATAGGTAAGAATTTTGGTAATAATCCAAATAATGGAGTATTAAAAATATATGATGAACAAGACCATTTAATTATCAAGGGTTCTGGTAGCGATGGTCTAGCAGTTTCCGCAACTAATGCAAATACTGCGGCAGCAGTTCATACAAAGATTACTCCAACAACAGGTATTGAAGGTTATGATAATGCTCATAATAAAGTATATTATCATGATAATGATAAATTTGTTGCAAATAAATTAAATATTACTGAATCTATTACAATAGGTTCTATAAAAATAGTTATTATTAATAGTGCAGAACATAAAGGTATTGGTTTTGTTACTGCAAGAGATAATAGTAATAGTTAAGAGATAAAAGGAGAGATTTAATATGGCAGTATTATATACAAATGATAATGGGTATTCACCATATTATACCTGTTCGGTTAGTTATGGTACTGTAACTCGTAGTGGTACTACAGTTATAGTACCAAGTGTAACTTTAACAATGACTCGAGGAGACGGTTATTGGACAGGTAATAGATTAGCATATTGTGCAGGTAGAACAACTAATGGAACTGATATTGCTAATAATATTACAATTAAAAATAGTGGAGCTCAATCAGCTTCAAGTTATAGTGTAAATATTGGAGATATTTCTTATACAAATAACACAAGTACTTCTGTACATTTATGCGTAAGAGTAGCTTCAACAGGTGGTAGTAGTACTTGGGGTAATTTCCAAGGTAATTCACCAGTAACAGTATTTGATTCAGATATTTCATGTCCTGCCGCAAATCCTAGCTTTACAGTTCAACCATCTGCAACAGCAATTGATGAAACATCAGTAAGTTTAAACTTGGGTTCTGTTGATATTTCAAGTTATTTATATTATAAAATAGGAAGCGGAAGTTGGAATTATGCAAGTACAAATCCAGTTACAATCAGTGGATTAACTGCAGGTACTTCTTATAGTTTGACAGTTCAAGCACGAAACACTGCTGATACTAGTTTAACTACTAATTCAAATGCAGTTTCAGTTACTACATATGCTAACCCTAGTATATCTAGCTCTGGTTGGCCAGGTGATATTACGATGGACGCTGCAACTAAAAAAGCTAATTTTATATTTACTAATCCCTTAGGTAGAACCATTACAATGACTGCTACTGTTGGTAGTTATACTGTTAGTGGAACAACAAATGGTACAACAGGTAGTTTAACATTAGATTGTGATGCTATTTATAATCAAATTCCTACTGATACAGAAGCAACTATTACTTATTCTGCTTTAGGAGTTAATAGTAATGGGAAAAAAGTAAGGGCATCTGAATCATATGCTAAACCAACAGTTTTGATTGCAGGATTTGCTTGACAGGCTGTCCATGATAGTAGTTTTGGTAGTGTATTTAGTAATACAGGAAAAGTAATTCAAAATCATAGTTATATTAAAGTAAAACATACTGGTTCATCCGCATCAAATTTTAGTACTATTGGTACACCAAATAAAGGTGCTTCTAGTATTACAGGAGCCACAGTTAGTTTTGATGGTAAAGCGGCGCAAACATTAACAAATAGTTATGCGGCATATGTAAATACTTCAACTAAATATAGTTACTCAATAGATCAAATGGCTATTATTACAATTACAGATAGTAGAGGATATACCAACAGTGCCAATGTTACTATTCCATTTGTTGCATATAGTAATCCAGTAGCGAGCATTTCCGCAAATAGAGATGGTGGTTTTAGTGAAAATTTAGTTTTAGTTTTATCAGGGACTTTTAGTAGTTTAGATGGATATAATTCAATTACTGCACTACAATATAAAGTAGGAAGTTCAGGAACATGAATATCTGCTACTGTTGTTAATAATAGAGCAGAAATTACTACTGAAACATTAGCGCCATCTGATTCTCAGGTTTATTATGTAAAAGCCACTGATGCGACATCAACAGTTAGTATGGAAGCATCTACAATAGTTGATATAGGTCAAGCAATTGCATTTATTGATGATAGATATAATGCAGTTGGTATAAATTGTTATCCTGGTAGTGCTCAAAAAGGTTTAGTATTATCTAATGATAGTAGTATTTATATTGGAACTCAAGATTTAGTTACAGCGTTAAAAGCACAAATTATTAATACTATTTATCCTGTTGGGGCTATTTATATGAGTTTAGATAATACTAATCCAGGCACTTTATTTGGAGTAGGAACTTGAGAACAAATAACAGATAAATTTTTAGTTGCTGCAGGTACTTATTTTACAATGAGCACTCCTACTGGTGGAGCTAGTAGTGTTACTTTACAAACGGCTAATTTACCTTCTCATAATCATAGTTTTACTGGATCTACTGTTAGTACAGATAGTCAAGGTTCACATGAACATTGATTTTATCCTAAGTTACAATGGCAAAATAGTAGTGTTCAATCAAATGGTAATGTAGTTCGTACAGCTAGTGGTTGGGCTCCAGATCTTGCGGGAAATTTAAGTGGTTCAATGACAGTTAATTATAATAGTTTATCACAAGGAACTGGTTATGCTGGCGAACATACGCATTCAATAACATGCGGAGGTACTGTAGGTAATACAGGTAGTGGAACTGCATTTAGTATTATTCCACCTTATCAAGTTGTTTATATTTGAAAAAGAGTTAATGATCCAACTCCTTAATTGCATGGGCAGAAATGAATAATATAATATAAATATTTTTTAAATTTATTTAGAAAGGAAAATGAAATATGGAAAATTATATTGAAGTAACAATTTATTTAGCAACTTTATTCTTTACATGGATTTTAGGTATTCTTTCAAAAAAATCTACTTGGGTAAATAATAATTATATTCCTCTTCAAAACTTTTTGATAGGTGTAGTTGTTGCTATTGTTAATTTTATTATTACAGAAGATTTTGCTGGTTCTTTAATTTATTTAACTTCTGGCTTAGTTGCTGGTGGAGGTTATGATATTTATCATGGTCTTGCTAAAGTTAAACAAGGAAATGAAGAATGAGAAGCTACTGAAGAAGAACAAATAGGTGAGTAATATGACAGATACTGAATTAAAAAATGCAAGAGGCATTGATAGACAAAGAATTTTATTTCCAATGTATCATTATTCTCCTTATTATGGACATGGTGTAGGACATGATGGACAACATAGATGGTCTTATGCTATTGATTGTATAGGTAAAGATGGTGGTAAAGACGAAGTTTATGCTCCATTTGATTGTACTGTTACAAATGTATTTGTAAAATCAGGTTGTTCTCCTGAAGTATGGCTTCAAAGTGATAAACCTGTATTAGCATCTAATGGAGACATTGATTATTATACTTTTACTTATACACATCCTAGTGAAGTAAAAAACATGAAAGTAGGACAACAATTTAAACAAGGCGAATTCGTTTGTCATGAAGGAAATGAAGGTGTTTCCGCAGGCAATCATGTTCATGTTGAAATAGGTAAGGGTAAATCAAAAACTTGGTCTATTGAAAAACATGGCGGAACAACTTATTATATGAATCAAAATAAAGTAAAACCTGAAAATGTATGGTTCTTACCTGAAACTAGTGTTATTGATTTTACTACTGATAAAATAGGAAGTAAATATTCTATTAAAAAGGAAAGTGAAATGACTAAATATGTAACTAGTAAAGATGGTTTATATTTACATAATGCAAAAAATTATAATCAAAGTAGCGAAATTGCTTTATTAGATTATAATGAACCTTGTATAGTATTTGAAACAAGCGGCAGTTTTGCAAAAGTTTATGCTAGAGGTTTAGTTGGTTGGTGTAGTAATAAATATTTAGGAGCACAAGGTAAAAGTATAGAAAATGCTTATGTAAATTCAAAAAATGGTTTATGGTTACATAAAACTAAAGATTTTAAAGTAGTTAGTGAAATTGATTTAATGAAATATAAAGAAAAAGTAACTTGGATAAGCACATCAGGTAAATTTGCTTATGTTGATTACAAAGGTATAAAAGGATATTGTGCAAAAAATTATTTAACAAAGATATAGAGATAATCTATATCTTTTTTTTATTTGGGTAGATGTAAATAATACATATAATCAAAAAATCAAATATTATTGAAATAAATATAAAATAAAATAGAATGCAATTTTTTGCATAAAAAGGAGGAATAAAAATGGCACAAGTTAGTTTTTATAAAATGCAAAATAGTGCATTATCTTCTTTCCCTATTAAAGAAGGACAAATAATTTATGTTACAGATAGTAAAAGATTATATTTAGATAATGCTGCTAATTCAAGAATAGAAATGACTTCGTATAATTTAACTCAAGATAGTAATAATAATCATATATTAATTTTTACAAAGCCAGATGGTACTACAGTTAGTTATACTATGCCAGATACATTATATAATGGCGGAGATCATATAATTATAGATGAAAATAACAACATTGATTTAGATGAACAAACAACTGATAGAATTTATGGAGTAGCTACAAAAGAAGGTTCTGGAGAAACAGTTTCATTAGTAGATACAAGAGAAGCAAAAATGAAAGTTGGTTTAAAAGGTAATACAAGCCAAGAAACAACAACAGGGAAGAATTTGTTAGGTGTAAAAACTAATTTAAAAAAAACCACAACAAATGGCATAACTTTTACTCCTGTGTTTAATTCAAGTAATTTATTAGAATATATTGAAGTTAGTGGTACTTGTACTGCTGCAACTACATATACAATATCAAATTCCGTTTCATTAACTGCAGATAGTTATCTATTAAGTGGATGTCCATCAGGTGGTGGTGCTAATACATATGGTTTAGAATTACGTGGAGGAGCATTCCCAAAAGATGTAGGCAGTGGTCGTTCATTTACTTTAACAAATGATTTCACATTTTGGGATTGTAGGATAACAATTGAAAAAGGTGCGACTTTATCTGCGTTAAAATTTTATCCAATGCTAGTTCAAGGAACAACAGCTACTGACTACGAACCATACACAGGTGGGCAACCTTCACCTAACCCTTCATACCCTCAACCTATACAAGTAGTAAGTGGAGATAATACAATTGTTAGTACAGGGGTAAACCTATTAACATACCCTTATGTAGATACACCTAATAGTCCAAAGACTACCAATGGACTAACTTGGACTGATAATGGAGATGGAACAATAAGTGTAAGTGGAACTGCAACAGGTTATAGTGATTTTGTATTATTCAATACTAACAAAAAATTAATGGTACAACCAAATACAACTTATAATTTGAGTGGAATACCAAGTACGGCTTATCTAGTTTTTGATTTAAGTGAGTTCGATAGTGATAATGCTTTAATAGTTGTACACAATAATATAAGAAACTCATCTTTTACAACTTCACCTAATGCAAGATGGCTACAAATAATAGCAAAAAGAAGTTCTAATAATCAAGCAACTGATACAATAATAAAACCACAACTAGAATTAGGAAGCCAAGCTTCAACATTTGAACCATATACAGGAACATCTTATCAAGTAAATCTAGGTAATATAAAACTATGTAAAATAGGAGATTATCAAGATAAATTCTTTAAAGCAATAAATGGTAATACAATATACGATAGTTTAGATAGTACAATAAAAAATACTTTAGATTATGGTGAATGGTATTTAGAAAAGAATATAGGTAAGGTTGTATTAGATGGTAGTGAAAGTGGATGGACTAAAAACCCTAGCATTACAACTACAAATGGTTATAGTAATAATGCTTTATTTCCATATAGAGTAAGTAATAGTGGAATATATTGTAATTATTTAAAACAAGTACTATCTTTAAGTGGTAATAAAACAGGCATATATAATGCAACTAATTGCAATTTCTTATTAGAAGGAACTGATTATGATACCGAAATAAAATTTAAAAATTGGTTAAGCACATATACACCAATAGTTTATTATCAAATGTCAACACCAACATATACAAAAATAGAAGGTACACTAGCAAGTCAATTAAATGCAATAGAATATGCTATGTCTTATAACGGACAAACAAACATAACACAAGTAAACAATGATAAACCATTTATAATAGATGCAAGTGCAATAGCAGGACTTAGTTTAAATAGTTTAGAAGAAGAAATAAATAGAATGGATTATATTTCTCAATCTGAAAAAGCTGCACCTAATGGTGTTGCTGAGCTAGATGACCATGGAATTATCTTATCTTCTCAATTACCTAGTTATGTAGATGATGTATTAGAATTTGCTGATATGGCGTCTTTTCCAGCTCAGGGAGAAAATGGTAAGATTTATGTAGCGTTAGATACAAATTTAACATACAGATGAAGTGGAAGTGCTTATGTTGAGATAAGTAAAAGTTTAGCACTAGGTGAAACTAGCTCAACTGCCTATCGCGGAGATAGAGGCGCTGCCGCATATAAACATGCAGTTACTAATAAAGGAAGTGCTTTTGCAAGTAATCTTTATAAAATTACTACTAATAGCGAAGGTCATGTAACAGCTGCGACTGCTGCAGTAAAATCAGACATAATTAATTTAGGAATCCCTGGCACTGCAAGTAACGGAGTAAAAATAAATGAAACAGATATCCAATTAGATGATAATGTTAATAATTTACTTTATGGAAATGAAGAAGTTATTGCAACTGATGTTGAAAATGCTAGTTTAAATAATACATTACAAGGAAAATTAAATATAGAATTAAAAGGTAATACATATCAAGAAACAACATCAATAAGTGGTGGAGATGAATATGATAGTCCAAGTCCTGACCACCCACAACCTATACAAGTAGTAAGTGGAGATAATGAGGTTGTTGTATGTGGGAAGAATTTATTAGATGTAAATAACAATTTAATAAGTAGTATTCAAGGGTTAAGTTTTGTTGCAAATAATAATGGCTCATTTAGTTATAGTGGCACTTTAGAAAGTCATACTTGGGTTAATTTTATGAATAATGTTGGTACATTCATAAAAGCAGGTGAATATACAATATCAATAAGTAATTCTTTAAATTTTAATCTTGTTTGGTATTTTCAATACGAAGATGGAACTAACAATACTTTCAGTATAACATCGGGCGATACATCAAGGACTATAACACTACAAAAAAATGTTGTTAGACATAGAGTAGGCTTTACATTTATGACAATAGGTACAACATATAATGGTACATTAAAAATAATGCTTGAAAAAGGTTCAATTGCAACCTCATACCAACCATATCAAGAGCAAAAATATCCAATAAATTTAGGTGTAGAGAATTTATTTGATAAAAATAATGCTAACGTATTAAATGCTTATTTATCAGGTTATAAAATTCTTGGTTATGCAACAAATCAAACTATATATATACCAATAATAGGAGGTACAACTTATACTGTAACTAAAAAAGTTGGTGTAACAAATTTATCTCTTGCTTATACAACCACAACACCAACTATTGAGGGTGAAACTCTTGGAACTATAACAGCTACAAGCAAAACATATACAACTACTTCACCTATTAATGCTACGTTCTTATGTGTATTTGTAAGAAAAGATAGTGATAGTGATTATACATTAGAAGAAATATTAGAAGGTTTAGAAATAGTTAAAGGTGATAAAGCACAACAAGTAAGTGATAACCCAATAGAACTATGTAATATACCTAATACAAATTATCAAGATAAATTCTTTAAAGCAATAAATGGTAATACAATATACGATAATTTAGATAGTACAATAAAAAATACTTTAGATTATGGTAAATGGTATTTAGAAAAGAATATAGGTAAGGCTGTGTTAGATGGTAGTGAAAATTGGGTATATCCAACACAAATAGGAAGTAGTACATATTATAGATACGAAAATCAAAATTTTAGAAATAACGATTGTATGGTACATAGTCAATATTTAAGTGATAATTTTAAATACAATGGTACAACAGGACAAGTAGAACAAAATGTAATCACAAATACTTCTGGTGCAAACACTAATAGATTATGGATAACAATAAATACATCTTTAACGAGTGGAACTACTGAAAATGATTTCAAAATTTGGTTATCAACACATAATACAAATATCTATTATGTTTTAGAAACACCAACTTATACAAAAATAGAAGGTACACTAGCAAGTCAATTAGAAGATGTATGGAGAGCAAATACATACGATAATCAAACTAACGTAAGTCAAGTAAATAATGATTTACCATTTATTTTAGATGTTTCAGCTCCAACATATACTATAAATGGAATGAATAAAGAATATGCACATAAAGAAGATGCAATTAATAAAGTAACCTCTATTTCAGATTCTTCTACAGATACTCAATATCCTAGTGCTAAATGTGTATATGATTTAGTTGGTAATGTAGAGACTATTCTAGAAACATTAGATATAGGAAATGGGGTATCATAATGAGTATAGCAAATAAAATTGAAAATATAGAAACACATTTAACTGATAATTATTCAGTTTTAACATTAGCGGGAGCTGATTTAACTGATATAAATAAAAATCTTTATAATTTAAAACCTGAATGAAAAAAAAGATTATTATATTTTATGAATAATGGAACTCAAGATGTTTGAGATAATTGAGAAAAAGTAACTGGATCTGGTGAAGCTTTAACACTAAATAACGTTGTTGAAGCTCCACTAAAGCTGGTTTTAAATGGTAATACTAGTCAAGTAAGTTATACAGGAAAGAATTTATTTTCTACAAATTATAGCGATTATGATACAACAACTGATACTTATGGTTTTAGAAAGATAGTAGATGAAATACCAAGCGGTAAATATCTAGTTTTGTCTTTAATAGATAATGACACATCAGTATCTTTATCATCAAGTTTTTATTTAATGCTAACAACTGATGGAACATTTAGTAGTGAAACTAAAAAAATGCCTATTGCACGTGGAAATAAGAGCTTAAATGAAAGTTATTTTTATACCAATGAATTAAAGTATATTAGTTTTTACCCTAAAGATGAAGAAACATTTAATAAATTATTTCAAAGATATAAAGTACAATACGAGTTAGTTGATAATACTACTCCTACCAACTATGAACCATATTGTGGTGGAACTGCATCACCTAATCCTTCATATCCACAACCTATACACGTAGCAAGTGGAGATAATAGTGTTGTAGTATGTGGGGGAAATATATACAACTACGATAATAACACAAACTTATCTAATTATTATCTTAATAATCAAGGTGTGTTTCAACAAGAAATAACACCAAGTTATACTTTTATAAACGAAAAAATAAATATAACTTCAAAAACAATATCAATTTATATAGGTGCAAAAACAGGAACACCAAATATTAGATTAGGACAATTTAAAAGTGATGGGACATTTATTAGTAGAACATTAATAAATACATCCACAAATAACATAACTTTAGATAGTAATTGTGATTATATTTGGTTATCAACAGACAAATATAGTACTACACAATTTACAAATATATCAGTAATATATGGTAATTCAATATCATCTTACGAACCATATCAAAGTCAAACCTATCCTATATCACTAGGAACACTAGAACTATGTAAAATAGGGGATTATCAAGACTATATCTATAAAAACATACCAACTGCTACTGACTACTCTAGTGATAGAGAATTAGGTGCTTGGTATTTAAAGAAGAATACAGGTAAGGTTGTATTAGATGGTAGTGAAGATGACTGGTCTAGTGAAGAAGCATATACAGGATATTATCGTTTTAAAGTTGCACGTATATTGCCACTTCTTACAAGAGGAAATGATGGTTTTAATAATAGGTTTACACAAAGAGTAAGCCAACCACACGGAGATTACCAATACTTATATTTACAATCAAATAATGGGTATATACATATACAAATATTACAATCATTACTAACAAATGGTGATGTAAACACATTTAAAACTTGGTTAAGTACACATAACACAATAGTATATTATGTCCTAGCAACACCAACAATAACTGAAATAACTGATACTACATTAATAAATCAACTTAACGATATAGAATATGCTATGAGTAAAAAAGGACAAACAAACATAACACAAGTAAACAATGATAAACCATTTATAATAGATGCTTGAGCATTATTAGACGATATTGATTCTTAACGATGGTCGGTTTGATATTTTTAAATATTTTAAAAATGTATAAACTAAGTTTCTAACATTTAACAAAAAATTTTATAACTTTGGGAAAATTTTAATAATTTATTTAAAATAAATTTCATATATCTATGAAAGAAAAGAAAAACTCTTCTTTCATGGAAATGGATTGAATAAAAATAATTACAAATAATATTTTATTGCGTAATAAGAATAATTCATTTCTTATTACGCAATTTTTTTTATGGAAAGGAGAAAGATAAAAATGCCATATGGTAATCCAAATTTTATGAATCAATTATATAGACAAAAGGAAAATATTGAAAATATGATAAATCAATATACTGCCCCACAAGCTCCAGTACAAAATATTATTAATACAAGCGGAAATAGTGATATTGATTTAAAAATATTAAAAAATAATGAAGATATTTCTAATATTCTTGTAACTAAAAAAACTATATTTATAGATGAAAATAACTGTAAAATAGCTATAAAAGAAACAGATGGAACATTATCAAAAGTATATGATATTATTATTCCTAAGGATGAAAAAGATATAAGAATAGAAGAATTAGAAAATAAGGTAAGGGAATTGGAGGAAAGGGTAAATGATCAATCTACAAGGACTGCTATCACAAGTAATGATGTCAAATCAGCCACAACAAGCGCTACTAAGTCTGCTAAACCCGCAACAATTACAGGTTTTTAATCAAATTAATAATCAACCAAATCAAAAACAGGCTGAAGCTATTGCGCAAATGTGTAATCAAAAAGGTATAACAAAAGAACAATTTGTTCAAATGGTTAATTTAATTAATGGTAATAAAAACTAGAAATAGTTTTTTATTATATAAATATATTATAATTTAGAGAAAGGGAGGAAACATATGAACGATAGTACTGGAATGTCAGCTGCTGATGTTTTAGCATTAACAAGAAATAATGATGGTGGATTATTTGGTGGTTCAATGGGTATTTTCTCATTAATCATTATTTTTATCTTATTATTTGGCGGAAATGGTGGTTTCTGGGGTAATGGTACTGCTACAGCTTTAGGTCAAAGTGATTTACAAAATAGTTTATATTTTCAAAGTCAAGACAATGCGATTAGAAGCTTAGCTCAAGGTCAATGCGCAATTACTGATACTGTTTTAACTAACAATTATAACAATTTAGTTGCTATGAAAGATATTCAACAACAAGTAAGTAATTCAATTGCCGCAATTGGAAATTTAGTAACAACTGAAAATGCCGCTACAAGACAAATGATTCAAGATAATTATATTAGAGAATTAAGTGATAAACTTCAAACTACTAGAGATGCATTATCTAATGCTAATCAAACTGCTGTATTAACTGCAGCTGTACAAAATTCTACTGACACAATCTTAAATTCACAAGGTAGATATGTATTAAATCCACCTTGCTATACTGGTTGTGGATGTGGATCTTTATACTAATTAATAATTCCTTGCTCTAGGCAAGTTGACATAGAGGAGGGAATACCTCCTCTTTTTATTTTAAGGAAAGGAGAAATGATAATGAATTGTAGTTGTAATACAATGTATTGTTCAAGTGCAACAACAGATGATACCTATGTTAGATTAATTCCAAATATGAATGTAAAAACTTTAACAAATACAGATACTTATGGTCTTGTAATTTGCAGCAATGCAGGGGCAACCGCTAATAGACCAGTATTAATTACTACTGATTTAGGGGACATACCTGTTTTATGTAAAGCTGGTAATACTGTTTATGCAAATCAATTAAATACAAGAGTAAGATATTCTGTAATGTATGGTAATGAAAATGAAGATTATGAAAATGGACAATTTGTTATTCAAAATTGCATAAATCCTAGAAGCGCAATTAGTGCAATTCCGCCACAAAGTATTTAGAATATGGATAATCAAAGAAATATAAGTGCATTAGATTTAATGACTATTTTATTATCATATATATCATTACATTCATATGAAGAAAATGAATCTCAAAGTAAAAAACTAGATACAATTATTTTTGATATGGAAAATAAATTAGAATATCAAAATAGATTGTTAAATTGAATTTTAAGGAAGGTGGAGAAGATTGAAGATGGAATACAAGAATTATATAAATAAAATCTTAAATTCAGGAGATAAGGAAAAAATTGAAGAATTATCTGAGTATATGAATTATATTATAGATATGGTTGGAGAGAGAGAAAGAGAAAAAGTGGAAGAAAAATTATATGAAATTGCGGAAGGCAAAGTTTTAAATGAAGATATGGCTAGAGAAATAATTGAAAAAATGACTCCAATTGGAATGAAATGAAAATTAGAAGAAACTGAAACTGTTAGAAATGCTTATAATTATTCTGATATTAGACCTGTTGATTTTTGAATAGTTATGAATTCTGCAGCAAATGATTATGAAGATTTATTTAAAGATAATGTAGAATGATATGCTAAATTTAGTAAAGATTTTATTAAAGATGAAGATGCTATTGATGAAAAAGTATATTGTTATTTCATGAAGATACCAAAAAGATAGTAAATAATTTTACTATCTTTTATTTTTATTTGGACAAAATATAATCTTTTATTTAAATTAATTTTAATAAATATAAGAAGAACAAAAATGAAAATAAAAGGAGGAATTGAAAATATGAATTGAACAGAATTAGGTCAGTTTATTGGCAATTTAATTGTTATGTGTTTTGTTATTTATACAACAATTAAAGCAGGAATAAAAAAATATGGAAATTCAATTATATTTAATCAAGATAATAAAAAAACAGATGTTATGGAACATAATAAAACCAATTTACAAATACAAGAAAGATTAGACAATATAAGAGAATTATTAAATGCGGATTCTGCAAGAGTTCATTTAATTCATAATGGTTCACATTATTTATCTGGAGTTTCTTCCTTAAAAGTTAATTGTGCATGAGAAGCGCTAAAATATGGTATAAAATCATATCAAATAATGTTAAATGAAGTGCCAGTTACAATATCTGCTGCATTCATTGAAAAACTTTGAGAAAAAACTCTTATCAATTGTCCTGATTTAGAACATTGTATAAATTTACCAGAAAATATATATAAATTAGCTCCTTTTGCATCTATTGAAAAAGCAATAGGTAATCAAGCATTGTCTGCAATTTTATTATATGATGATGATCGTTCCCCAATAGGCTTTATTACTATTGGATATGAAAATAAAGATTCATTTATTGAAAATAATGCAGAATTATATAAATTAGCAACTTTTATAGAAGATAAATTACATGATTTAGTGGTTATAGACCAAGATACAAAAAAGAAAACAAAGAGTAGATAATACTACTCTTCTTTTATTATGGGCAAAAATAGATAAAACAAATTTTGTAAAATTTATATATTTATAGAAAGATTTCGAGATAAAAGGAGATGAAAAATATGGCTGTAACAATAAATTTATACCCGCCAATAACTGAAACATATGCTCCTGCTTTTTTAATTGGCTCAAGCAATATTAATAATAATAAATGTAAAATATATTTTACAATGTCAATGTTTAATGATTTAAGCGAAGTAAAAAATATTCAAGTAGCAGTTAGAAATGCATCAACTAATGTATCAGCATTAAATCCGGATTTGTATCCAAGTGAAATTAAATTAACAACAGCATTACAAGATGCTGATGGTAATTTTTATATAGAGATTAATCCTGCAGATATAATAAATGAGCAATTTATAATAGACCAATATTATAAGGTACAATTAAGATTTACTAGTACAGATGCATCAAATCCGCCAGCATATGAAGTTCAAGCAATAGATAGTTGGTTAAATGCAAATCAAGCATATTTTAGTGAATGGTCAAAAGTAACTATTGCAAGAGGAATTTCAGTACCAACTATTTCATTAAGAGATTATACTGAAGGAGCAACAACAGAAATCTATTCTACTATTGCAAACACTCAAGTGGTAGGAAAATTATTATTTGCAGATGAAAATGAAACAGAAGTATTAAAACAGTATAGAGTTATTTTATACGATGATTTAGACCGCGAATTAATAGATAGCGGAATTATTTATACAGATATTAATGAATTTGATTATACTTTTAATTATCTAATGCAAGAGGAACATATATATTCTTTTACATTAGAATATACAACACAAAATTTATTTACAGGTAGAGCAACATATTATATTGAGGTTCTTCCTTCGACAGAAACTAACCCTAATATCGCAATAACTGCGGCAATGGAAGAAGAAAATGCTAGAGCTAGCATAAACATTTCTCGAGCTGCCGCCGCAGGTAGTTATACAGGTCAAGTAGTTATTCGTAGAACAGATAGTAAATCTAATTTTACTATATATGATGATATGCAAACATGGACTTTAGATAATGTTAGTTCTATTAATATAGATTGATATGATTATACTATTGAAAGTGGTATATGATATAAATATGCAGTTCAAGGTATTACTACATCAGGTAATCGTATGCCTATGACAGAAATAGCTAATCCTATTATGGTTATATTTGACCATGCTTATTTAACTATTGCAGATAAACAATTAAAAATAAAATTTAATCCTTCAATATCTAGTTTTAGAAAAACAATTAGTGATACTAAAATAGATACAATAGGAAGTAAATATCCTATTATTAAAAGAAATGGATATATGGACTATGCTCAATTTCCTATTAGTGGCTTAATTGCAACAGCAATGGATGAAGATGGTTTATTTGAAACAAAAGATAGTTTATATGGTGAAAATAAAACTTTATATGCTAATTATAATACAACTGCGGAAATACCTGATTATAGAGATTTAGTATATGAAAAATTCTTTAGAGATAAAGTTATTAATTTCTTATATTCAGATGAGGCTAAATTATATCGTAGTCCAACTGAAGGAAATATTTTAATTAGATTAACAGATATTCAATTTCAACCTAATCAAACTCTAGGTAGAAGACTATGGAGTTTTAGCGGCAATGCTTATGAAATTGATGAATGTAGTTTAAATAATTATGAAAAATATGGTATTATAGAAAAAGAAAAAACATTGAATACTATTACAAGTATTTATACTCCTATAAAAAGAATTGTTATTATTAATAATGTAGATGAGTTCCCTGCAGAAGGCAAAACAGATGTTTTATATATTTATGATAAACAATTATATATTTGGAACTCAACAAGTAATAAGTATATATTAATTTCAGTTCCTTATTGGAATGAAACTTTAGCAGATCCAGAAATTACACCTGCTCAAGTAAGTACATTATCAAGAAACTTATTATATACAAATGGAACATCATTATTACAATGGAACAGTAATACTGATGATTTAGATTTAATATCTGAACCTGAATATAATACAGATTACTTAGATGGAGCTGAGTAGTATGATAGCTAGACAATATCCTTATTTAAGTGACAATGAATTTTTATTAGAGATAGATACACAACATTTACAAAAACAATATATAAAATTAGTATTATTAGATTGAGATGAAAGACCTATTCAAGAGATACAAGGGATGGCAACTGGCGGTAGTATTTCAATTAATGGAAATTCTGCTGTCCGCAGAACTTGTAGTTTAAACATGGTTATTATAGATCCAAAAGATTATGCAATAACTAAAACAAGTAATTTAATATCAATAGGTAAAAAAGTATATTTAGAAGTTGGTATAAGTAATAATACTAATAGATATACTGATTATCCAATTATATGATTTCCGCAAGGAATTTTTGTTTTTACCTCTTGTTCATCTAGTTCTAGTGCTGGACAAGCTCCATCATTATCTTTACAAATGAAAGATAAAATGTGTTTATTAAATGGAGAGTGCGGCGGAACTATTACTTCAAGTATTCAGTTAGATAAAATGGATACAATAGATGAAAATGGAGAATGAGTAACTGTTCAACCTACAATTAGTAGGATTATTATGGAAGCAGTTAATCATTTAGGCGGAGAACAAATAGGTAGAATAATAATTAGTGATATTGATGAAAGAATAAAAACAGTAATGAGATGGGTTGGATCTAGTCCAGTCTATTGGGTTACTCAAGGTGGAGTTAATATTTTAACAACAAATAAAGCTAATTGAGGCGGAGATACTAGCAAGGTATATGAATATGGTGATGATATTGGTTTTATATATAATGATTTTATATATACAAGTGATTTAATTATTAATCCTGGTGATAATATATGCACAGGGATTTTAGATAAAATAAAAACATTTTTAGGTAATTTTGAATATTTTTATGATATATGAGGTAACTTTGTATTTCAAGAAATAAAAAATTACTTAAATACTACACAAGCGACTATTGAATTAGATAATTTAAAAAATAGTGATTATTTAGTTGATATGTCTAAAGGTAAATCTGTATATGATTTTACTAATTCTCCATTAGTAACTTCATATGGAAATACTCCTCAATATACAAGAATAAAAAATGATTTTGTAATATGGGGAACTAGAACAGATTCAAAAGATATAAAACATAGTATTAGATATCATTTAGCTGTTGATAAAAAACCAAAAACAGGAAATGTTTATGATGTATATGTTTATTATGATGAGGAAGAAAATTTAAAAAAAGCAAAAATGCCTTTAAAATATGAAAGTATTAATGAGTTCCCTGAAAAAGGAATAGTTGGATTATTTTACTTAGATGAAAGTAATGGTAATGTATATTGCTGAAATGCGGAAACGCTAGATTATGAAATTTCAACTTTAGGTGAAATGAAGAAAATTCTCACTACAGATTGAAGAACTGAGCTTTATCTTCAAGGAGCTGCCGCAGAACCTTTAGGATTACAAACTAATCCTTATTATGCGGAACTCGAAGCGGAATGACCTAAATTATATAATATTGCAGCACAACAAGTTTCAGGACAAGACTATTATGCAGGAGCATTTTATGATGAAGTGCTTGGATATCCTTGGGATGTTGATTATTGGTTAGATTTTATCGACAGTCAAGAAGCTATTAGCGAGCTTAATGTCGACTTGATCGGCCGCCGCAGTTTAAGTGAAAATAAAGATGAATATAATTGTGTATTTGAGCAAGAAGTACCTGATTATATTTTAATAGAAACACAACAACCTGATACAGAAGAAAAAAGAGAGGAATGTATAGCTAGAAATCAAGACTATATTCAAGTAGACCCAAATATCTATAATAACTTAGCTATTGGAGGTTTACGTAATAGTTGTTTTGAAAGAGTAAAAAATGCTCTATATGATTATACAAGTTATAACAATTCAATTTCAATAGGTTGCGTACCAATATATCATTTAGAACCTAATACTAGAATTACAGTATCTAATAAAGAAAATGATATATATGGAGATTTTATGATTAATTCAATTTCATTACCTCTTGCTACAAGTGGAACTATGAATATATCTGCAGTAAAATGTACTGAAAAATTGTAATAAAAAAGACACTCTTTTTATAAGAGTGTTCTTTTATTTTGCTTTAAAATTTGGCAGGAAATTAATTAAAAATAACCTTGACGATAAAATTATCATAAGTCTTAAAATTTTTAATTTTAGTCCCAATTTATTTCAGTTTCTATATCATGGCTATGTGCGTAACCAATGCAAATTGCATCTGCAATATCATCATTAACATCTAAATTATAATTTTCTTTAACAAATTGAATATCTTTACTTTTTAATACTGTACGAGTTTGACCTCTGCCAGTTTTGATTCCAATTTTTGACCTCCATGAGCTAGGATAAATTAATTCTAGCTCTTGTTTTTTATTGAATTCATATAAAGTATGCGCAATTACCCCTTGTAATCACATAAGCGCTCTATGTGTTTTTAAGTTAGATGGTCCACTTTCTGGGCGCACTTCTTCCGCGATTATTTTGTCTATATCTTTATGTTTGTTTAATATATCATTAAAACCATTTTTCATAACATCTATACGAGTAAGCAAATTAGTTGACGAAGATGTGATACAACCATAATCAACTAACAATCCATCTTGAAATACTGCTCAACCGCTAGAATGAGTAGATAAATCTAGACTAAGAATTTTCATTCTTGTCACCTCTCTTTATATCTACATTATACAAAAAATTTTAATTTAACGCAATAAAAAAGAAGTAGATTAACTCTACTTTTTAAATTTTTTAACAACTTCTACAAAAGCTATATTATATTTATTATTCTCAGTTAAAGTTAACATACGGTTAAAATCAACATCTCAAGTTTCGCCAGGATTAGGCACTCTACCTAATGTTGCGTCACGAATTGATTTAGCTTTGTATGAAGGTAATGCTTTAACTGTATACATATATTCTCTGTCTTGAACATATGAACTTTTTCTTAATACAAATAATTCATTTCATCTATCTTTTTTAGGTATATATTTAAAATCTTTGGGGATATGATTATATATATCTTCAATAGGTATATTTTGCATATCAAAATCTACCATATAACAATTCTTTTTATCTTCTAATCCTATTTCATTAAATACTGGACATGGAGTAACTATTACTGGAACTCCCATAGATAAAGCCTCAACAACAGAATAACAATAGCCTTCGCTATCTGATAACTGGACTAAGTAATCAGCATTTTTTATGTATCCATTTATATCTAATCTGGGTTTCATATATACGATATTGGGATTATCAATAGCATTTGTATCAGTAGTAAATACAGTTCATAAATAAGGTATACCCGCATCATCAAGAGCTTTAGCTAATTTTATCATACGTTCTTTACCTTTTTCTCTTGATAAACGAGTGGCGGAAACGAGATTTAAAATACGCTTAGGTTCATCTAAAGCTAGTGGGTTATAGCATAACTCACATTTTACTCCCATTAATTCAGAAAAACTTTTACAAGCCTGTTCACTTACTCCAATATATTTAGTAATTTTTCTACTAATAACAGGTCTAAAATTAGGGTTCTTTTTCATTAATGATTGATAGTCTGCATGAATTACAAAATAATAATCTTCAGCTTCAACATTATCAATAATATCCATACCATAATTGAAAAATGCTTTTTTACATTTTATTTTTTGACCTGTATATTGAATACATTTAGCATACTTTTGTAAACGTTCAAGTTGTTCTTTTTCTGCTCGTTGATATACAATAGTAATGTCATAATCTTTATATTTTTTTATTAGATAATACAAGAAGGTTTCTGTTCCACCAATAAAATTAAGATATGAAAAATAATACATATTAGTTAATTCTATCATACTACTCTCCTCCATTATATATTTCTAATTTAAAATTTGGGTCTTTTTGTTGCTCTGCGGCAATCCACAAATCCGCGTATTCTCTATCATAAACTCAATTTTGTTTTCCTCCAGCTCAATGATATATTTTAAAATGAGGATGTGTTTTCGTAAAAGGAGATGAATTATATTGATTACTGATAAATAAAATATTATCTTTAAATACTGCGTTGATAGTATCTTGATCTGGATAATATAATTTATTTTCATTAACAAATTCATCTAATTCTTTAACTTTATTATCTTCTCTTATTTTTTGTAAATTAAATAAAATGACGCCACTGTTGATATAGTTATATTTATCTACAGGAATATTAGGTGTCATTAGATTAGTTTTAGCTCCTTCATCAATAATTCCCGCAGCATAATAATTAGATAAATCTATATCTCATAATTCATCTATATTATCTTTAACAATTAAATCAGTATCTAAATATAATACTTTATCTTCAGGAATTAATAAAGCAAGATATAATCTTATTAATGACGCTTTTGAATATCCTGTATTATAATTTTCTCCATTAGGATTTAAACAATTAAGTTTATTTATATTGATATATTCAATATTTATAAAAGGTAAATTTAATTCATCATCTTCTATAAATAGATATAATTTTCTATAATAATTATTACGAGTATAAGCATATAATCAAGTATATAAATATTGATAATAATTTTTAGTACATGATAATGCTATTACTTGTTTTTTATTTGACCACCAACCATATGCTATGTCTGATTGACTCCCTTCTCGAGGAAAATTATAGAAATATGGCGCAAAATCTATTCTACCTAGCTTAGGATTTCTTTTATCTCACATTTCCGCACAAAAATCATTATCTTCGCCATTTTGTCTGTCATTAAAGCGGTAGTCTCCAATAATGCGCTTAGAGAACATTGCTTGCCATACAGTACCAGAACCGAAAGCTCCTAACGGATTTGCATTACTTCTTATTTTAAATTGAATAATATCCATATCATCTGTTACCATACAATCAAGAACTAAATCAATAGCATTTTTTTCTGCCAACCAATCGTCGCCGTCAATAAACCAAATATAATCTGCTGCGGACGCATCCAAACCCGCGTTTCTTGCTCCTCCAGGTGAGCCGGCCGCGCACTCAATAATTTGATAATTTCAATCGCTATTGTCCATTTCTTTAATAATTATATCTTTTGTATTATCAGTGCAATTATCACAAACAAAAATAATTTTTCTTTTTGCATTAGTCTTATTTTCTTGTGCTTTTAAAGACCTTAAACAAGGTTTAATATATTTTTCTAAATTATGACATGGAATAATTATATCAACAGAAGGTGATATTGTTTTATTACTTATTTCTTGTCATTTTTCATTTAATATAGTATTTTTCTTTATATAATAAGCATAGATTTGATTTCCCATAAATAATTTTAATTCAGGGTATCTTGTTTTCATATTTTGTTTTGTTAAATCTGGTTGTTTATGAATTTCATATATATTTCCATCAACTTCTTCTTGCGGCAATTCATATGGAATTGCAACAATTATTTGTTTACATTTAGTTAATAAATATTTTAATACAGTTTTTGCTTCTAATATAGATAAATGTTCTAATACATCTCCCATAATAATTAAATCATAAGAATTATCTATTTTAAAATTTTTTATATCTTCATTATATACATTAGTATATAATGTTTTTAAATTATGATTTTCAATGTTTGGTGCTCAAGCCTCAACAGCATCTATATTATTAAAATAACCATTTAATAATTTTGCGTAAGTACCATTGCCCGCACCTATATCTAAAACTCTATCTGTTGGAGAAAAAGTTTCTTTTATATATTCAATTATTTGTTTTTTATAAATTGTATAGCTTCCTGCATTATCCATAGACACTTCTCCTTTTTATTATTATAATCTAAATTTTTTATTCCATCAAAAAAGACTTAGATTATTCATCTAAGTCTTTAGTTTTTTTATCTACAATATTTGCTAATAATGTTTTTATATTCACACCTAAACTATCTTCAGCTACTTTTAATACTTTGTCTATTTTTTGAGTATTGTTTTCAATTAATTTAGTAGATTGGTCACCATACATAGTAATATTATCTACATTAGCTAATGGAGCAGAAACTTCTTTTGCAACTTGTGGTAATGCAGTCATAATCATTTCAATAACTGATGCTTCACCCATTTTCTTTTGAGCTTCAGCTTTTTTCTCAATACCTTCAGCTTCTGCTAATGCTTTAGCTTTAACACCAAATGCTTCAGCTTCAAGAATAGCTCTTTTACCTTCAGCTTCAGCAAGCAACTTAGCTTTAATACCTTCAGCCTCTCTTATGTTTGCTTCTTTCTCAGCTTCTGCACGAGCAATTCTAGCTTGTGCCTCTGCCTCTGCCGCCTTTATTGCACGAGTCTTATCAACTTCTGCTTGAACTTCTGCAGCATATTTTTCTGCATCTGCTTGTTTTTTGATTTCAGCTTCAAGTTCTTGTTCTTTTAATGAAACTTCTCTTTGCTTTAATAAAGTAATTTTTTCAGTTTTTGCAACTTGAGCATCTACTTCATTTTCATTAATAGTTTTTTGTTGAATTGCTTTTTGAATATTATATGCGGCATCTGCATCTGCTTTTTTTCTATCTTGTTCAATTTGGAACTCCGCCTTTTTAATTGCTAGATTTTTTTGTTGTTCTGCAATTTTAGTATCTGCGGCAGCACGTGCACGCGCACCTTCTTCATCAGCAACTGCTTCCGCAATTTTAATTTCTTTATTAGCTTGTGCTTTTGCAATTTTAGCATTTTTTTGGATTTGTGCTAAATTATCAACACCTAGATTTACAATAGCATCATTCTCATCTGTTACATTTTGAACATTTAAATTTACTATTTCAAGACCTAATTTTGCTATGTCATCAGTGGCATTTTCTTGTATCTTTTGTGAAAATAATTGTTTATTATTAACTAAATCAGTTAATTTCATTTGTCCTATTATCTCACGCATATTACCTTCAAGAATTTGTTGAACATTATTTGCAATATCTTTTGTTGTTTGATTTAAGAAATGCTTAGCTGCAATTTGTATTAATTCATTATTTGTTGAAATTCTTACATTTGCAACAGCATCAACATCAACATTAATAAAATCATTTGTTGGAACTTTATTTGCTCTAACGTCTATTTGAATAAGTTTTAAAGGTATTTTATCTATTCTTTCAAAGAATGGTATTCTAAATGCGGCCTTGCCTGTAATAACTCTAGGCTCTTTCTTAATACCAGATATTAAAAATACCATATCGGGTGGGCATTTTACATAACTAACAGCAATTAAAATTCCCACTAAAATAATTACTGCTATAATAATTCCTAATAAAATAAAACTCATTTTTTAATCTCCCTTTCTTTTTTATTTTATTGACCAGTAGAACCAAATCCGCCTGAACCTCTTTCTGTTTCTGTTAATGAACCAGTAACTTCAAATGTAATAGGACAATAAGGAATAACTACTAATTGAGCAATACGCATTTGAGGACTTATTACTCTATCTTCAGTAGAATCGTTATGAAGAGCAACAATTATTTCTCCTCGATAATCTGAATCAACAACGCCTACACAGTTTGCTGGACGAAGTCCTTGATTTGTAGCAATTCCACTTCTTGCAAAAATTGCTCCAAAAGTTGCTTCTGGTAATTCCATACTTAATCCAGTTGTAATTTTTCTAGTTTCTCCTGCGGGGATTGTAACGTCTTCACTTATTGCGGCATATAAATCATAACCTGCAGCAGCATCACTTCCGTGTGTAGGTTCAACTGATTCAGGATTTAATCTTCTATATTTAACAATTGTTGTTTCTACGCCCATTAAAATGCACTCCCCTCTGTATAAACAACTTCTGTTGTGCCTTCAGGGTCTTTTTCATTAGTAAATGATTTTACTAATGTAACTTTCCACCATTCTTCTCCAGTTTTTTTATTTTCTTTATATTGAGAAGAATGTTTTTTTAATGTGTAATATTTGCTATCTTTTGCATTTTCAATTAATTCAGTAACTTCATCCTCAGAGCTAACTCTATATGTTTCAGAAGTTTCTAATAAATATTTCATATATAAACCTTCTTTCTTTTATTATATAAACTCTATTTCAAAAGGACATTTAGTATTATATTTTGCCATAAACATACTTTCTATTCTAGTTTTTATTTTTTCATTAAAATTTTTATTTCCTTTTAATTTTATGTTATTGCATTGGCAACTATCTCCTAATTCACAAATTAATTCAGGAAGGTTTTTAGTTGATGTTTTTAATGTATTAACAATATTATTTCCATCAATAACATAAATATTATGAGCAAGGGTAAAATTTTTAGTTTCCGCTAAAATAAACATATAATTAACCTCCTATAATTCAATAACAGCTTGTTCATATGGGAAGAAATAATAACAGAAACTTTCTTTATCTATTGATAACCAAATTTCAATACCATCTTTAGCATCAGTTAATTCAATAGACTTAATAACACCTCTGTTTGGAAGAATTTCATTAATTAAAGTGGTTTGAATACGTTCACCCATAAAACCTACGCAAATATCATAGTATTGACCTAATCTATTTACATTTCTATGAAATACAGTATAGTCTTTTCTTTCATTACATAATAACATATAATATTTATTATTTGTATCTTTAATGAAATCTTCAACTAATTTAATCTTTTGTAAAAGTTCTTCTTCTGAAAGAGGCTCTATTTGTTGTTCTACTATTGTTTTATTTATATCATTTAAAGTTCCCATAACAACTGTAGATTCTTTTTTCTCTTTATTCTTGTTTCTCTTGAATTTCATTGTTTTCATTTTCTCCTTTCATTTGTTCATATGCCATAAATAATGGACACATTCCCTCAAAATGGTCTAATTCATGTTGAACAATAAAACTCCCATTTCCACCTTCAGCATATTCAATAGCATCTCCATTTTCATTATATGCGGAAATCCATACCTTTTGGGCGCGAATACCCTCAATAAAAATGCCAGGTACAGAAAGACAACCTTCTTGCATTTTATGCTGACCTCTTGAGCGCGTAACTACCGGGTTAATTAAAATATGAATTCCATCCCAATTGATAGCGCATATACGTAAAGGAAAACCTAGCTGAATTGCAGAAAGACCTGCGCCGCCGCTATCTTTTACAGTATCAATTATATCAGTAATTAAGTTTTGAATAAATTCAGATTTAATTTCTTCTATTTTTACTTCTTTACTTTTTTGCATTAAAGTTTCTTTATCTTCGGGATATTTTAATATTTTTCTAACCATAGTTATTTGCCTTCTTTCTTATGTATATAAATATTATAATTTATTTTTTTATTTTTTTCAAAGTATATTCATTGTACTTATTATATCTTGTATGAACATCTTTTAATTCTTCTGCAGTTCAATCTTTGGTTAGTGCATCATAAAAGCCACAAGGTGCATATTCAGGGCAGCCTCCGCATCTAATACATTGTGGTACACAAGCCCAGAAAATATCTTCATCATATTCTCTAATTGCTTCAATAACAGATTGTCAATATGCTCTTGTAGTAGGATCCGCACATGTGCATAATCTTTTATATGAAATATTTAGTATTGCTTGAATATTAGCTTCCATTTCCATTGGAACAGTATCCATTTGGCTACGTTGACTACGGTCTTTTACTACTGTTCTATCTGCTCTTTGTGTACCAACTCATTTTTCTACTCCTTCATGATGTCTAACAAAATGAGTAGATATTGCATATGGAATTTCATCTCATTTTCAACTAATTGTTCCACGTCTAATTGGACTATGTTCACATATTAATAATTTTCTCTTTCATTCATGAGAAGGTTCTTTATCTCCTGCCTCTTTTGAAATAGTTGTCATACAGGCTGATTTAATTTTTTTTCAATTAATATTAAAATCTGTAATTCTAGTTGTTGTATTGTATTTTTTAACCGGTGCTTCTTCTGTTTCAACTTTTGCTTGACCTTCTTTAAAATTAGCTTCTATTCCAGTATATTGATTTCTATATGGGAATAAAACTGTTTCTAATTCAGTCATATCATTAATTTCTTTTACAATTGTTTTTTCTGGTGTAATAATCTTTATTTCGTACATAAAATAATTTGCCTACTTTCTTTTTGTTAATTTTTTGTCTCCAAATGTTTCTAGTTCTGGAGTAATTTTATATATATTTCCTTTATCATCAAAATCTACATCAACTCATCAACATGATTTATCATTTGCCAATCCCATACTGCGGCAATAAGGAGTTAAATCTTCTAAGCAGCTAGTTTGGAAACAATGAGTTTTATCTTGTTTCATATAGAAGCTTTGATGAATATGCCCTGTTTGTAAAATATCAGGTCTTTCTTCTATAGGGATAGTATCTAAATATTTTTGTAATTTATATGATTTTGCATATGCACCGCCGCCAGAACCATGAAATAATCTTATTTTTAATTTGCCAATTTTTAAATCAGCTACATCTGGGCCTAAGTAAACTATATCTTCTCTTTGTTGAGCTATTGATTTTACAATTTCACTTCCCGCGCTTTTGTACCATCAATCATCATGATTTCCTTGAATAACATAGGTTTTCCCACTAAAACTAGGATACTTATTAGCACAATAGTCTACTTGTCCTTCATATGAAATTTCTTTTAATTCATACATTTGTTCTGGACGACTTGATTTTAACCCATCAGTAAAATCCCCTGAATGAAGGATATGTTGAATTCCTCTTGTCTCTGCTTTATCATATAAATATCTTAAAATATCTAATCTATCATATTTTGAACATAAATGCGTATCACTAATTAATAATAATCTTAAATGTTCTAAATTATATGGTAATTCATATATATCTTGATTTTGAACAGGTGTTTTTCTAATAACAACCTCTCCATTTACATAATCAATATTATAGCCATTTTCTTTCATTATCATTATTAAACCTGCAATTTCATAATCTTTTAATTCTAATTTTTCACAGATTTCAATAAAAGATTTTTTCTTTTTTGCCATGTAATAAATTTTATCACATATTTCTTTATTTTCCATATAATTCTCCTCCAATAGAAAAAGAGGTTAAATTATTTAATTATTTATAATTTAACCTCCTAACTTTTATTTATTTCTGAATAATAATGCTGTATATAAAATTGCTGCTCCAAGCCATTGTAATGAAACAGGTCAATTTCCTTTTGTATAAATATTTACAGCTAAACTTCCACTTGCTCCTATTACCATTAAAGCTGGGAAGAATATTCTTAAAAAATTAATCATTTTCTATAGCCCCCGTCTTCATATTTATAATATTTTGATTGCGGCTACCGCGCCATTTCAATGTTATATCTCGTTCTTGAAGTATAAACGGGCCTTCAATCAAATAATCTATAGTTGTTAATATTTCCCCAACTCCAATTAAATTAGTATCTTCTCTTAATTGAGATAAAGTATACCCTGTCCATAAACAGATTTTAATATCTGGGAATTTATTTTTTACTACTTTTAATAGTAATTTTATGAACTCTCTTTTATCATAAGTATCTAAAGGTTCTCCACCTAAAATACTTAAATTTCTTTGTATTCCATTTGCAGAAATTAATTCAATAATATGATTTATTAAATCATTTCAATCTCAAGGTTTTCCGCCATTTGGATTTCAAGTTTCTGGATTATGACATCCCTGACAATGAAAAGGACAGCCTTGAAGGAATAAACTAACGCTTACTCCTTCCCCATTGACGAAATCATTACTATTAATACCTGCAACCCTAATCATTTCAATTCTCCAATTTTTTAGAATGTTTATATCTTTGTTCAGTCTCTTGTTGTTTTCCTTTATTAAATGCAGTTTTATAATCTCCTGTTAAATATCCTGTAACGCGTCTAAGTTGTTGAATATGCTCGCTTCCGCACATTGGACATTTATCATTAAATTCATCTGTATATCCACAATCTAAACAAGTATCATTTGGAACATTAATTGCAAAATAAGGAATATCTTTATCCATAGCATAATTAACTATTTCTTCAAGAGCATCTAAATTATGTTTAACGCCGCCCTCTAGTTCTACATATGTAATACATCCAGCATTACTATATCCAGTTAACTGTGCCTCAATATCTATTTTTTCAAATGGACTCATTTCTTTCCATACTGGAACGTGAATACTATTAGTGAAATAATCTCTATCACTAACATTAGGAATAATTCCATATTGTTTTTTAAATTTTTTCATTGATGTATAACACATATTCTCAGCAGGAGTATAATAAACACCAATGTTTAAATGTAAATCTTTTTTAAATTGTGCGCATCTATCTTTAAATAGTTGCTCAATTCTTTTAGCTAACTCCATACCTTCTTCTGTTGTATGGTCTTTACCAATTAATATTTGTAATGTTTCTGCTAAACCTATTTGGCCTATAACAAGAGTTCCATGTTTCATAGCACTTTCAACTGTTTTGCCATCATAGCCAAGCATAATATTGTTTTCATACATAAACTTAGCAGATTCAGGTGATTGATTAATAATCCAATTATATCTTTCTACTAACATATCTTTTGCTTCATATATTTTTTTATCAAGCAATTCCATAAAAGCTTCAATGTCTTTATTAGCTTCCATAGCTAAAGTTGGCATTACAATAGTAACAGGACAAATGTTTCCGCGGCCATCCTTAGTTTGAGGATTTACACCTGGATCAGCGTTTATATCACTTCCGTTATAGGTTCTACACGTTTTTTCCTTATGTTACCATAAGCACTGACTATATCTTCTGCCTTGCGGCAGCCTTCTGCTTCGAGCTGGTGCTTATCTCCAGCCCTACTCCCTTACATTCATCAGGGATAGTCGATACACTTTATTTTAAAATTTCAATAATATAACCTTCAATTTGAGGTCTTTCACCTTTTGCTATCTTAGCAATTATTTGTCTACTAGGTAATTCAGGCATCTCTCTTTCTACTTCTCTATAACTTTTAAATATTTTAATTTCATTAGTAAGAAGTATTGTAATTTTAATTTGAGTTCCTTTTCTTCTAATATTTGTAGATACTGTATATTCATTAGTATAATCATCATTTTCATAAGCAATTAATCATTCATCTCTAAATAATTTTTTAATTTCATGATTACATCTTCTTGAAATGAACTGATGATTATTTTCATTAAAGAATTGTTGCATTTCAGATTGACTTCCAAAATGATATTCTTCATTAGTATTTATATTTTTACATTTAACTCCAGTAGCATTTGGATTGTTAGCTCCTAATTTTGAAGCTCTTATTTTTTCACTTATTGTAGCAAGTTCTTCTTTAGTCTTACTCTGATAAGTATTTCCGCCACTTTTATTTGTAGCATCTGTTTCATTGTAACCATTCTCAATACTGTTATAATATCTAATCCAATACTGTTCCTTTTGAGTTAATTCTTCTTGAGTTTCTGCAGTATCTATTATTTCTGCTTTAAAATTATCTACTCCATAATATCTTAATGCTCTTGCAAAATGAGTATCAATAATATTATTTAAAGCATCGTTTTTATGTCTATTAAATCTTTCTTCTAAAGTTCTTATTGTTTGTCCAATATAAACTTTATTATTTTTTAAATTTGTTATTTTATAAACTATCATAATAAAATCTCCTTTTCTTTTTCACCAATATATGAAAAATTGTACGGTACATTTTATTAATTTTGTTCATTTTTTTATTGAAATTTTAAAATCTTAGCACGGTCTCATCCTATCTTTAGGACCTAACCGTTAGCGGCGTTTCCGCCACACCCATTAAGCATGGTTCAAAAGGTTTTAGATGAGCTGTAGTTTACACTTACCCATCGTTGAAACATATGTTTTAGGGTCGTTAACATCATATCCAGCATTAACTGACCAATCTACATTAACATAATTAGGATATAATCTTTGTGCTGTTGATTTAAGAGCTAATTTAAATAAATCATAATTAGGGTCTCCAGGTTTGCGGTTAACTCCTTTCATGCATTGAAATATACCACATGGGAATATTGGAGTTTTTCTAACTTTACCCACACCTTCAATAGAACCTTCTAATAATGCTTTTGTAACCATTCTACCTTCAGGTAAAGTACAAGTACCATAATTAATTGAAGTAAATGGTAATTGATTGCCACTTCTACTTTGTAAAGTGTTTAAGTTATGATACATACCTTGAACAGCTTGCATTAATTCTTTTTCTGTTTTATTAAGTGCATACTTATAAACTTTTGGGAATTGTTTATAAAAGTCTGCGTCGATAGGTAATTCATCTGATTCTTGTCTTAAATCACTTTCTTCGATATATTCCATACCTTCATTAAAATGTTTTTTAAATGATAATCTAACATATGGAACCATAGTCCAGTCTAAATGACTTGCACTAACTCCGCCAAATTGTTGTAGGGATTGTAACTGAAATAATACTGCTACTAATTGAAATGCTGTATTTATAGAACGGGCTGGTCTTACATCTGTTTGTCTAGTATTAAAACCTTCTGCTAATAATTTATCAAAAGGTACTGTTAAACAATTGTGCATACCAACTGCATATGCATCTAAATCATGAATATAGATTTCATTATTTAAATGATTTTCTCTTGCCATAGGTGATACAATATAATTAAGAGCATAATCTTTCATAAGTTCGCTTCTTGCTTCACCCATGCGGCCGCCGAATGAATACTCATCAACATTAGCATTTTGATTTTGAACATCAGAAGCTTCAATTTTCTCTTTAATATTTTGCATCAATTTACTATTAGCATTTCTAATTTTTGTTCTTTCTTCTCTATAAAGAATATAATTTTTAGCGACATCTTTTCTTTTTGTTGACATTAAACCTTTTTCAACAAGGTCTTGAATTTCTTCAATTCCAGGTGTTTCATCAACATCTAAAAAATATCCTTCAATATAACTAGCTATATTTTCAGCCTTTTCTCTTGCATAATCGGTAATTTCACCATCTACGTCTTGAAATGCGGCAAGAATCGCATTTTGAATCTTAGTTGCATCAAATGGAACTATACGTCCATCTCTTTTAATAACATTCATTATTAATCCTCCTCAGTATTTAATTATTTCGAGTTGGTTATAACTCTATTTATATATGAAAAGTTTTTTTAATAGATGAATCTAATCTGCTTAAGCAGCTATGCTCTTTTAAAAATAAATAAAAATTTTCTAAATTTACATTATTTCCATTATAGTAAGTATAAAAATCAAAATCTAAATCTACATTAAAGTCTTTTGAATCACTTAAAAAACGTCTGCATATCTCTTCACAATTTGGTTTATCTTCTCGATTTAAAGAGCGCATTAAACGAGTTTTATCTTCGCAAGCAATGAGAATAGGAGTAATATCTAAATTATTATCTTGTAATAAACACTCTAATGCATGGATATTAAATACTCCTATATTAATATTATTTTCTTTTAAATCATCTCTTGCTGTACCATAAAATCAATTATTAAAACTTGTTGCTTCTAACATTGTTCCATCTAAAACTTTTAGTCCAAACTCTTCTTCTGTTAGAAAATGATAATTTACATCTTCTTTTTCATATTCTCTTTTTGGTCTTGTTGTTGTAGTAATAATTTTATTAAAACCAGTTTTATTAACTATATAATTTAATAAAGTATCTTTACCACATCCGCTAGGGCCAAAAAGGGCAATAACTTTTATTTTATTCATTATTACCGCCCTTTCTATCATGTCTTAATTGCATATTTCCCTTTTCATCTATTTGTTCAATTAAATATATTTGATGTGTTTGTGTCTTTGTATAGGTCTTAGCTACAAAAGTATCATCTCTTCTAAATCCAGTTATCATTAATTTTGTTCCTCTTGTGAACCAGCCTTTTTCTATAACATGTTTTGTTCCATCTGCTTGAAGTTCACTTATTTGTCTATTATACATAGCAAAATAATCTTTAGTAAATTTAATTGGAACAATACCATCTGGAGTTAATAAAGTGACACTATTTTTTGTATCATTTTTATTAATAACAGTTCCTACTATTTTAAATGTTTTAAAAATAGGAATTTCTTTACCATTTCTTTTAAACATTTGATCGACTTGCGGATTAGGGGATAAATTAAAGAAATCTGTTAGTCCATATTTTAAATTATTTACATGAGATAATTCATGTTCATGATAATAGAAACATAAAGCTTCCATCTCCCATGCAGATAAATTGCCTTGTGCATATTTATCTCATGCTTCTTTAAATAATAAAATATTAAACTTTTTAAGCATTTCCGCTTGATGTTCTTGTATATATGTGCGGGCTTCCGCCATTACATCTTGATAAATTTTATCCCATCTTGTTTGCAATATACAAGTTAATCCATTAATTACTTCTAATTGGTCTATATCAAAATTTGCATTATAAAATGTTTCACATACATTATTAAATACATAATATTTTCCAACTTTTTGATTTGCTTTTAAATATCTATTAAATTTAAAAGTTTTCTTTTGGAACTCTAATTCTTCAGGAATTAAATCATGTTCTAATAATCCATTAAAATTTTGTAATGTTAATCTTTTCTTTGCATCGCAAGTTTTACTTAAATAATATGTCATTGTCCAAAAACGTGGTTCTACATTTGCGGCAGCAGCATATTGTTTATCTACTTTATCAAAAGCTCCTGCTTTAATCAAACTAATCATTGCACTTTTATTTAATGGACATCTATTAATAAAATCTGCTATTCCAATATATGGACGTCCGTTTTTAATTTGTTCTATAATAGGCCCACCAATATTACTTAATGCCTTCATACCAAATAAAATTTCATTATTATCTACATCTGGCTCAAAACTATAATCAGATTTATTAATATCAACTAAACTAACTTTAATTCCTTTACTTATAATATCACTTAATGCTTTTGCAATTTTACTATAATCTGTTGTTTTTTCTTTCTTTTCTACAATATATCCATCTTCATCTTCTTCAAAATCGCTATCTTCTTCTAAACTTCCGCTATTAACTATTAAACATGCGGTATTCCAATATATTGGGTTCCATCTTGTTGCTACATACATAGTTTGAAAACCTATAAAACTATATGCTAATGCGTGAATAATTGAGAATGAATATCCCATTTGAGGACCAACTCCGCAAGTTCAAACATAATGGCCTAAACAAGGACTTGCCGCTTGATCTAATACCTGTTGTCTTAATGCTGGAATTTTACTCATTTGTTTCTTTCCAACTATTTTACGTGCGGCATTTGCATCTTTTAATGAGAAATTACATATATGTTCATCCATTAACATTCTCATTAATTGCTCTTGACTTGGCGGAACTCCGTGAGAGCTCTTAAAATATGGCTCTAATGTTTTTTGTTCTTCTTTTGTTAAACCATATTCATCCATTTCTTTATACCATAAATTAATATTATTTTTAAATCTAATATATTTATCCATTGGAGATTCTTGACCTTTTTCTGCTGTCATTAATCTCATTAATCCATTTGCATCAGCCATTTCCATTATATTAGATGGCTTAATTTTCTTAGCGGCTTGACTTCCTACGTCACTATCAAATTGAAAAATATTTAATACATTATTTTCTTGAAGAACTTTCCAATATTTATCTTCTTCAATAGGAAGAACATTTGGATGAAAATATTTATTATAAACTTCTCTTAAAGTTAAATCATTTTCTATTTCTCCATAATCTTGTAACATTCTAATAGCTTCCGCTAATTTATCTTGAACTTCAGTTACTAAAAAGTCATATTTAGTCATTCCGCATGCTTCACACATATGTAAGTCATATGCAGTGATTACCTCTCCTTTTGGAGTTCTCATAAACGAACCAAATTCATACGGATCTTCATCAAATAATATAACTCCTGAGGCATGACTACTTCTTTTATTTACTAGTCCTTCTATTCCCATCATTATATCTAATAAACCAGGGAATTGATTAACTTCATTAATAAATGTTTTATTAGGTTTTCTATCTTTGTCTTCATTTCCATATACAACATCATTTAAAGACCATAAAAATCCACGTTCACTAGGAATTAATGAACTTAAATATTGAGCTGTATCAACATCTATTCCATCAGGAAAATCTTCACTACGATATCCGCGGCAAGCGGTTAATATAGTTGAACGAGTTCCTTCTGTACCAAAAGTTGCTATTAAAGTACAACCTAAATTTTTTCTACTTATTTCATTTATATCACTATTAAAATTTTGTCCTCTTTCTTTTTTAATTTCATTTAAAATTTTAGGACGCTTACTAGGACATAAATCTAAATCTATATCTCCTAATTCTACACGCTCTTTATTTAAATCACGTTATCCACCATTTCTGATGGCGTAGACTATATCTTATTCTTTAAATATTTTCTATAAAATAACCACAGTAATATCCATTTCCTGCCCTAGCAGCTTTTAATCCAGCTCTTGCGCTTTCTACTTTAGTAGTTTTACATATTTTATTTTCTACAAATCATTCAGCACAATCTTTTACGGAATCAAATTCTTTATGAAAATCATTTTTACTTATCATAATTCTTTGTCCAGCTGCTTGTCTAAAACTAAATCTTGGAATATTATTTTGATTTAATATATCATCTACTGTTGAATGATTAATTCCAAAATTTAATGCTGTTTTTCTTGCACTTCTAGTTTTATAATAATCTTCAATAATTTCTTTATTTGGAAGCATTTTATGGTATTGTTGACCTCCAAATGTTTCATTATATCCTTTTACAAAACTATTATAATAATCTATCCAATAAATTTCCGCCTTATCTAATTGTTCATAAGTCTCTATATTATCTTGAAGAACTTCAAAAGTAAAATTTTCAATTCCATATTTTCTCATAGCTTTATATAAAGTTTTGTTAATACAATTTGGATGATTGATATTTATATTTCTTTTATGTTCTTTTCATCTTTCTTCAGCAGTTTTTATTGTTTGACCAATATAACATTTATTATTTATTTTATTTGTTATTTTATAAATTAACATATTAATCTCTCCTTTTCTATTATTATATGAAAAGTAGATTAATATTTTTCTACCTTTTTGACCAAAGTGGTAGAAAATATTTAAAGATTTTCGCACTTCGAGTAGTAACTCATCTTCTACTCTACTCCTTTCGGATAGTCGTTACACCTTGCGGCGACTGCCGCCTTGGCACTGGATTACCTTCAACTTTACTTGCTAAGGTTTCCCTGTTAGCATAAGAATTAATTAACCATTTCCTGTTAAAACTGTTCGTTTCTTACACACCCTTGAGTAACAAGGTTCACGAAATTTTTTATACTATACATTACTGTATAGGGCACCTATTTCTTAAAAGTTCTAAGCGCCAGAAAGGTAAACTTCATTTGATTGGATCAAGTTGAGTTATTCCCAATAAATAATGATTAAGACCAGAACAACTTGAACCACGGCCTGCACCAACGATGCTGCCGCACTCCCAGAATAAATCAACGTAATGTTGTAAAGTTACTGGATAACTAAACATATTAGTTCCTAATTTTTCACTAATTGTTTGCTTTATATCAGCTTCTTCTTCTAATCTATCTAAATACTCTTGATTAAATTTTCCTATTTGTTGAAGTTTATTAATACATTCGTTAACCCAATATCTATTAACTTTATCATCTGAGTTTGCTAATTCATTTAATATTGGATAATTACTTATTCCTGTATATCCTTTAGGATAATCTTTTACTTCAACATGCGGAATTGTTTGTGCATGAGCTAAATTATAATTTTCTATTTGATTATATATTTCTATACTATTATTATATAATTCATTAATAAAATCTATATTAAATTCAGATGCATTTAAATTATTTATTATATCATTATCATCTTGAAGATAAGCAAATTCATAAAATTCATCCACTTCACGTTCTCCAAATTTACTATTTAAATATGCTTTGTGAACATATCTATCTTCTTTTTTAAGATAATGTGCATCTGTTCCAATAACCATTTTTAAACCAAATGCTTTTGCTATTGCAGGTAATCTTTTATTTACTGCAACTTGTTCTTTGCTACTTCCAGGCGCACACTCTATATAAAAGTTTTGTTCTCCAAAAACTTTTTTACACCATAATAAAAAATTTACTATATTACTATGTGCGGCAGTCGCGCCTTCGCTATCACCCGTTTGTTCACATTTTATTAATTCTAATGTATTGACAGATAATTCTCCACCTAGACATGCTGTTGTTCCTATTAAACTATTAGGATATTTTTTTAAAATTAATTCTAAATCATCTTTTAATGTTGGAACCCTTTCTAAACCTCTATCCCAATAACTATTTAACCAAGCTAAAGAGGATAATTCTCTTAAAGCTCTATGTCCTTCTTTATTTTTTGCTATTAAAATAAAGTGATAATATCTTTGTCCTTTATCTCTTGTATCTGTTAAATATATTTCATTTCCTAAAGCAATTTTAAAATCAGGATGTTCTTTTTGAATTTCTTGTTGATAAAAGTTTAATTCAGGATGAGAACAGATTGCTTCATGGTCTGTGATTGCAATTCCTTTTAATCCAAGTTCAATAGCACGGTTTACTAAATCTTTAGGTCTATTAATTGAGTCAAGTAAACGAAGATTTGAGTAATAAGTGTGAGAATGCACTTCGAAACGAGATACTTCCATATATTTCCTCCTCCCATACCATATATATATTTATTATAATACAAAATTATTTAAAAATCAAATAGACTACCTGATTGGGTAGTCTAGTTCTTTGCAATCTATACCATGCATTTGAAAAAAATCTATAAGAGACTTTCTTTCACTGCATAAATTATTTGGAGCTTCATACACTATTAATACTGCAATAGGCTCTTCTTTAATATTATTTTCATAACAATAGTCATTACAAAATTGAGTAATTCCTTTTATCATTTTGTTAAAATCAATATTATTTAAATTATCGCGGTAGTCAGCTAAAAACGTGCATTGATCTGGATTTTTCTCCATACACGGACATCCGCATTGAGTACACTTTCCTTGAGTGATTATAGGTTGAAGACGTAATCCATTTAAAATTCCTCGTTTATCTTGAAATATATGGTCTTCACCCTCTCATTCATGAAATCATTGAGGGTCAGATATGCAAGTAGACATAGGAATCATATTAGGTTTAAAATTTCTTATTTGATAAAAATAACTAATTCTGATTTGCATGCTTATAACCAGTTCCCATAAACATATTTTTATTTTTATAAAAATTTCTTATAGAATTAGCTAAAATTAATGAATCACTTAATTCTTGAGTTTGGCCTTCTCTTGGTTTATATCTAAAAGCATATTTATACGTTCTAGTTTCTTTTGTTAAATCTATAATTTTATATACTCCAATTTTATTGCCTCTTTTTCTTGTAAAGCCTAAATACCAAATTGCCCATTTGTCATTCATTACTGTTTGAAATTTATATCTTTTACTCATTTTTATTAATCCTTTCTTATAATCACTAGTTTTTTAGCTGCTCTAGTGCATGCAGTATATAATCATTTTTGATGTTCCTGTTTATCATATGGGAAGCCTTCTTCTATAACTAATACATTATCTCATTCACTGCCTTGCGATTTATGACATGTAATCGCATATCCATAAGTAAATTGATGCGGGATACTATTTTTATATTGTTTATGTTTTCCCATTCTATATAATGTTTTCCAATCTAAAGAAGATTCACCTGTTAAAATTAAATTTTTATCCATATCTAATTGTCCATAATCTTCTTCTGTGTCAGAAATAAAATCTGCATATAGAATAGGTATAAATTTTTGTTCGCCTCCACATAAATAACCAGGTATTCTTAAAGTTGAATTAAAACTATTTTTTAAAAAACCAATAGTCCCATTTACTAGAGGATTATTATTTGTTGAAATTGTATCTCAATCATTTTTTAAACAAATAACTTTATCTCCATCTTCTGGGTCTTTATCTCGTCCTAAGAGTTGTCTCATTTGATTATTAAGAGCAACTCTAGTCGCATTTGTTGAACATATAATCTGGTCTGCTCATTGCAACATACCTGTTGTAAGTTCTTCTTTATCTAATATTTGAACTTCTTTTCCAATGAAATGATTTAAAGGTTTTCCTACCCTTATATCCATTGTTAATTGAATAATCTCACTTTGATCCTCTTGTCTCATAATCTCATCTAAGAAAATATGAGGATGCTCTAATAAATGATTATCTTCATCTTTATTAACTGGCGGCAATTGACCTGGATCTCCTAAACATATAATATGAACTTTATATGTAGACAATCTCATAATTAAATCTTTAGGCACCATACTACACTCATCAATAATAACAATTTTTTCTTTTATTGAAACAACTGGTTTTCTAAAAAAAGTCCCATCTGGCTTAGGAATAGATTCAAAAAGTAATTTATGTAAAGTACATACATTTTTATTACCTTTTTTTTGTAAAACTTGTGTAGCCTTTCCTGTAAAAGATGTGTAAACAATATCTTTTTCAGGGTCAATTCCATAATCTTGAAGGGCGTCTACAATAAATTTAATTAGAGTTGATTTTCCTGTACCAGCATATCCGCTAATGATAGTGCATTTTTCTCCTGCAGTATATCGAGCTATTGCAATTTTTAATCCTTCTAATTGTTTCTTATTTAATTCTATCATTAGATTTTCACCTTTCTAATATTTATATTAATATTATATTTATAAATTAAATAAAAATCAATTAAAAGTTATATTTACTCTGCCCAATAATTTCATAATCTTCAATTAGAAGTTGAGGAGTAATATTTCCATTTCATTCATTAGCATTGCACTTTCCTATTAAATTAATTTCTATATAACCGTCACTATATAATCTATCATATTCTTCTTGAGAACTATTAAATTTTATAATACTTATTTTATTAGGTAATGTAATTTTCAAAGTTGGTTTTTTATCAGGAGACATTAAAGTTAAGTTGTCTTTAGTTATTTTTAAATTTTCAATACATATTAAACTTTCATCTATATCTTGACCTCATATATCAGATAAATTAGCTATATCTAAAATAATATTTGGATTAACATCTACTCCTTTAAATATGTAATCAACATAATATAATGGTTCAGATTCCATATTTACAAGGGCTATATCAGTTAGTTCTATAAATTTTTTAATATTTTCTTGTTTAATACCAATACCAAAAGCATTTTGATGCCCCTCTGCATATTCTACTAGCCCAGTTTCTTGACATATATCTTTGAAGTTTTCTATACCAGATTTAGAATATCCACGTGCACTACCTTGATAAATAATATCATAATGTATATTTTCATCTGGGTCAATAGCAATATCTTGTACTAGATGTTTTGTCAACATTAATACAGGTCTTTGATATTTAGCCATTATTTTATTGGCTATTAAACCTGCGATATTTGGATCTATTTGCCCAGGCTCTAATAAAAACATAAGAACCTTATGCTTCATCATATTATTTTCCTCTATCATTCCTTCAACAAGTTCCATACCTTTATCTTGTTCTCTTGTTTGTCTACTTTTTACATTAGTAGCAGTACGTAAAGCTTGGTCTACTAATTTTTCCATTTCACCTAGCTTATGTCCGCGTTTATTTGATAATATTTCTTTAAATGCTTCTGATTTTAGCATTGATTTAAATAATATTTCTTTTTCTTCTAATGTTCCACTTCTAACCATTGAGTTTATAAATGGGACTATATAAAATGCTGCTCCTATTGGGGTTATTTTATTACCTAAAGAATAAGAGTTTTTTTCTGCCATTCCATATATAAATGGGTTTTTTATATTTTCACTGCGGAAACCTTTGGTTATAATATGTTTAGTTTCTATTGATTTAAGACTCATCATATCGCCGCAATTTCCAAGAGCAGCAAGGTCTATATATTGTTCTGCATTAAACCCACCTCTAATTTTATCAAAATAACGACAAAATTGCCATACAACTCCAGCACCTGATAATTGCTTATTTGGATAATTAGATAATTGATTATTTATTACAATAGCATCTTCAGAGATATAAGGCGCCTCATGGTGGTCTAAAATAATAATTTCTCTACCTTCTTCTTTTAATTTTTTATGATATTCATAATCATTACTTGCGGCATCAGGTATAATAATTAATTTAAAATTATTTTTTTCTATATAATCTATACAGTCACTTAATCCATGAGTTTTGTCTTCATGTAAATAATATTTTAAATGATTAGTTACAAAAGATGGAAATAAATCATATAAATAATTTATAAGTATTGCGGCGGCCGTGTATCCATCACAATCGCAGTCTACCAATACCAAAGTGTCGTTATTTTCATTTATAGCCTTGGCTAAGATTAAAATAGCTTGCTTAATGACGTCTTGACCAAACATTTCCGCATTATTAATATCATTATCTGTTGTGTTTAAATAGTGATGAGTTTCACTTAAAGGAATACCTCTGTTAAATAGTATTTGTTGTTCTGGACTTAATCTTGTGTCTATTTCATTTATTAATTTATATTTCATATATATTATCTCCTTTAAATACTAAATCTCTTATTATATAATAAAATAAATTTCTCTTTTTGACAATCTATGGGGGAATCCTTATATCCTAAAAGATTTTCCTTATCAAAAATATAACTTATCTTTGTATATTTACTATATTTTTTATTTATTTCTTTAAGTTTTTTTACCCATCCTAAATGTTCTTTATCACCTAGTTCAATATATTGTCTATCAAAAGCAATAATAATTTCTTCTACTCCTAAATTTAATAATAATTGAACTTGATATTGAGATAAGGTACTGCCGCATACTGCAACAGATATATCATTTTCTTCTCCAAAATAACTTGCATATAACAAGCAACTTTTTTCAGATTCAAAAACAATAGCTTTTTTTATTCTTTGTATATTTTGTTTACTAAAATTTAAGTTATATAAGTTAAAACCAAGAGGATGATTATATAAAGTATGGTTTAAATACATTGGACGATATTTTCCATATACTTCATTCTCTTGAATTAGTGTTCTTTCTCTAATTCCTACTAAATTATTATTTTCATCATAGTGCGGAATAACTATTCCTTGAGAAGAGGGATTATAACATATATTATGAGTTTTGATTATCTCTTTTGATATACCTTCTTTTTCCCATGGAAGTATGTGCGGATGAGGTAAAAAATTTAAAATATTTTTATCATAAAAACTTAGTTGAACTTCTTTTTTATTATTTTCTTTATTTAAAATTTTGGCATATTTATTTAAAATTTTCCAATCTTGAAGTTCTTCTTGTTCATCAAAAAAATTTTTATTTTCCTGCTCGATCCCGCAAAAATTACATACATAGTTTATTGCTTGCGGCAATTGATATGTTACCTTATTATCAGATAACACTTTCATTGTTAATTCAAAAATATCAAAAGTTGTTGAACATTCTGTATAACAACGAAATAATCTTGTATTGTTATAATAATATAATTTATGTTGTTGCCCACAATGGCAAATTGTACGAGAAATAATAATATTATCTTTTAAGATAGGTTCCGCATTTCATGAAGCTAAAAGATTAAAAACTTGCTCTAAAGTAATTTGTTGTTTAATTTTTTCTAATTGTTCTTTTTCATCCATGCGGGGAACCTCCTCTCTTAAAAGGCACTAGCTGATATAGCCGGATTAATTTTAATTTTTAAATCTGGCAATTCAACTAATTCATAATTATATGTTGTAGCAAACATTGGTTCGATACGGCATATTCCTCTATCTGCTTTACACCATAATAAAATATCTTTATATTGACCTCGTCTATTTTTATATATAGACATTTTTATAACAGGTTCTGGTAAACCTTGTTTAACTAATAGTGGTTTTAGCGCCTCTCTATCTTCTTGAGATACTTGTAACATAATTGCGCCATAATCAACTTTATCTGCAATTGCTTTTGCACCACGCAATAAATTTTGGTCATATTGTTGCGCAGTAACATAGTCCGCATTTAATTGAGTACTTGTTAAAATAAATACTCCATATTCATTACATAAATCTTTTAATCTTATTGCTAGCATAAATAAAACATTATCTTCTCTTAATCCTTTTATTCCTGCTTTAGAAGAAACTTCTCCTAATATTTTTAAAGATGTATGTAAATAATCAAAGAATATATATCTTACTCCCCATTCCTGTATTCCATATTTAATTGCATTTTCTATGTCTTGTAAACTAAAATCTGGCAATCTCTTAATATGTAACGGAGATGTTTTTATAAGTTTTGCAGCTTGCATAACTCTATCTAACTCTCCATCTTCATATTTATTATATATAATATGAGCTTCATTAACGCCGCTTAAAAAAGCTAACATCATAGTTTGAATTTCATCAATTTCTTGTTCTGTTGTTATATATAAAGTAGGTTCTTTTGTTCCATTTGTATCCCATTGATGCGTTTCTAGATTATATATTTGATCGCAAGCTATATTACATGCATCTGCGATCATAGCACGAGTTTTTCCTACTCCGGTTGCCGCAGAACGTAAATATAATTTTTTTAAACGAGCTCCACGAGTAACAGTATTAATTAAAGGGCCGTACATTGGATATCCTATTTCTGGATTCTTTTGTAATCGTTCAATTAATTCATCTATATCATTTCCAGCTTGAACATATTCTTCATCTGTTCCATCAACATATTTTAATTTAATTGTTGTTATTTTTTTATCTATAATTTCTGCTATTTCTTCAAGAGAGGTATTATCTAACCAATCTTCTTGTGCTTGTTTTTTCTTCCCATCTAAAATATTATCTACATCATATAGCCAAGATAAGTCCATACCAATTCTATCATATTCTCTTAATAAAGTAAATTTTTTCATACGAGTATAATAATAATCAAATGTTGAAATTTGAACTATTTCAGATAATTGTTGTAAATACTCTTGTCCTTTATTTTCTTGATATATTCCATATGATTTCGGTCTATTATATAAATAATCTTCAATAGCAGTAATTGTTATTTCTTTTGCTCCTAATGCATGTAAATTGAAAATTGAACCAAATAAAATTTTATGAAATTCATTAGAGAAATCTTCTTCATAAAATTTATATTTTTCATTATCTAATAGATTAGGATTATTAAAAATATTTCCTATAACTTGTATAGTAGATGGTATATCTTCATATTTACTTTTCATTTTCTTCCTCCTCTATGCTGAATAATTTTGGTGGTTGAACATAAACTTGCGGCGGCGCAATTTCAATTTCTTCAACTTTATTATTAATTCGTTTACCTTCATTTATCATATTTGCAATAAATAATCCATAATAATAAGTTTTTGCATCATTATAAATATAAGGTAAAATCCCTATTCCGCCATTTGCATCTTCTATAGAATTTCTTTTTATTTCAAACCACCATTTTAATGCTTTTAACATTCCGCTATAAGTAAAATTATATTGTTTTTTATAATCTGTTATTTGTCTTGTTATTTTTGCGGGAATTGCTGTATAACAATATGTTTTTTTAATATATTGTAATAAGTTTTCATAATCTATTTCTTCTTGCGTTTTATTTGATTGAACTTCATCATGACATTTTTTATGCGCATATCTACGAGCACTTACTGCAACTCATTCTTCTTGGTTTCTATCAAACTGCTCTCCGCAATAATAACATTTTGCTATTAATTTAGCCATTTCCGCCTCCTTAAAGTTTCTTATATATAAATATTATATTATATTTTTTAATAAAAATCAAAAAGACACTTAATTAAGTGTCTTTATTATTAAATTTTACTTTTTTCTAAGTCTTTTAATTCTTCTACAATTAAAGACAATGCTTCAACCTGTTCTCTTGAACATTGGCTTACTTTATTTCCTCTGCCTAAATATTTTTCAGTAATTTGTGTTATTCTAGGAGAATATTTTTCTTCAAATGAGTCTCCTGCATTTTTTATAATTCTATTAACACAATTTTGGAAATCAGCCATTAAATCATCAAAATCAAGATTATCTTCTTTATTTAAATATAAATTACTTCTTTCATTAGTAAAATTTTCTTTACCTTCTTCCGCCGCTTGTTTTTCAATAGCTTCAGATATAGCATTTGTTAAATTAGTATAATTAAATTCTATATAGTCAGGAGTATATTTGAAACGAGATCCAGCCATATATCTATTAGTTCCTCTCATAAATAACATAGTTTTATCTCCTTCATCTGTTGTAACAACTCTAGAATATCCAATTATATCAGCCATACGAGAAACAATATTTGTACCTCTCTTATCAAGAGTAGGAACAATTTGATTATACTCTTCTCCATTTTCGTTTTTAAATGTTTTATCTGTTGCATGACTAATTAAAACTAGACCATAGTCCATTTGAACTATTTTTCTTAAAGTTTCATCGAACTCTTGTCCAACCATTCCATATCCTTTACCATATCCTATATCGCTAATTGAATCAACACCAAAACTTCCATCAGGTCTTTTAGCATTGTCGCATATATATTTAGTACAATAGTCATATGCTATATCAACAGTATCTACTATAATTGTTGAGAATTTTGCTTTTACTTCAGGTTTTTCTAGTTCTCTTAAAGTTTGTTTAAATTCAGACCATTTATTAATAGGTTGTGCCATAACTCCAGGTATTGCATTATAACCTTTTTCAAAAGCTAATAAAAGAGCTTCTGGGAAATGAGATGCGGTAGTAGTTTTACCACTTTTAGGTTCACCATAGAAAAAAACAGAATAGCCACGCAAATCTTTGCTAACTTTATGAGGTTGTAAATTCATTAAATCTATCATATTTTACTCTCCTTTATTTAAAAAAGCCGATTAAAATAAGAAATCGGCTGTTTTACTTGCTGTTGTTGCAGCTGTACTAGTTGTTGTTCCAGCAGCTTTATTTGCTTTATATTCTTCTGCTCTTTTCTTAATGTCTGCTAAATAAACTTCTCTATTTTGTAATGCTTCTTTTACTTCTTTTTCTGTTAAGATATTTTCATCATTAAAATCATATGGTACTTTTGCAGTTCCAGTTATAATCCATTCTTTATTAGAATTTCTATAAGTTCTTACTGCAGGTTCACCAAATGCACTTTCAACTTCTACAGTTGATGTACTAGTTTCAGATATAATTTTTCCCCAAACTCTTGTATATATAGGGTTAGCTCCAGTTGCACCTAAATTTTCAAAATATTTCATACCATCTGCATTTTTAACTTTAAATTCAACAGGTAGTATATCATTTCTAAAATTAAATACAGCTCCTCTTACTGCTACATAATCTTCATTAATATGTTTTTCTTCATCTTTATCTACATGTGTTACATTAGTAATTAACATATCAACAGAGAAAGTATTTCTTTCATTTTCTTCCCCTAATTCATTAACTAAAGTAACAAAACCACCTTCATTAGTTTTTGCAGATACTAATTCATCATTTGCATTATAAAAATCATTTAATGCTAGGGCAGTATCAATTCTAACTTTTTGAGCTTCATCTTTTCCTACAGATACCCAAGTTTTATTTTCATCCATAATTTTCTTTAAATTTGCATATGTAGCATTTTTTACACCATTTTTATTTGCTTCTGTTACATATGTAAAATGTACTTTTATAACATTAAGTCCTTCTTCATCAGTAGCAATTTCTAAATTTCCACTAATAAATTCTTTTCCAAAATTTGCTGATGCTTGATTTTGTACTTGCTTACTTGTTAAATCATGTTGATAAATTCTTCCACTAATTCTTTCTGTATTTTGTGCTTTTCTCATAATTTTCTCTCCTATCTTTTTATTTTTTTCAATAATTACTCATTTATCTTCTGATTTAATTATTTCTTAATATAATTATAATAAAAAATTTCAATAAAATCAATTATGAATTGCCTTTACTCGTTTCCTTTTTGGCTATTAAATCCAAATTGATTAGATTGATATAGGTTTATATAGAATTTTTCTTTTTCATTAAGCTCTTCTTTTTTACATTTTTCTAGTAATTCAAAAGAAAAGTTCTCTAAACCATCGCTTATCATTGATTGATATAGTTTATTACCTGCGGGGGTGTCGATCCCTAGACCAGCTTTAGCATGGTTTTTCCAACGTGTAGCCATTTCAGTACTTTGTCCTATATAAACAAAATTATTTAATTGATTTGTAATTTTATATATCCCGCATACTTCTGCGGTAGATGAGCCTAAAACATTTGCACACACTTGATTCATAGGTTTTTGATAATAACTTTGTCAAATTAACATACGAAGAATACGCGTGTCATTTAATTTATATTCAATATCTTTTAAAATTTTAACATCTTTTAAATCATTTTCTTTAATTTGAGGACAATAGAAAGATTTTTTATCTTTTATTTCCTGTTCTTTTAATTGCGCTTCAAGTGCGGCCGCCCTCGTAGAGAATAATTTATCGAGGTCTTTCTCGATCAAACCGGTTTCCGCAAGTAATTTATCTTGTCTTTTTTCATAGCTCATTTTAAGAACATTTATTGCGGTATCAAATTCTTCTTCTGCCTCTTTATATTTATTATCTAATACTTTTTGATATTGTGAAAAAGCATTTTGTGTAATTTGTTCAGTATTGTTAACTGAATTATTTAAATTTTCTATTTCTAATATTATATTATCTTTTTGTTTTTTTAAATTTTCAATTTCATTATTTAATATTTTTTGTTGATTAATTGTATTTTTATTTATTTCTATTGTTTTTATATTTTTCTTTTTTCATAAATATCAAAAAATTATTACTAATAATAGTAAACATATAATTATAATATCTTTCATTTTTAATACCCTTTCAAAAAGAAAAGTTGAGTATTTCTACTCAACTTAGTTATATAAATTATTCAGCGTCGTCTTCTGCGTCGATGTCTAAATCTTTACCTTCAGCAGTTAATACGATATGTTTAACTTTTTTATGAGTTCCATCTTCTAATTCAACTTCTGCTTCTTTTCTTTCCATTAAACCTTTTCTGCAGAATGCTGATGTAACGATACCATTAACTTGTCTTGGATTTAAACCAGTTGCTTCAGCGATATCAGCTGCAGTAATATCATTTCCTTCATTTTCTTTTACATAGTTATAAACTAATTTACTATTTTCACTAAATTTTGCCATATTGTTTTTTCTCCTTTTTCTATTATTTATTTTATTTTATATGAATATTATAATTAAAAATTTGGCTCTTTTCAAATATATATTCTTTATTTATATATTTATTATAAACTAAAATTTTTATATTATCAAACTAACAAAACTTTAATCTAAATTCATCTTCCGTAATAATTGGTATTCCGGATTTTTTAGCGGCAATATTTTTGCTTGATTGACTATTTATATCGTTATTTATTAAATAAGTTACTTTGCTAGATATAGAATCAACCACTTTACCACCCTTATTTTCAATATATGCTTTTAATTCATTTCTATTTTTAAATGTTAATAATTTACCTGTAATACAAAACACTTCTTTACTTAAGGTATTATCTTCTTTTTTATCATCTTTTTCTTGAATATTAAAAGCATATGATACAACTTCATCAAGCTCTTTATAATTGAAATCTAAAAGAGCGGCGGCCATTGCTTCACCAAAACCATTATATTGTGTGAAATCAAATTTTGAATTTACCTTTTCTCTAAATTCACCATAAGTTTTAATATATTTACATAACTCTTTCGCAATAGAGCGGCCTATTAATGGGATACCAGCTGCCGCAAGGACAGCATCTAAACTTGGATTTTTACTATTTTCTATGGCGTTCAAGATCCTCTCCACAGACTTTTCACCAAAGCCTGGTTTTGTTTTCCATTCATTTGAGAAGTTTTCTAATTTATATATATCAACAAAATTAGAAATCCAACCCCAGTTTATAAGTTTCTCGAGAGTTGCCGTTGAAAGCCCCTTAATATCTAATCCAGTTTTTCCACAAAAATGGTCTAATCGGTTTATCAATTTACCTTGACATTGTGTATTGGTACAATATAAGGTAACTACTCCATCATTTTCATTTAGACGAGTAGCTCCGCCGCATATAGGACATTTATCGCATTTAAATTCAGATATTGTTAGCGGTTTTTGTTCTGCTTTTGATATTTGTGGTATTATCATATTTGATTTAAATACCCATATTTTTTGACCTTTATAAGGTTGTCCTAATAGTTCTGACATGATACTTACATTATGTAAACTTGCTCTTGAAACCTCTGTTCCGTCAATTTCAACAGGATTAAAAATAGCAACAGGTGTAAGTATACCAGTTCTACCCATACTCCATTCAATATTCTGTAAATAAGTTTCATATTCTTCATCATAAAATTTATATGCTATCCCACCTTTAAAATGATGGTCTGTTTTTCCTGCCGCATCATAAATTCTATTTAAGTTATATTTAAAAACTACACCATCAATAGGATAATTCTTTATATCAGATTGTTCTTTTATATAACTAATAATCCAATTAATATTGGTTGAAGTATCTACAATAAAAGGGACTGTTGTAAAACCCAAAGTATCTAATAAATGTAATTCAGATTCTAGACTAATAAACTTATTATCGTTATCAATAATATCCCATGCAATAAAAGTTAATTTTCTTTTTGAACTTTCTTTACTATCTAATAGTCTAATACTTCCTGCAGCAAAATTTCTAGGATTTTTATATTCATTTTCGAACTCTTTAAAATCTTCATAAGTACAAATAATTTCTCCATCAATAATTAATTCATCATTATAATTTATTTTATTAGGAATATTTTTTACTTGTAAAGCATTATGTAAAATATCTTCTCCAATTTCGCCATTGCCGCGAGTTTCTGCAGAAAATAATTTACCATTAATATATCTTAATGAACAAGTTAATCCGTCCATTTTTGCCATAGCAATATATTCTTCTTTATCACAAAAAGACGCTATTACATTTATATCTTTAGTTTTATCAAGAGATAACATAAGATGATTATGTTTTACTTTTTTTAAATCATTTACTAATTGGTAATTAATATTTTGAGTAGGACTATCTTGATAATATATATTATATTTATTTTCTAAATTTTGTAATGTAAAATACATATTATCCCATTCACTATCTGAAATTTCTGGATGTCCTTCATCATATAGTTTAGTATAATAATTTAATTTATCAATTAAATCTCTAATCTCTTGCATATGTATCTCTCCCTTTCTTTATATATATTATAAGATAATTTTTATGTTATTGCAAATTTCTTTATATGAAAAAAGTGTTGTTATAATTTAACAACACTCTTAACATTATTTTGAATAAGTTTAACTCCAATAGTAGTTCTTCCTTGAGTATTTAATTCAGTTGCGGGGATACATATACTATTAGGAGTTCCTATTAATAATAAACTATCATCATTAGTTATTGCGGCCGCACCTGCAAGGTTAATACCTAATTTTAATCCCTTGCCTCCGCGTCCTTGTAATGAGAACTCAGATATATCACATTTTTTCCCATAACCCTCTACACTAATAAAAGCTATTTCTTTTGTATCTTTAGAGATAGGAATTCCGCAAACAACCTCATCATCACTAGCTAAATTAATACTTTTTACTCCACTAGTTACTCTACCTATTGCCGCAATATCTTTAGTAGTAAATCTTATGCTCATACCATTTTTAGTACAAACTAAACATTCTTCGTCCTTCATAAATAAAACATTAGCAATACTATCGCCATCTTTTAATTTAATAGCTTGAGTTCCTGTAGATTTTTTAATTGATTTATATTCACTTAATAAAGTCTTTTTAAATAAACCTTGTTTTGTTATAAATACTACATAATCAGCATCTAAATCTCTGTCCATACTTGCGGCAGCAATAATTTTTTCATTTGGTTCCATGCTAATTAAACTAGCTAAATTTTGTCCTTTTGATACATTTGTACCAATAGGTAGTTTATCAACTAATATTTTATACATTTTACCTTTATTAGTAAACACTAATAAGTTATCAATAGTATTAGTTTTTATAGTGGCTAAAATTGCATCATCTTCAGATTTAATTCCTTTTCCGCCTCTTTTTTGAGTTCTAAAACTTGTTTTAGGAATACGTTTAACATCTCCAGTTTGAGATACCATTACAACAACATCTTCAGGGATAACTGTTGCAATTTCTTTTTCTTCTTTTGGAACTTCAATTTGTGCTAGTTCAGTTTTTCTTTTATCTCCATATTTTTTAACTAAATCAGATAATCTTGTTCTAATTATTGATAATTGAGCATCTTTATTGGTTAATGTATAATTATATCCATCTATATCATGTTCTAACTGGGCTTTTTCTTCATTTAATTCTATCTTTTCTAATTTCGCAAGAGAACCTAATCTCATAGCTACAATAGATTTTGCTTGGGGTTCAGTAAATTTATATTCTTTAACCAAACCTTCTTTTGCGGCAGCACTTGATTCAGACTTTTTAATAAATGTAATTATATTATCAATATCTTCCAATGCTTTAATTAATCCATTTACAATCTCTAGGCGGGCTTCCGCAGCATTTAAATCAAATTTAGTTTCTTTAATTAAACAATTAATGTTATGGTCTAAATATATTTTAATACAATCTTTTAAATTTACTTCTGTTGGAGTTTTATCTATTAAAGCAACTTGATTATATGAAAAACTACTTTGTAAATCTGTTTTTGCAAACAATCTATTAGCTATTGCATCAGGATTAACTCCTTTTGCACATTCTACAACTATTCTTAAACCTTTTTTATTACTTTCATTTCTAATATTTACTATTTCCGCAATATCAGTTTCTGCTACTTCACCTATTTCCGCAATAAGTGCTTCTGTTGTAGTACCATAAGGAATTTCATAGAATACGATATTTTGTCCTTCAGTTTTATATTTAGCTCTAACTTTTACACTTCCATGTCCTGTTTTCATGATACTTGGAATATCATTCATATTAATAACAATTCCGCCTGTTGGAAAATCAGGGCCAGGTAACATTGGTTCTTTACCGTCCATATAATCATATATAGCTGTTGCTACTTCTCCTAAATTATGTGGGGCAAAATTACAAGCCATTGCAACACCAATACCTGTATTTGGATTACATAGTAAATTAGGGAATATAGCAGGTAATGTAACTGGCTCTTCTGCATCTTCAGAGTAATTAGGAATAAAATCTACATTTTGCTTTTTAATTCCTTTTAACATACCGTCTTCTGCAAGTTTAGATAACCTTGCTTCTGTATAACGCATATGAGCAGGACCATCTCCATCAATATTTCCATTGGAACCATGGACTTCGATTAGAGGGTACCTCATAATCCAACTTTGGGAAAGACGAATCATTGCTCCATATATTGAACTATCTCCATGAGGATGGTACGACCCCATAACATCTCCTACAATACGAGCAGATTTTACATGTGGCTTAGAACTCCCATATCCACGTTCAAAAGCCCCCCATAATATCCTTCTAGCTACTGGCTTTAGTCCTGAGGTAGCGTCGGGTATAGCTCTGTCTTCATTTACTGCTGCGGCGTACTCAATAAAATTCTTACTTAATTCATTTATAATGTCATTAGTTTTGTTATCCATTATTAAAATCCTCCTTTTCCAATAATTTATCTATTGTTATATTATTAAAATTCTTATAAGAAATTTCTATCAATTTTTTATTATTATTTATACACCATTGTTTTTTTATTTTATCTCTTTTTATTTGATTTGTCAATTTTTCTTTTGTATTTCAGCCTATATTTAATGTTTCATAGTGTTGACTACCTTGATATTCTATTAAAATATTGTATTCAGGAAGAAAAAAATCAAACCTTAACTTAGCATTAGTTTCAGGATTAATGCAATCTTCAAAAGTTTTTTCTTTTTCAAAAATGATATTATTTTCTTTTAGAAGATTAGATATTCTTTCTTCGCCTAAAGATTTAATGCATCCACAAGAATGTGTATGTCCTCTTCTTAAATCGATACCATTTACAATGATTTGATTACCGCATTTACATTGACATAATCAAAAAACATCTTTATTAGCATTATTCTTCTTAGCTTTTTCTATAACTGTCAGCTTCCCATATACATTTCCTATTTCTTCTTTTATAAGAGATGCTCTATTTTTATCATCAGGGCATCGTGTAATTTTTTGTAAAGAATCAGATCTTACAGAATGAATCTTATCACAATTATCACAAGAGCATAACCAAAATGCTCTTTTTTGTTGATTTGTTCTGTCTATATCTAATTTTATTACTGTCAAAGGTCCAAATTTTTGACCTGTTAAATCTTTTCTATTCGGCATTATAAGAAGCCTCTTTACTATGAAGTTTGATGAAATCTTTACGACTTTGAATAGCAGTCCCCATTAAATCATTAAATAATTTATCTGCGGCCGCCGCATCATCAACAGTTATTTGTTTAATAATTCTATTATCGGGATCAGTTAGTGTTTCTTCAGTTTCGTCTACGGACATTTCACCTAAACCCTTCATTCTATTAACAGTTATTTTTTTATCTCCTATTGATTTTTTAAATTCTTCTAATTCTTCATCATTTTTAATATATTTATATTCTTTACCTATTGTTACTTTATATAATGGTGGAACTCCTGCATATATATATCCATCTTCAATTAATTGAGGACAGAAATTCCATATAAAAGTATAGAACAAATTTTTAATATGCGCTCCATCAACATCAGCATCAGATTCAATAATAATTTTGCCATATCTTAAACTATCTTTATCATAAGTAACTTGCATAGTTTTAGTATCAATATATAATCCAAAAGCATCTATCATAGTCATAATTTCCGCATTTTTTTGTATTTTATCTAAACTTGCTTTTTGTGTATTAAGTATTTTCGTTTTCCCTTATATTTCTATAAGAACTGACTATCTCTTACTCTCTGAGTTTGTCATCACTCTTCTTCGAGCACTCCATTTCGAACTGCGTATCAATAGCAGCCCTACTCCCAGTCTAACCCGGGATAGTCGATACATGAGTTAATCTACATTTTTATAAGTTTCTCTTTTTATAATTGCTGCAATAGAACTTTCAGATAAATTATATTTTTCTCCTAATTCTCTATAACTAACAACTCCTTTTTTATAAGAATTTCTTATTTCTTTTACTTGGACATTAGTAAGTTTTGCATTAGTATGTCTTACCTGTTCTTTGTTTGGAATATTTCCAACAGTGACATAAGTTTGACCTAAAACTATTCTTTTAAAAGTTTGTTGATTTGAATATAAATCTTTAAAATCTTGATAAATTTCTTTTATTGGTTCTCCATCAATATATCTTTGTCTAATATCCCAAACTTGTTGATTTGTTAGTTTTGCTCGAGGATGATTTTCACTCATTAAAGATTTATTTTGTTCCCTTGTTTTTTGTCTTTTTAATTCGGTTTCTTCAGAATAAATATTTGGACTCCAGTATTGTCCACCTTCAGTTGAATTATATCCATTTTTAAAAGTATCAAATTCTTTTATATATTTAATTTCTAAATCATCTAATTCTTTTTCTTCACATAGTTTTAATATAATTACTTCAAAATTATCAATTCCATATTTTCTAAGAGCTTGATAAAACTTAGTATTATAATTACAATTATTTTCATTCTTATAATCTACTAAATGATGACTTTGAAATCTTTTTCTAATATTTTTGCTTTGTCCAATATATTTTTTATTGTTTATTAAATTTACTACCATATAAATTCCACTATTAGCTGGTAGATTTTCTATATTTTTCATATTTATCTCTCCTTTGTCAATAATATATGAAAAATAGTTTTAAGTATTTATATATTTTTGTCCGTTTTTAGTATTTTAGATTAACATTTTCACACGGGATTACCTTCGCCTAAACATATTTTGACATATATGTGTAACGGTCAGGCTTCCCCGTTAGCATACATTTCTGTACACCCCACTGATAAGTGGTTAGAAGTGTAGAGGCAAATATTATTTCGGTATAGCCTTACGCTATCCTAAGTCTACCTCTCACTGGCATTACCGCTTGGAACTCATTATCTCTTGCTGATTTTAAGTTTCCGCTTGCGGAATCTCCCTCTGTGATATATATTTCACATTTGTTTCTATCTTTTGAATAACAATCAGCAAGTTTACTATCAAATTTTAATGCTTTTTCTTTTTTCTTATTAGTTTCTCTTACTCTCTCACGAGCGTTTTTAGCTGCCTCTCTAGCTTTACGAGCGGCTGCCGCCTTATCAAAAATAGTTTTAATTTCTTTTTCATTATTAACTAACCAATATTGTAAATTAGTAGCAATAATAGTAGAGAAATTGCTCATATCTAATTTAGTAACAGTTGATTTTACTTGTGCATCATATGCAACATTAGGGGCAGTCATATTAAATACTATATACATACCTTCTTGTATATCATCTCCTGTTAAATTTTCTTCTTTATCTTTTAACCATTTTTTATCTTTAAAGAATTTATTAAATTCTCTTGTAATTATAGTTTTAACTTGCGTTATATGAGGGCCTTTCTCTGTAAGACCTGTATTTACATAAGGAATTAATGTTAATGAATAATTAGATGTATATGTTAATACCATGTCTAATTTTTCTTTTCCTTCTGCATACTTCATGTCAAATCTATTTGATATAATTTCTTTATTTTTTACAGCCTCATCAACTAAATCATTTAATCCATGTTGAGATTCATATTTTTCAGTTATTCCATCAATAGTTAAATTAATTGTAAGTCCAGGACATAAACAACTAATTGTATTAACTAAATCTTTTACTTTATTTTCTTCTACAGAAGTATGAGTAAAAAATTCTTCACTTGGAGTCCATATAACTGATGTACCTGTTAGTGCGGGATCACGATAAGTTTCGCTCTCTCTTTTATTAAATACACCTTCTACAAATTGTATATGTTCAACTTCTGAATCTCTCCAAGTTTTAACATCTAAAGTATGAGATAAAAATGTAGTGATTTTAGATCCGATACCAAAACTACCTAAAGAAGTTCCTTCATATGTTCCATCTTCACGATATTTACCTGAAGTATTTAAAACGCTAAAAGCAGCTTCAAGAACTGTTTTTCCATCTTCTCTATATTCATTAGGAATAAAACCTTGACCATAATCTCTAACTTCTATTTGAGTATCTTTATCTTTATTTTTAATTTTTATATCTATTTGTTTACCATGACCTAATCTAAATTCATCAACAGCATTAGATAAAATTTCAACTAATAGTTGTGTTGAATATGTTGTATCACCAGCATAAACACCAGGTTTAAGTCTTGTAAACTCTAAAGGTGATAAAGATTCAATACTATCTTTTGTATATAATTTTTTATCTTCTTTCATAATTTTTTTCCTTTCTATAATTTTCCATATTAATTATATTAAAAATTTGGCATAAAATCAAAAAAATTACTCTATGGATAGAGTAATATTATTTTCTTTTAAAATTTTGGCTAATTTTGAAGTATTGCCGCTTTTTTCTGCAACGGCATATGCATCCGCCAGTTCATTTCCAATTTCATTATTATGTCCTGTTATTTTATATAATCTATAATTTGGAAATTCTTTTATTGCATATTCATATAATGGTTTAATTAAATCTAAATTTTTTATTTCTTGTTTTGAACTATTAATTCAATTATTGGCAGCTCAATTATAAATTCATTCATTAAATATATTTACTACATATGAACTATCACTATATATACACACTTCATAATCTTTATATTTAGTTGTAGCTAATTCAAGAGCTTTTAGAAGTCCTTTTAATTCCATTCTATTATTTGTAGTTTCAGGTTTATCATAATCGTCTTTACCCATATATGCATCTCATATTGTATTGGCGGCCGCATCATAATTAACGCAACTTCATCCGCCTATTCCAGGATTCCCACTACATGCTCCATCACAAAAAATATTTATCATATTCTCATCACCTCTTATAATAAAAGACAGTATTAAATACTGTCTTTCTTTTTATTTTGTATTTTTTGTAAAAAATTTTCTTTATCCTGTCTATAATTAATTATTTTCTTTCAAATTAAGTCTGCAAAGTTATTAACAGAAACACTAAAAGTGTTTAATTTATCTCGAGATAGATACATTTCTTTTCTTAGTTGACGAGCTTCTAAACTATCTTTATTATAATCTTTCATTTTATTTAGTTTTTCATTTAAACGATATAAAGTTTGATATTCATTTTTTAAGATTTTCTTTTGAGCTTTAAGAAATTTTAATCCAGCACGCATTTCCGCAATTTCACAACCAAAAAAGCGTGATTCAATATCTTTATCTTCTTCATGTAATTTTGCAGTACCTGTAAATTCTCCTAAATAAGTAGTTATTATAACATAAGAAGTTTTTGATACAGAATTATAATCACTATATTTAACATTATATTTTTCATTCATTTTATTCAACTCTCCTATTGTTATAATAATTAAAAATTTAGCATTTTTCAAATAACATATTATTCAACTCCTATACTGGTTTATGTCCGCACTCTGCAGAATTATTACTATTCCAACAACGACCATTAACATTGAAAGGACAATCATTACATGAACAAATAAATAAATCTCCTATTTTTTGTTTTGTTCCATCTTCAGAAAAACGGCCTAATTCAAATTCCATATCAAAATCTTCTTTTGTATATCCACCTATTTCTCTGACTTCTGCATGATTTGTTTCTTTTTTACAATTAATACAGTATAATTTTTTTAAATGTCCAGGCTCTCTTTGTTGACCTGAATTTCTTAAAATATCAAAGCCTTCTTGTCCACATTGGGTACAATAAAATTTGCTTGTTAAAAAATTCATTTTTATAAAATCTCCTTTCCATATATTTATATATTAACATTATATAATAAATTTATATAATTATCAAATAGAATAAAAATGCCTTTATTTTTGAAAATGAATAACAAAGTTCAACCTTATTATTTATATACGCGGGCGCGCGCATGTGATTATATTAAAAATTAAAATAAAAATCAAATTGATTATTAATAAAAAATAATATATAATATAAATATAAAAAGAAAGGAATTGATTATTATGATAAGAATAAACAATCCATTTGATATTTCTAAAGATGGCGGCAATGCTTTTATTGATGGAATAAATTTTCATATTAGAAACAGTGATGAAATAAAAAGAAAAATTATAAACAATTTAGATTATTATGTATATGTAACTACTATTAATATGGAAGAAAAAACTCCATTAAAAATATTAGATAAGATTTTAAATTATTTGTCTATTGATTATGAAGAATTAACAATAGTTGATGAACATGATATATTAGATAAATTAAGAAAATATTGTTAAAATTTTTGACAAATTATAAAATTTATATTAAAATATAATTAAGAAAAGGAGGAAGAGTACAATGGAAAAAGAAAAGAAAATAACTAAAGAACAATATTTAATACAATTAATAACAATAGTAGAAAATTCAAATGAAGATAATAAAAATGATTTAATCTACTTCCTTAATTCTCAAATAGAGTCACTAAAGAATAAAGCGGCTAAAGCTAAAGAAAGAGCTGCAATTAAAAAAGCAGAAGGCGATTCATTAAGAGAAGAAGTTAAATCTGTTCTTACAAATGAGTTTCAAACTGCAGATGAAATTTTAGCTCAATTAAATGGAGAAGATTTAACCGTTGCTAAAGTTAGAGCTCGTTTAACTCAATTAGTTAATTTAGGTGAAGCTATAAAAGATGATAAAAAAGTTGACGATAAGAAAACTAAAAAAGCATATAAATTAGCTGATTAATATAAAATGTGCTTAAAGCACATTTTTTTATTATAAAGTTGTAAGGAGAGTATAATATGAAATATTGTATTAATTTTTATGGTAAACAAATTGATTTATTAGATACAATAGATGAGATAAATATTAATGTTTCTAAAATACAAGATTTAAATGAATTAAAAGATTTTTGTGAATTACATAAAAATCAAAGGATAAATTTATGTATAAATGATTGACAAGAAGGATTAAATAATAAATTTTTTGATTTATGTTTTACCTTTCAAGAAAATAATCCCGCATATAATATAGCAATTCGTTTACCAAATTGAGATAAAGGATTATGTTTAGCTTTAAAAGAAAAATATCCTCAAGCAAAAGTTTATTTTGGAACAATGATAAATAATTGGGATACACTAGTTTGTTATTTAAATTATGGCGTTTCTGATGTTATTATTGCGGAGGCTCTTGGTTTTGAATTAGATACTGTTGCAGAAATTGCTCATAGTAAAGAGGTTCAAGTGAGAGTTTTTCCAAATGTTGCGCAATCAATTTTTAAAGATATGCCTGATAAATTAAAATTTTGGATTAGACCTGAAGATATTGAAACTTGCGAAACATATATTGATGTATGTGAATTTTATGGCGAAGACGATAAACAAAATTTATATTATAATATATATAATATAGATAAAAAATGGTCAGGTTCGTTAGGAGAAATAATTATTGGGTTGAGTAATGAAATTAATAGTATGACACTTTCTCCAGCATTTATAAATAAAAGAATTAGATGTAATAGAGAATGTATGAAAGGGAAAAAGTGCCAATTATGCGATCATATGGTTGATCTATCTAAATTATTAGAACAAGCAAATTTAAGAATTTCAATAAAAGATGAGGAGGAAGAAAATAATGGCTAGAGGAGCGATAGCAAAAACTGAAATATCAAAAAAAATATTAGATACTTTTGAAGGTAGTTTTTTATATAATGACGGAAAAGAAATTAGAATTCCATATACTGAAGATGGAGAATTAATTCAAATAAAAATAACTTTAACTGCCGCAAAAGAAAATGTTTCAATTGGGGAGGATAACGCGATCCCAGGAGAAATTAGCGAGACAAAAACTGTTGTAGATACTAAACAAAAAATAGAACCAACAGAAGAAGAGAAACAAAATGTTGATGATTTATTAAAGGCGTTAGGGCTATAATGTTTATTGATATTAAATAAAAATTTTAATATAATATAAATGTAAATATGAAAAAATAATAATAAATATAAAAGGAGAAGTAATAAAACTTCTAGGAGTATAAAGGTTTACCTTTTTGATATTATTAGACTGAGTAATATTTATAATGTTAATTAACGCAGACTAGAGTTAATCTTTGTATTTTTGGTAAAAACTCCAACCTAAGTCTTACAATTAAGAAAAAATACAAGTGTATGTTTATGGTTGCTGACTAAGCCGTTCATAACAAATTATTATGAACCCTGTTAAAGGTACGATATTCAACTATAGATAAGAATATCCTCTTATAAGTTGGGGAATAAGTATTATATTAGCAATATAAGAAAAATAACCACATTATACGATAACTTAGTCATTAAAAGCAAAATTGAGGCTGACCTGCCAACAGACATGCGGGAGTCTGTTCGGTGAATGTTTGAACTAGGTTCATCAATCATTGAGCGGCTGCCGCGAACTTTCTTATGTCCTTTTAGTCTAATGGATAAAACATGTGGCCACGGACCACAAGTTCTGGGTTCGAGTCCTAGAAGGGACACCATATATAAAAAATTAGGGTAATTTTTGTTTATTGTTTTAAAGCAAAAATCAAATATATATAGATAGACAAATAAGTCTATCTATATATAGCCTTCTTTCTAAATGTCAATGGGAGTATAAATATATTAAATATATACTCCCTATTGATTTTTTCTTAAAAATATTATATAATAATAATATAAAAAGGAAGGAGTGTTTAATATGAGTTTACTTACAGAAGAAACAACAAATAAAAATACTTATTTTGTAACAGTAATTGAGACTTTAAAGAAAAAAGTTGAAGTTGAAGCAGATAGCGAAAGTGATGCTATTGCTAAAGTTGAACACGCTTATAAAAAATGTGATATAATATTAGATGCAGATGATTTTACTGGAGTAAAATTTAAAATATCTAAAGTAATAGAAAATATTGAAGATGAAGAAGAAGAATAATATATACTAGGAAAAGATAAAAATCTTTGCAAAGACATTGTCTATTGATGAAGTCTTAGTTTCTAAGCGGGGCCAGGTACATGTAGAAAAGGGCTGAAAATCGCTATATAAATCAAGGAAAGTTTTTCTATATTATACTTACTGCTCGAGAAGTAGATAAGTCCTATTGCAGAGAAATCTGTGAATGTTGCCAGACGATAAATAAAATGCCAAGTGAAATTGCGGTGAATCTTACAACTCTAAGATAGTTTAAGACTTGGAATGTAGTAGCTTGAACAGGTGGAGAATCGGGACTCCTGTTAAATATATTAATTGGTTATATACTACCTTATGGACTCTAAACAAAAGTATAGGTTGGCATTAGCGGAAAGCCGTTTCCATAAATAAATATTTCCGCCGTTCTCTACGGATAAAATCGGTAATAGCTATCCGATACCTGAATCTAGCGGGTGGAGGTAATAAATAGGGAAAATCTCATGTTTGTTGGTGTAAACCCAACTCCGTAGTCCATTTGCCCTTGTAGTATAATGGCTAGTACAGTTGACTTGTAATCATCAAATGGCAGTTCGAATCTGTCCTGGGGCACCATTTAAAAAAATTGGAAATATCTAGAAAAATAAGATAGGCGGAAACGCGATTGATACTTAAGGTATAGAGGATGGATCGCCAAGCTTCTTGTGGTGTGTTTGGAGAAGCAAAATTTTGTGGGTATCGTATAGTTGGTTAGTATGCGAGTCTTCCAAACTTGGGGCGCGGGTTCGAATCCCGCTACCCACTCCATGCAGGATTAGTTTAATGGTAGAACGAGACCTTGCCAAGGTTTAGGTGCGAGTTCAATTCTCACATCCTGCTCCAAGATTTTTTTGACTTTTTTATAAAAATATATTATAATATTTATATAGAAAAGGGAATGATAAATATGAAAAAGTTTAATGAAAATAAAGAATATTTTTGGGAATACGATTATTGGTTTGGAGAAGATTTTTTAAAAGGAATTTTTAAAGACCAATATTTAAGAAAATTTTCATTAGATGGTGCAGGTATTTATCATTTATTATTAATAGATAATAAAATATATAGTTTATCATTGAAGGAAACTAATAAGTTATTATTAAATGATGGTAAAAAAGCATTTAGAGATGAAACAAAAGATATAATAATTCAAGATATTAGTAATGAATTTACTAAAATGGGTATTGAACATACTATTAATGGAGGTAAATTTATTACATTTAAAATATTTGATTATATAGGAAAAATAGAAATCGTTAAAAAGGCGGCAATGCCTAGCTAATGCCCTCGGAAGTTTTAGGACTGACCGTGAAAGCTCGAGTATTCCGTGTGAAACTGTGAGAAAGGCGCGAGCTATGGCGGTGTAGCACAGTTGGCTAGTGCAGCGGATTCATACCCCGCAGGTCATAGGTTCAAATCCTATTGCCGCCACCATTTTGTGTTTATAATAATACATAGGGGTACTCGACCATTATCCCTCGAACATTCTTTAGCGGGAATAAGTAGAAAAGTAGTGCACTACAATGGCTGTCCCTATGGGGAGTTAGTGATAACGGTTAGCATGCCTGATTTGCAATCAGGCGGTAAGGGTTCGATTCCCTTACTCTCCACCATAAGTTGAAAGGAACGATTTTATAGATGAGTAAGAGACTAATTGAAAAGAAGGAACGAATTGCATTGAAAGTTCATCAATATGAGATTGAAGGCAAAACAATCCGAGCTAAATATTGGCAACGAAAATTAAATAAAATTGCCGATATAGAAAAGAAGGCAGCAGCTTTAATTAAAAGAAAGTTAGCTACACAAGGCATCAAGAAGTTGAATACTGTAAAAATTTAGCGATAAGACTGGTTTTAGAAGCCAGTCTTCGCAAACTTTTATCCATTGCCCCGTAGCCAAGTGGTAAGGCATCAGACTTTGACTCTGACATTTCCCTGGTCCGAATCCAGGCGGGGCAACCATTATTTTAAAGCTCTATATTAAGTTTTTATTTCAATTTTTTATTTTTAGGAGGTTTTTATATGGATTTTTTAGATGATATTTTTAGTCCGTTTATTTGGGATAAAAATTTTTATAATTTTACAAGAGAAGAAAAGGATATGCATCCTTATTCAGTAATTTGTCATGAAGATGGTTCAGTTACTATCGTACATAATGTATTAGGTTTAAATAAAGAAGATATAAAATTAGTTGCAAAAGAAATGCATGGAAAAGGTTATATTTTAATTGCAGGTAAAACTGTAGATGAAATAACTAAAAAAACTTATTCTATCAATTCTAGATTTGAATGTAATGTTCAAAGATGCGACTTAGATAAGATTACTTCAAATATGAAAAATGGTTTATTATATATTAATATTGAAGCAAAAGAAAATAAACCACAAGAGAAGAAAGAAAATATTATCACAATATCTTAATTTTAGTTCTTAATATAGAGCTAAAATATATGCGGGATTAGCACAGTTGGTTAGCGCGGCTGCCCTACAAGCAGTAGGTCCTAGGTTCGAGTCCTAGATTCCGCACCATTTTGAACTTTAATGCATATGTAGAAATATATATGCATTTTTTTATATGCGGGTATACCCAAGTTCGGCTGAAGGGGGCTGCCTACTAAGCAGCTAGGTCGTTTTTTGATGCGAAGGTTCGAATCCTTCTGCCCGCGCCATTTAATTTTTATTGATTTTTTTATTTATTTATAATATAATATAAATAGGAAAGGTGATTAATATATGAGATTATGGCATACAAAATTAATAAATTCATTACCTAATATGCATTTACAGGCACAATGGAGAGAACTATCTGCTATTGCGGGGGCTATTCAAAAGAATGGAACTCCTAATCATGTTTTAGTAAATTTTGTATTAGATTATGATTATGATAATTTTATTTCTTATGCTTATTATTTAAGAGAAGAAATGAATAATAGAAAAATTAGAACTATGAATTCTGTATGGGAGAAAATAGTAAGTTTAAAACCTAATTATACTTTATTATCATTAAATGATACATATAAAGAAAAAATGAATGATACTTATTTAATTATTTGTTATTATAATTTATTTGAGAAATATTTATGTGGAATGTTTGGTAATGAAGATTGGGAAAAAATAGAAAAAACATTTAAAATGATACGCGGCCTTTAGTCTGTAAACAATAGGCGTATCTAGGTTAAATAATCTGGATATTGTTTAAAATAAGGCACAAAGCAATATCGTCAGGCGGAGATAGTGGGATTTACAGCGAGGATCGCCGCCTTTATTTAGCCACCATTAAAAAGGAGAGTGTTTATTATGGTAAAATATAATCATTATTTAAAAGAAATAGGAGTAGAAGAAAATGATTTTCCTTTTCAAGATAAATTTAATTTTGATGACTCTCGTTATATGGAAGATAAAGAAGGTTTTAAGCCTTGTGAATTTTGGAGTTTAGATTACTCTCTTGCTTGTTATATATACTCTCATTTATGCTATTTTAAAGAACATTGTTTAGTTGGAAATCCAGCATATTTGACTTTTGAACAATGGGAAGATATTTTAAATAAAATGATAAAAGCATTTAGACTATATATTCAAAAAGACGATTATAAATCAGACTCTATTGAAGAAAGAAAAAGAGTATCTAAAAATAAACAAAAACAAATTAAATATGGTATGCAATTATTTATTAAATATTTTCATGATTTATGGTTTTAGCTATTGCTAGACCACTGTAATTAAATATATTTTAAATATAGTGGTGTGGCCATAGCACAATGGTAGTGCGCTAGGTTGTGGCCCTAGTTATCTGAGTTCAATTCTCAGTGGTCACCCCATTTTGGTTCGGTAGCCAAGCGCTAAGGCAGAGGACTGCAACTCCTCGATCGTGTGTTGGAATCACACTCGAACCTCCATATACAGAGATCGTTCAATCGGTAGGACATTGGTCTCCAAAACCAATTATCTAGGTTCGAGTCCTAGTCACTGTGCCATTTTTGATTTTTATATAAAAATATAATATAATATATATAGGAAAGGAGTGATTAAAATGGATATTAAAAGTGGTTGCGGTTATCCTGCATCAAGTTTATCAAATTTTTGTCCACATCCTTTTGTAATTGATGGTATACAATGCAATTCAATGGAAGGTTTTTTACAAAGTTTAAAATTTAAAGATATTGAAATGCAAAAATACGTTTGTTCTTTGGTAGGCAAGGCTGCAAAATTTAAAGGCAAACCTAAAAAGTGGTATAAAACTCAAATTTTATATTGGCTAGGTACAGAATATCAAAGAGAAAGTCAAGAATATCAAGATTTATTAGATAGAGCTTATAAGGAATTATTTAAAAACGAAACATTTAAAAAAGCATTATTATCTACAAAAGATACAATAATTACTCATTCTATTGGTAAATCTAATAAAAAAGAAACTGTTTTAACAGAACAAGAATTTTGTTCAAGATTAATGAAACTTAGAGATGGTACATTATAGGAGTTTAGTGTAATGACAGCGCATTGGTCTTTAAAACAGATAATCTAGATTCAAATTCTAGTTGCTATGCTATTTTTTGACTTTTTTATAAAAATATTATATAATATTTATATAGAAAAAGAAAGAGGGATACTATGCAAATTATTAATAAAAAGGTTCAATTAGAAGGATATGAAGTTGAACTTTTAGAAAGAAATTCTGCTTATATAGATGTACAAACATTAGAATTAATTCCTCTATACAAAGTAAGAGAACAAGAAAAGATTTTTTGTTTAGATGTTCTATCTGAAATGATAGAAAAAAATGGAATAATACTTATTGAAGATACTAATAATTTGATAGAATATGTAAAAGAAAATTTTAGTTTTTATAAAAATTTTTATCATTTATCAGTAGACATAAGAGATTATCCAGATTTATTAAGTTGGATAACTTTTAAACAATGGGAAAAATATCCAGGACATGAGTTAATAATGGATATAGATGGCACTTTCTTTTTAATAGAAATGGAAGAAAAATAATCTTAGGGGCTTAGTGTAATGGCAGCACATCGGTCTTAAGCTAAAATAAAAAGGAGTAAAATTATGGATACAATAACAAAAGGAAGACTAGGATATAACCTATTAGAAAAAGAATTACTTAAAAGAGAATTTGAAATTTATATTCCTTTATTAGAAAATACAAAAATAGATTGTATAATTTGTAAAAATGGAGTATTACTAAAATTACAAATTAAAACAATTCAAATAGATAGAGGATATAAAAAACTTCCTGTTAGAAAGATTAGTCATAATCAAGGAGAGTATAAAGTTCATAATTATACCTCTGATGAAATAGACTTCTTTATTGGAACTGATGTAGAAACAGAAGATTTATATATAGTTCCTATTTCAATAATAGAACAGTATAAATCTGCAATTTCAATTAAAACATTAGAACCTTATAAAAATAATTTTACTCTATTGGAGCCTCAAGTTGGAAACAATTTGAGTGGATGCGATGATATCGGTGAAACCTTAACTGGTAATACCGAGGGAATAGAATAATATTCTAGCCCGTAGAGAGTAGATAATCGCACACCTAAGTTAGAAATAATATGGTGAAGATGTACTCCAGACCACAAACTACAGTATCCAGTAGGTAGTGAAAACTATAGTGGCAAGCAAAACCGTAAGAGCGGGGTCTCCAAAACCTCGGGTGTGGGTTCGAGTCCTACAGCCCCTGCCATGAGTTTTTAACGAGTTGTTCGTTTATTAATACATTTAGAAAGAGGGATAGTATGGCAAAAAGAAGAGGTAGTTCTCATAGTGGAGAGGCACAATATTCAGTAACTCAAGCTAATTTAGATAAAAAGGGAAAAACAAACAAGAAATTAAAAAGAAGTCCTATGGCAACTAAATATTTAACTCCAAGAGGAAAAGAAATAAAAGAGGCGGCAGCAGAGTTTGTAAAAGCTCATCCTGCAGGATCTGGTCGTAGAACTCAAAAAGCATTAAATAAATTAGCTAAGGTTGCATAATAAATAAATATATGATGAATTTTCATCATATTCTTTGGACGAGTGGCGTAGCCGGTGCGCGCGTTAGACTGAAAATCTAAAGGAACTAGTTCAACTCTAGTCTCGTCCACCAGAATAAAGGGGGCGTGGCGGAATCGGTAGACGCACAGGACTTTGTTCTAGTTTACAAAACCACACACAGAGCACTTAAATAGGAAACTTTTAAGTGAATGATGGCTAATTCGGCGAAAGACTTATTAAGTTAACGCCGAGCTAAATATTTTTGGGCAAACGCTTTAAAAATGTAGACATATTTTTCATAATAATATAAGAGGTGAAAATTATGGCATTACAAAAATACACAAAAGAATGGTTAGAAGAACTTTGTAAAGATAGTTTTTCATTAGCAGAAGTGTTAAAAAAAGCAGGTCGTAAACAAGGTGGAGGTAACCAAGAAACATTAAAGAAAAAAATTCAAGAATTTGATATTGATATTTCACATTTTACAGGACAACTTTGAAATAAAGGAAAAACAAAAGAAGAAGATAATAGAATAAAAAGTAATGAAAAATATTCATTAGAAGAAGTATTTTGTAAAAATAGTCCTGTAACGCAAAAGGTTTTACGTGGTTATGTAGAAAGACACAATATTTTAGAATATAAATGTGAAACCTGTGGATGTGATGGGCATTGACAAGGTGGAGAAATTTCATTAGAAATAGACCATATTAATGGAGATAATACAAATAATACAAAAGAAAATCTTAGATATTTATGTCCTAACTGTCATGCATTAACAGAAACTTATCGTGGAAAAAATAAAGCATTAAAAGCTCAAAAGTTAAATGTGTAGAGACTATACACCATCCACCTAAGTCTTTATAAGATATGGTGAAGACATAGTCCAGACTACAACGCGATTTCCGCGGCTATAGTAATATAGAGTAGTAAGAAAATCCTGCGAGGTTAATCCCTCATGTGGGTTCAAGTCCCACCACCCCCACCATTTTTAGGAGGTAAGATATGAATAATCTAAAAACAGTGCCAACATCAAAATTGGTTCATATCTTATGTGAGGAAGAAAATCAACATGTAATTAACGCAATTGCATATGAACTAGCTTGCAGAATATATGTACCAAATAATAGTCAAACAACTTTTGAAGAATTATTAGAAAAATTTGGTTATAAAACAATAGAAGAAGAAAAAAATATATTAAAGAAAAATTAAACTTGGGTAGGCGCCGGAGTGGGAGAGCCGGGGCGGACTGTAAATCCGTTGTCTTACGACTGAGAAGGTTCGAATCCTTCGCTACCCACCATTTGCCTGGGTAGCCGAATGGTATAGGCACTAGTTTTAGGAACTAGCGACGAAAGTCATTGAAGGTTCAAGTCCTTCCCCGGGCACCATATGCCCACTTACCCAAGTTCGGCTGAAGGGGTCGGTCTTGAAAACCGAAAGGTCGTTAATAGCGGCGCGGAGGTTCGAATCCTTCAGTGGGCGCCATATGCGGTACTAGCTCAGTCGGTTAGAGCACCGCCCTGATAAGACGGGGGTCCCAGGTTCAAGTCCTGGGTGCCGCACCATTTTTTTAAAGAGGTAAATAATATGAAAGATTATGAAATAGAGATAGATTATGTTCATTTTAATAAAGATAATATTTGCATAGGCTGGTCCGCAAATATAGGTTTTGGAGTTTTAACAATTAATCAAAACAATAACACTTTTGCTATTGAAACCGAATGTTTAGGACAAAATTTTTATGAACAGGTTATGCAAAAATTTCAAGAATATATTTTAAATCATTCTATTATTATAGAATAATGTCCCTATAGTTCAAATGGATAGAGCACTAGACTACGGATCTAGTAATGAGAGTTCAAGTCTTTCTAGGGATACCATAAAAAATAATTGATTTTTTATATAAAATATAATATAATAATAATGTAATAAAAAGTTAGTAGCTTAAAAGTGCATATAGTATGAAAAGTTCGCGAGTATTCAGAATTATGCTTTCATTTTATTGGCACTGCAGAAGTCAATTTTATGTCCAGAGCACCAGCGCGGAGCTGGAAGATTCAGGTGTGAGTCCTGACTAACAGTTTTTTGGCCGGTTCGGCAAGTGGTTAAGCCACCGCACTTTCTATGCGGTATCATGGGTTCGAATCCCATACTGGTCACCATTTGTTCTCATAGTACAACGGATAGTACAAGGGTCTTCTAAGCCTTTGATCTAGGTTCGATTCCTAGTGGGAACACCATTTAATTTATGGGCTTGACAAGGTTTCGACTAGCATATTAGAATATTAGAATACAGGCGGTAGGCAGCTACCTTAAAGAGCAATAATAAAAATAAATGACAACATTTTAACAAAAATTGTTAATAAAGTTAAATCTTTATTCTCTATTAATAGAGTAGTATTCGCGTAATACTAAACAACTTCTATACAAGTATCAGGATACAATCAGAAAAAGTATAGTCGTATTAACGAGCAAAGATTGTCGCATATGAACTGTCTTATGTCGTGGAAAATATGTTGAACTACTTAATACATAAGCCTTTGTTGTTGAGTTTTACCAATAGGGTGCAGTTTTTATCATAGGATATAGTAAAAGGAGAGAATTAATAAAATTGGTCAAAGCTTGTAAGGTAAGAATGAGATTTCTGATATATCAATATGGTCTAGGACGCGAGTTCGATTCTCGCCAGGTCCACCATTTGTTTCGATAGCTCAGTAGGTAGAGCAATGAATTAAATATTTTAATAGACCATTAGAGTTGTGGTCAGATGGTTATAATTTTTATATCTCTATTTTTATATATAGTAATGAGGGTGTAACTCAGTTGGTAGAGTAACGGACCTTTAATCCGTGAGTCGAGAGTTCGAGTCTCTCCACCCTCACCATTATGAAAATGAAGGGAGATATAAAAATGAATAGCAAAGATAAAGGTAATATTGGTGAAGCTATTGTTTTAGCAGAGTTTGCAAAAAGACAAATTCAAGTAGCAATTCCTTTTGGAGATAATGCTAGATATGATTTAATAGCAGATTTTAATGGCAAATTAAATAAAATACAAGTAAAATATTGTGGACAAATTACAGAAAATAATTCTTTTACTTGTCCTTGTGCAAGTAGTACAAATCATACTACTAATAAACATTTATCTACTTATGAAAATGATGTAGATTATATGGCATTTTATCTTGTATCTATTGATAAATTATTATTAGTTCCAATAAAACAATTAGAAGGTAAAAAAACTATTACTTTTAGATTAGAACCACCAAAAAATGGACAACATATAGGAATTAATTTAGTAGAAGATTATTTATTAGATAAAATTATAAATATTTAATCAAAGGGTCGAGAGTTCGAATCTCTCTCGAGACACCATTGCCTCCTTAGCTCAGTCGGTAGAGCGCACGGCTGTTAACCGTTAGGTCGTAGGTTCGAGCCCTACAGGGGGCGCCATTTGAAAATAATTTTTATATATAGATAATATGGCACGTTATTCTAGTCTTTTAAAACAAAAGATGCAAATTATTGCTATTGAAATAATCTAGAGCGATTTTTAAAAAGTTTGAAGTGTAGTCTCAGTGGTAATCAAGTCGTAGAAAATATTTCTACCACAAAAGTAAAACGAAAGTGCAACCCTAGTAATAGGCTGTCTTTTGTGAGGAAAACTTACTTGACCTAAGCTACAGAATTACTTTTTAAAATGCCATTTACAAAAGGGTTAATTGGAAATAGTTATGAATATAAAAACGATTACTTGTGTAATGTCAGTACGAAACTGAACCGCATCCGACGGGAAATTGACAGCTGAAGTATAATATAACTAGCCCTTTTATCTCCAAGTAGCTCAGTTTGGTAGAGCGCCTGGCCTGGGACCAGGAGGTCGTAGGTTCAAATCCTGTCTTGGAGACCATTTTAGGGGAATAACTCAATGGTTAGAGTGGGGAGCTTATATCTCTCTGGTTGTGGGTTCGAATCCTACTTCCCCTACCATTTGGAGGCTTAGCGCAATCGGTTAGAGCGTCTGCCTGTCACGCAGAAGGTCGTGGGTTCAAATCCCATAGTCTCCGCCATTTAGATTATTAATGGTAATCTTGGGCAGTAGTAGATTTTAAATGTTATTAAGGAGATAATTGAAACATATTATATGCCATTAACAGCCATTTTGACAATTATTAAAAATTTTTATATAATATATATGTAAATAAAAAATATTTACAAAGCGAAATTGTAATGACTTTAAATAATAACAATTTTCATATTTTCATTTCTTCCAAAGAAAATATAGGTAAATGGGGCAATTATGCCCCTTACTTATTGATGGAAAGGTTAGGTTAAAGAAATGGAGACAATTAAATTAAAAAAACATAAAAGAATTAAGTGAAAAAATATAATATTAATTATATTGATAATTGCAATAGGAATTTTTATTTCTACTTTTAAAATTGCCTATAAATATACAGCAATAGATGAAGAACATAATAGGGAAATTATTGGTTATTCTAATAGTAAATATTTAGTTAATTATACTATGTATGAATATATAGGGGATATAGAAAAACAAAAATACTTAATTGCAGATTTTAATTTAACTAAAATATATAAGGTTAATTTAACAATTGTTCATAGGACTAAAAAATATAATGACGAAAAGATAAAAAATGATATTAAACAAAATACTTATGTTAAAGTTTATGCGGCAATAGTTTCATTAGAAGGAAAAACCATATATGTATTGCCGCCAAACCAAAATATAATATTTAATAGACTACCTAAAAAAGAATTTGATGTATCTTTTGATTATATAGATATAAGTTTAATAAACACTGAAGAAGATATATATGATTTTATTGCTAGTTTTGACTAGCTTTATTTATCGCGGGGTGGAGCAGTTTGGTCAGCTCGCCAGGCTCATAATCTGGAGGTCGCAGGTTCGAATCCTGCCCGCCGCAACCATTGAAGATAAAATGAAAAAATTTGACAATCCGAAAATTTTTCGTTATAATATAAATGTAATGATTAAGGTATAGTCCATCATTACAATAAACAATCCCTTTCCATGCGGCTTCGGCCGCTCTTTTTATTTGCTCTTGATTTTTTAATAAAAATATATTATAATATTTATATGATAAAGAAAGGAATAATATTATGTGATTAATTATTTTGTTGATATTAATAATATTATTAATTGATTTAGCAAGTTATTAAAAGGAGGAATTATAATGGCAAACACAGAAATATTTAAAATTTTATCTAATTATAAAAAAATATTAGAAGAAAAAGGTTATAATGTTATTTATATTGGTTTATATGGTAGTCAAAATTATAACTTAAATGATGAAAAGAGTGATATTGATGTAAAGGCTATTATTCTTCCAACTTTACATGATATTATTTTTAGAAAAGTTACAAGCACTACTATTGAATGTCAGCAAGGAAATATTGACGTTAAAGATTTATTAACTTTCTATGATGTAATTAAAAAAGGAAATTTTAGTTATATAGAAAGTATTCAAACTAAATATTCAATTGGAGATAAATATATAAAAGAATTATTTAGTCAATTTGAAGTCAATAAAAAAAGTATTTTAGGAGCTATGTATGAAAAAAGAAAAGCATTAACTCATGCATATCCAAGTAAAGTTCAAGAATTTGAACAATGGGGATTCGATCCGAAACAACATCATCATATTTTAAGATTATATGATTTACTTGCATATAATTATGAATATGGAGCTAATAAAAGTTTTTTAACTTATATAGATGGTTCAGAAAGACAACAAGAATTAATTGCATATAAAAGAAATGCAAACAACATAATGAAAGATATTATTGAAAAAGATAGTGATGAAATTATTGAAAAAGCAAAAGAATTAATTGAAGATGATTATTCTTTTGAAATTATTAATATAGATGAAGAAATTAATGCTTATATTGAAAATAAAATAAAATTAGAAGTAAATAATACATCAGTTTCATATGCTAGACAAATTAGAACTTTTGATAACGATATTCCAAAAGGAGATTTAAAAAAATTCCCTGCTTTAGAAAAATATCAAGGACAAGATATTTCTTATATAGTATATGAAAGCATAGAAATATTAAATTAATTTTAAAAATAAATTGATTTTATTAAAAAATTATTATATAATATATATGTAATAAAGAAAAAGAAGGCACTAGGGAAGCGAACCCTGCCACTACCAAAATTAGATACGATTTGCGGATTTAATGATTATCAAATCATTAAAACGCTAGAGTAAGCCCTATATTTTTATATAGGTGGCGAGAAATCCTTGCGCGGGAGCAATCTTTTTGAGGCGTCGTGTGTACAAAAAACACTGGTTGCAACATATATAATCTATACTTTTATAGTGTAGATTGACTGTGGGCCTCAGGCACAGGATAAATATGGGCGAGGTAGAGTCTTAAGGTAATAGCAGTATCCGTGGGTAGACGGCTTTAGGAGAACTCAAAAACTGCTTTTTATATATCAGGTCGGAACTGGTGTTGATGGACTTATTGAAATAGTATAAGACATAGGGTTTGATTCCCCCGATAAATACCTTTAAAAGATTTTAAAGCAAGGTTCGATTCCTTTCTACCTGATGGTAAAAATCTTAATTTTTATTATTTTTAGTTATATTATATACTAATATAACTATATTATATGTATACATATATTAATTAGGTTACGACCAATCCTGCACCTAAATGACAAAACGCGGGAGACCGTTTGGGTAAACATGATGCCAGCCAACGGGGAAGAAAATGTACCTACGCGGAGCGGGTTATAGCAGACCTCCGCCGTTGAAAAAGCCGTCCTATTGCTGTAGAAGGTTAGTCAGCCGAAATAGGAGAGCCAATATACCTCAAAAAGTATATTAATATTGCAGGGCAGGTATCTGTCCTTTTTTGATTTTATAAAATAATTATGATATAATATTATTAATATAGAAAGAAGGTAGTTTATATGATAAATCCAAAAACTTGGTCAAGTTTAAAGATTTAACATAAATTATTTTTAATATATATTAGGAGGAGATATAATGGCAAAAGCGATTGATTTAACGAATCAAAGATTTGGGAAACTTCTAGTGTTAGAAAGAGATTATGAAGAAGCAAAAAAACATCCTAATGAAAGACAGGCTTGATGGAAATGTCAATGTGATTGTGGAACTATAAAATCTTATAGAGCATCAGTTATAAAAAAAGCAACATCTTGTGGATGTGAAAAATATACAAATAAAAAACCTTTAACAGAAGAATGGAAACGACATATTAGTGAAGGATTAAAAAATACGAATAAGAGAAAACCTATTCATAAAAGTCCTTTAAATTTAATTGGACAAAGATTTGGTTTGCTCACTGTTTTAGAAGAAACAGATATTAGAAAAGGAAAATGTGTTGTATGAAAATGTAAATGCGATTGTGGAAATATAACTTATGTAATAAGTAATTCTTTAACTAAAGGAGATACAAAATCATGTGGATGTATAAAATCTTATGGAGAATCGAAAATAGGGAAGATATTAAATGAAAATAATATTCCCTTTGAAAAAGAAAAACAATTTGATAGTTGTAGATTCCCAGATACAAATAAAATGGCAAGATTTGATTTTTATGTAAATAATAAATATATTATTGAATTTGATGGAAAACAGCATTTTGAAATTAATAATTTTTTTGAACAGTCATTAAAAGAAATTCAAGCTCATGATAAATTCAAAAATGAATGGTGTAAAAATAATAATATTCCTATTATTAGAATACCTTATTACAAAATAAATAATTTAACAATAGAAGATTTAATATTATAAAGGAGGAGATTGATATGTTAAATATAAAAGGAGGACGCGAACTTGCTTATGTAGTTAATATAGATAAAATTGAACCAATAGTAGGTTCAGATAATTGTGAATGTGCTATTGTAGGCGGATGGCGTATAATGGTTCGTAAAAATACATTCAAAGAAGGAGATAAAGCTGTCTATTTTGAAATTGATTCAAAATTACCTGAAACAGTAGAATGGTCTCAATTTTTAATTAAAAAGCATTATAGAGTAAAAACTCAAAAATATACTTTTGGTGGTGCGGGAAATTTTATTTCTCAAGGTTTATTAATGTCTTTTGCAGATTTTGGTTGGGATAATGAACAATATCAAGTTGGAGATTTTTTAACTGAAATATTAGGAATAACTTATGCTATTGCAGACGATAATAAAAGAAAAGCAGAAGTAGATAAATATACTAGAATGAAACAAAGACATTATGAATTATTTAGAAAAAATAAATTAATTCAATGGTTATTTAAAAGAACTTGGGGTAAAAAATTATTATTTATCTTTTTAGGTAAAAAAAGAGATAGTGCTAGCGGATGGCCAGTTGGAAAATTCCCAGGGGTAGCTAAAACGGATCAAGAGAGATGTGAAAATATGACTTGGGTTTTAGAAGATAAAACTCCATATATAGTAACTCAAAAATGTGATGGTTCATCTGGTACTTTCATATTAGAAAGAAAACATTTAGGTAAATATGAATTTTATGTTTGTAGTAGAAATGTAAGAATGTTTAAACCAGAACAAACATGCTTTTATGGAGATAATAATTATTATTGGGATGTTGCTATTAAATATAATATAGAAGAAAAAATGAAAAAATATTTACAAGAAAATAAAGATATTAATTTTGTTTGCTGGCAAGGAGAAATATGTGGACCTAATATTCAAAATAATCCGCATAAATTACAAGAATTACATTTATTTTGCTTTCATATGACAGATAGTAAAAATGGTAGATATGATATCCGCGAAGCTAAAAAAATATGGGATAAATATGAAATGGAAACTGTTCCTATTGTAGATACAAATTTTATTTTACCTGATGATTTTGAAGAATTTAAAAAACAAGCAGATGGATTATATGATGCTTCTGTTTGTGAAGGTAATGAAAATTGTGTAAGAGAAGGTTTTGTATATTACAAGACTACAGATCCAACTTTCTCATTTAAAAATGTATCAAGAGAATACTTAATTGGAAAAGGCGAATAGCCTTTTTTATTGTTTTTTTAATTATTTTATGATATAATATTTATATAAGAAAGGAAAATGTATATGGAAACAATAAAATATTTAATTAAAACTATTGCAGTGTGTTTGCTATTCTTCTTATTTATTCTTATGATGCATAACGCAGCTCGTAATATAAATAAAAATCAAATAGAACACTGCAAAAGAAATGGCGGATATGTTGTTCTTGGACAACATGACTGGTTTGAAAGTTGTATATATGAAATAGAAAAATAAAAAGGAGAGGAATAAAATATGAGAAAGTTATTTAGAAAAATTACATTAAGAAAATTTGCAAATTGTTTAGATGAAAAAACATATAATGATTTTATGGAAATACGTGGTTTTTTAGTTATTTACAAAAATCATACTTGGGTTCGTGCAATGGATACCATTGAATTAAAAATGATAATAGAAAAAGATGCTGATAAAATAGAATGTATTTTTGCAGATATAGATAAAATAAAATTAGACACAAAAATAATTATAGATACTGATAAAATAGAAAAATAAAAAGGAGATGATTATTATGACAAATGTAAAAATATTTACAGATAATATAGAGGGCGAAGCATTAAATCAAATATATACTTTAGCTAAATTACCTGCATTTGATAATGCAAAAATTCGTATTATGCCAGATGTTCATGCGGGAGCTGGATGTGTGATAGGTTTTACTGCGGATTTAGGTAATAAAGTAATTCCTAATATTGTTGGAGTGGATATTGGATGCGGAATGCGCGTTATAAAACTAGGAAATATAGATATAGACTTCGAAAAGCTAGATCGAATCATCCGTGAGCAGGTTCCCGCAGGTCATGAAGTTCATAATAAAATCTCTTTAGAAATAGATAAAAAATATATAGATAAATTGATATGTAAAAAAGCATTAAGAGATAAAGACCGTTTAATGGCATCTCTTGGAACTTTAGGTGGCGGAAATCATTTTATAGAAATAGATAAAGATGATGAAGGCTGTAAATATTTAGTAATTCATACAGGTTCTCGTAATTTAGGAAAACAAGTTGCAGAAATTTATCAAAATCAAGCAATTATGAATTTATCTCCTAAAAAAGATTATTCTAAATTATCTCAAGAATTAATTTCTACATATATACAACAAGGAAGACAAACTGAAATACAACTTGCTCTTGCAAAATTACGTTCTGACCTTGATACATTACAACCTAAGATACCTAAAGAATTAAGTTATCTTGAGGGGGCAGCAAGAGAAAATTATCTATTTGATATGAACATATGCCAAGAATTTGCTGTTGCTAATAGAGAAAAAATTGCAAATATAATTTGTACTGAAATGAATTGGAATAAAATAGAAGAATTTGAGTCTATTCATAACTATATTTCTTTTAAAGATAATATTGTTAGAAAAGGAGCTATTTCCGCATATAAAGGACAAAAAGTAATTATCCCAATGAATATGCGTGATGGTTGTATAATAGGAATTGGAAAAGGAAACTCAGACTGGAATCAATCTGCTCCACATGGAGCTGGAAGAATCATGTCACGAGCTGCCGCAAAATCTTCAATTAAACTACAAGATTATGAAAAATCTATGCAAGGTATATGGACTTCTACTGTAAATGAATCAACTATAGACGAGTCTGCATTTGCATATAAACCAATGTTAGAAATAATTGATAACATAAAAGATACTGTTGAAATTATAAATATTATTAAACCAATATATAATTTCAAAGCAAGTGAATAATAATGGTATAACTTACCATTATTTTTTTTATTGATTTTTTTTATAAAATATATTATAATATTTATATAAAGAAAAAAGAAGGTGTATTAGTATGAAAAGAGTATTAGATATAAGAGTAAGAAATGATATTGATATTTATGCAGATGTTTTAAAAGATGCTCGTTTTTTAGATTGCGGAGCTAGTAAAACTGCATATGTAAAAGGAGAGACATGTTATAAAGTTCCTATTGGATATGAAGAATTAGATAGTAAATCTTTTACTATGTCATGTATTTATCCTTATGAATATGAAGATTTTACTCATTTTATAGACTATGTTGTTGCAAATGAGAATCCAGCTTTAGTTTGGTCTATTGGTCAAATTGTTTTTGAAATTATGGTATGGCAACATTTATTAGAATTAAAAGATATGGGTTATGATATTTCTTGTTTTGCGGAAATAAAAGATTTTTATATTGATAAAAATGGAGTTCCTGTAATAGAGCAAGAATTTGTCCATTGTTCCCCAGAAAAAGTAAGAGAGCTTCCTTATTTAGATAGATATGAATTTGAAGATAAAAACAAATCAGTATTATCTGCTTTAGATGATATGGGTTTTTGTTTAACTGATATTAGAGAAGGAAATATGGGATATAGTGAAGATGGTACAATAAAATGTTTTGATTTTGGAATTTCTAGCGGATCTACTCTATATAATTATGACCCTTATGATGAATATTATGACTATAATAATAGTTGTGATGAAGATGAAGAAGAATGTTAAGAAAGGAGATAGTGAATATGAGATGGTTTGTTACTGGCGATATTCATTCAGACATATGTGAAATATGGCGTTTCATTAAAAAGTTTGATTTAGGTGAAGGCGACAATATAATTGTTTGCGGAGATTTTGGTATATTTTGGAACAAAGACCAAAGAGATGCAAGATATTTTATAAATCAATATGAAATAAATTGTAATGGCGTACATTTATACTGGATCGACGGTAATCATGAAAACTTTGATATTATAGATAGTTGGCACGCAAAAAATAATAAACCATATGATAATAGTGAACATATTCATTATTGTCCTAGAGGATTAACAATGAATATCAACAATAAAAAAGCATTATTTATGGGCGGAGCTGATAGTATAGATAAAATAATTCGTAAAGAGGGCATATCATGGTGGCCGCAAGAACAAATTACAAAACAAGATATACAAAATATTACAGGTCATTATGATTATGTTTTTACTCATTGTTGCCCATATAATTTATTTAATGAAAATAGAATTTATTTATGTTTTCATGGCGGAGAGTTAAGAGATATTACTCATATTTCTGAACAAAATTTACAAAAAATGTTTGACAATATTACTTTTGAACATCATTATTTTGGACATTATCATGTAGATAAGTCATTAAATGATAAACATATGTGCCTATATAAAACTTTTATTGAATTAAAATAATCATATTGATTTTATTAAAAAATTATTATATAATATATATATAATAAAGGAAAGGAATTGAAAAATATGAATTATGTTGTTCTAATTGGAAGATTAAAAGAAATTCAAGAAAAACATTTAATATTAAATGTTATTGAAAAAGATAAGAATTGAGATGTAAAATGTTATGTAGGAATTGGCTCTATGATGCAAAATGTAAGTCAATATTGTAAAAAGAATGATTTAGTTGGTATTAAAGGAAAAATTATTGAAAACAATGAAATTTTAATTGAAAAAATAACTTTCTTAAGTTCTAAAACTGAAGAAAATGAATAAAAATTTATTGACAATTTTAAAAATTTTTGATATAATATATATACAATAAATAAAATAAAGGAAACCTTGTTGTGATAGGTGTAAAGGACAAGCAGTAGCCTGTAGATATGAGTTTGGGGCTACAAGAGAAAAGTTGATTTTTAATAAAATTTATATTATAATATTAATATAAAGAAAAAGGTAGGCTCTCCGCCTTAGAAACAAAAGGGAAGCTATTTGGTAAAGGATGATGACTCTCCAGCAACCTAAAAAAGCAAATGAGTATTGAGTTTCAAAAATATATAAGAGTTTGCGAAACCCACTGAATGAACAGGGTAATGCTTAAACAGAGGTTCTCGAGGGTATTTGCGTAATGCGAGAAACGTTTTCTACTTTTAGTAGATGTAATGCGGATAACGTTGCAAATCGTTAAAAACTACGGCAAAAAGTTCATTCACCTTTCATAAGACCACCGATTTTCGGTATGCTACTTAATAGTAGCATAGAGTAAATATAGAAAGCCGAACCGATAAGGTTGTCAAATACCAAGGGTGTTAAATTCAGTTAGTTGTTTTTGAGGTATTTGATAGGGAGCGGGAAAACAACAGGGATTTTTAAATCGTATTATTAAAGACTAATTAGTTTGATAATACAGTAGTATTTAAAAGCCAATCCTTATGTTTACTCTATGGTGCTATTAAGCACTAATAGCTCGATAAGAACTAATATCACTTTCTTGGCGGCAACTGCCTATATTACCTAATTCTTAAACTGCTACTTAGTAGCTGAATTGTAATTAAAAGTTGTATGATTTGTAAATAATCAGGGTGCATATAATTTGCAGAATTGAGGATAAAAAGATTATCCTGAGCCTCAATTTACTTATTGATTTTATTAAAAAATTATTATATAATATATATGTAATAAAGAAAAGATATATATTTATTATAATATGTTTAAATGATATGGAAGAGTTTTCCACGAGAATTGGAACGAAAGATTGGGGACGCCCTGTGGTGTAATATAGTAACACGCTTCCGAAAAACGCTTAAACATATTATAATAAATATATATAGGGTGCTAAAAATGCAAGAGGAAAATTTAACATGTTAAATGAGGTAGCCTAGCCAACCTGAGCTTAGTTCTCAGCTCCGACAAAAATGTACCAGCCCTGTAAATATTTATTATATAATATATTAATGTTCTTTGATAATTAAAATATTTTGAACCACTTGACAAACTTGGCTGATTTGCAAAGCTGAGGGTGGACGTCGACTTTATCTTCAAGGTTTGAGGCGGGAGTCTCAGATGGACGGAGATGCAGCAAAAGGTAACGATTGCCGCAAGATATGTTAATAGCATAAAAAGGAAGATTGATGGTGGGAATTTAATATTTAAATAAGGTACAGAAACCTGTCGTTGCAATCTTGACAGCCCAGTGGGTGTGTAGAGTAGGAGACCTGATAGCTGTGGTGGCTATAGGGTAAGGAACGTCCTATCAAGACCAATAAGCAATAGAGTGTGTCGTTGAAAGTAGAAATACTGTATAAGACGGGGAACTGGTGCGAGTAGCGGAAACCGACATATGATTTACAGAGCATTTTGAGAAAATGTCATCTTACTAATGACAAAAAGCCTAATGCCCGTGAAAGTAGTGTATATTAACTGCATATAGCCTTGGGAGTTATCTCTGGATAAAGAAGATTGTGGGCTGATCCCCCGCATGAGGCTCTTTATTCTCTATGGACTGGAGTTTACTTATTAAATGTCTTAATGCGAGGAGCATCAGAATATTTTAGTTATTAAAGAACATTAGTATAATATATATTTAAGTATAAAAATAGGAGATACTGCGGTGGTGATGTTCTAACTCCTTTATCAAAAGAAACATAAAACCAGCCCCTTAAACTCGGGTGCATAATAGAGTTTCTTTTGCTATTTAGGGGTTCTATATACAAGTTCTCCCCATAACAAAAGAATTTGTTGATATACATGCCTTTCTGGTTTGAGAAGTACCGATATGTTATCTCATATAAAACTTCTCATTGATTTTTAAAATAATTTATTATATAATATATATGTAATAAAGAAAAGATATATTTATTACAAAGTCATTTGGAAATAAAAAAAATAGAAGGAGAGTGGATTATTATGGAAAAAATGACAAATGTACAAATGTTTGAGGCATTAAAAGAATATGTGAAAGGAACTGAAAGAGAAGCTGAATTCGTAGAATTCTTAGACAAGAGAATTGAAATCGCATCTAAAAAAAGAACTGGCGAAACTAAAACTCAAAAGGCAAATAAAGAATTAGCTGATAGAATTTTTGACTACATGGTTGAAAATGGAGCTGAATTAACAAGTGCTGATATCATGAGAGAATTCGGTTTAGGAAGTTCACAAAAAGTTGTTGGAGTTATGAAAGGCTTAATAAATAGCGGAAAAGTAACAAAAGACAAAAATGCTGATAAAAAAGTTGCTTATAAATTAGCCTAATTAAAATAGAGATGGGCACTATGATAACCTGCGGCGGGCTCGTCTAGAGCTCGCCTTATTTAGTTTATGGAAGAAAGGGTGAGCGTTACCGCATGACAGAAATTAATGATGTAAAAACTTATTTAAGACAAATTGGAGAATATAAGTTGCTAACTGAAGAAGAAGAAAAGGAATTGTTTAAAAAATATAGAGAAACAAAAGATGAACATATAAAAGAAGAATTAATAAATAGAAACTTAAAACTTGTTGTGTCTATTGCAAAAAAATATAGTGGAACTAAATTAAATTTTATGGATTTGGTTCAAGAGGGTAATTTTGGATTGATTTCCGCAATAGAAAAATATAATGTTGACTTGGGATATAAATTTTCCACATATGCAACCTATTGGATTAGACAATCAATATCTAAAGCAATTATAGATAAAAATAAAATAGTAAGATTACCCGCACATATAATAAATAAAATATCTAAAATGAAACAAACTGAAACGTTATTGATGACTGAACTAAATAGAACTCCAACTATTGAAGAAATAGCTAGCAGAATGCAGGTATTGCCGCAAGAAGTTAAAGAATTAAAAGATATAAGTTTAGATACTATGTCTTTGGATATAACTTTAAATGATGAAAATGATGACACATTAGCAGATGTAGTAGAAGATAAGAAAATTGAAACACCTTCTTCCGCACTTGCTAGAAAAGATTTAAGAGAACAATTATTAAAGGTAATGGATAGTCTCGATCCAAGAGAAAAAGATGTTCTAATTAAAAGATATGGTTTAATTACAGGTGAACCAATGACATTGGAAGAAACTGGTTTAGAATTAGGATTGTCTAGAGAAAGAATAAGACAGATTGAAGAAAAGGCATTAAGAAAAATGCGTAATCCAATTAGAAGTGACCAGTTAAAAGGTTATATGGCAGAATTAGCGGCTTAATATAGGTCGCTTTTTGTGTCTTAAAAATTTTAAAAAATAAAGAAGCAACTATTGACAAATTTAAAATTTTTTGATATAATATATATATAATAAAAAATATCAATATAGTTTTATAATGGGGGTAGTAGTATGTATTATACTTGAAAAGAATTAAAAGAAAAATATAATTGAAAACAATATAGAAGTATTAATATACAAGAACAAATTAGATATGCTCAATCGCATGGAGTAAACATTGAAAAAATAGAAAATGTTTTTCCAACACAATTTAATATAATTAATAATCCAGATAAATGTTTTTCTCAAAAGCAGCTTATGGAAAAATATAATTGAACAACTAATTATGCTATTGCAGATTTTGTTAAATATGCAAAAAATAGAGGTGTTGAAATTAAAAAATTAGATTTTTCTAATCGTCCTTATTTTTATGAAATTATTAATGAAAACTATATAAATGATTGAGTTCCATATAAAAAATATCCAAAAATAGAAGTATCACCAATGGGTTTAATTAGAAATTCTGTTACTAAAAAAATTTTAGGCAGTAAAACTACATATGGATATCTTCAATATAAAAATAAAGAAACAGGAGATTGTTATCTTATTCATAGAATTATTATGGAAACTTTTAATCCAGTTAAAGATATGGAAAATTTATATGTAGACCATATAAATGGAATTAGAGATGATAATAGATTAGAAAATTTAAGATGAGTTACTCCAGAGAAAAATATGATATATAGACAAGAAAATTGATATATTATTCAAGATAATATAAATAGATTAATTAAAAAATATGGATATGAACAATTTAATCAAATATTGAATAAAATTATCTAGTTGACAAAAATTTTTAAATATGTTATAATTATATTGTAAAAAATAAAAAAGAAAGGTTTTAAAAGAGTGATATTATGGATAGAGAAGAAATAGAAGCTATACAAATGAGAGCTGAAGAAGAATATGAAATGATAAAAGATAGATGCCATGATTTATATGACGAGAATCAAGAAGCATTAAAAGAAATAGAAAGATTAAAGAATATAATAAATAAATTAGAAGGATATATTATAACTAATAAACCTGTATATATAGAGCAAAAAGGAACATCAAAAATAATTAATATAACAGATGTATTGTTAAAAATGATTGAATTAAAGGAGAATGAAGATAATGAAAATAATAGATAAATTAAATGAAAAAGAGTATAAAAAATATTAAAGGAAAGGGTTGATTAAGATGTTTGATTATAAATTAGAAGATGGAAAAATAATAAGAATAAGTGAAAAAGTTATAGAAAATTTAATGAATAGTTTAGATTTAGATAGAGAGTCTGCAATTCAAACTTATTTAGAAGATGAAGGTTATGAAATAAATGAGGAACAAGAAGCTTTAACTCAAAAAGCAAAAGAAAATAGAATAACTGCTACAATTCACAAAGCTGAAGGCAAAGCAAAAGAACGCAAGAAAGTAGAAAGAAAACCAAATCCAGATAAAGAAAGCTTAATTGCGGCAATCGCTGAATTCTTAAATGATTTAGACGGGGTAGCTGATGTTACTGTAACTAATATTGGAAAACTTATAGAATTTAAGTTTAATGATAAAGAAATGAAAATTGATTTAATTGAAAAGCGCGTTAAAAAAAAATTAGACTAGACCTAGGTTAAAAAACCTAGGTTTTTCATTGTAAAAACAGGCATTTCCGCACCTCCGCATAAAAAGACATGCTAAGGGCTATTGTTTGTTTTGGGGTTATTTTGCGGGGTTGGGCGAATACTTTTGACATTTTTTCACTGGAAAAATGTAAAAATTTTAATTATAATATAGTTATAAAGGAGATGTTTAAATGAATTTGCAAGAATTTTGCGAGAAGTATGGGTATGCAGAAAGTACCGTAAGTAAAACATTTCCGCAAGTTAAAATGAATATATTTAAGAAGTATGGTATAGAGGTTATCAAGATAGGTAAAGGTAAAAAAGCACAATATATAGAAAAAGAAAAAACAGAAGAAAAACAGCTAGAAGATTTAAAAGAATTTTTAGATAAGAATCCTGCCATTAAAGAATACTTTGAAGGTATTGAAGGGTAGGCGCGGAAATGAAAGAAAAATTTTTATATTTAAAACAATTTATGACAGCTCTTGAAGATTTAGAACCTGAAGATAGATATAGAGCTACTTATGTTTTATGTTATTGGGGGCTATATAGGGAGTTTCCGCAAGAGGCTACCGCAATTGATAAAATGTATGTAAAGACTAATGCAAAATTATTTGAGGGGCAGGATGCATTTGTTCAGGGGCAGAAAGAAAAAGGCAATAAAGGGGGCAGACCTTCCGCAATAACTGATGAACAAATATTGGAAGCATATAAAGCGTTAATGGATCAAAAAGGTGGAGAAGAGCCTACAGAAAAAGAGGTAATTGACTACTGCGGAGGCGGCGTTCAGAGAATTGCAACGAGAAAAGTGTGAAAAGAGAGAAAGAAAATTTTGTATGAAAATACAGAGGAGTTTCATACAAATACATACAATTTTTTGGACTTTTAGAGAGCAACTTTGTATGAAACCTACAATGTATGTATGTATGTAATGTTTCATACAAATGTATGTATGTATGTATGTAACTTGTATGAAACCCTTTTAGTTACATACAAATGTATGTATGTAACCTTTATTTTGTATGAAATGTATGTATGTATTGTATGTATGTGTTTCATACATTGTATGGAATGTATGTATGTATGTAACCCTAAATATTAAATAGTAAAATACATACAATTTCCCCTAGCGGGGAAAAAGTATGTATAGGGGCCGCCGATTCCATACAAATGAATGATTGCCGCATATAAAGAGAGAGAAGGATATAATATTAATGTCTTGATACTATTGTATATAATATATTAGTATATAGATATTATTATTTAATATTTAATATATATGATGTTTAGTGCTATTGTGTTTGGTATTTAGTGTTTAATACTATTGTATTTGATGTTTAATATTTGATACTTTGGTATTGTTGTGGTGCGCGAGACGCACCCTAATATACACAAATGAGAATAAAAAACGATTACGATTAATTTTAAAGAAAAAAATAAGAACCTCAAAGGTTCTTTTTCTAATTCATTTTGCCTATTGTTTGCTTCTAATTTTGCTACTATGCTATTGTCATGTAAAAATTACCGTAAACTAGCAATTTAATAAAAATTTTGGCTTAAAATGCCAATTTGACAATTTTATAAAAAAATGATATAATTATAATGGGAAAGTATTATTATTATATATATTATTATATATATCACCCCTATTATATATATTATATAATAAATATTAATAAAAATCAAGTAGTGCGGCGAGACGCGTCTCAAGATCTTAAAGCGACCGAAAAAATGGTTTTTTTGAATATCATACTAAAAATTTTTATTTTAGTCAACTTAACGCTGCGTATAGGCACAGCCGCCGCATTCTTTTATTCTTACTCTTGTGGGATCCGAAGGATCCCCTTAATGCGGAAAAGCTCGATCAGAAAGTCTTAGAAGGAGAAAGAGGGTGCTGCGACGAGAGTGCGCGGTGGCGAGCCGCTCATCACTTTAGAAATTTCAGGAAATCATATGCGGCTTAGGCGAGGCCACTTTAGCGAGAAAAAAAGTGCATATAGACGCGTGTTTGGTGGAACGGGTCTCGGTCTACAAGTCGACCGAGACCGCGACGCTCACTTTTTCAATAAAAAATTAGGCATTTCCGCCTAATTGTATCATTTTTTAAGCAAAAAGTCAAGAAAATTATTCATTTTCTTGCTTTTTTACTCTTGTTTCTATTAAATCTATCTTATATTTTTTATTATTATAAGTAAAAGTTATAAGTTTTGATTTATTTTCAACATTTATTAGAGAAAAATTGTCATTTTCTAGCATAAAATGAGTAAAAAGTGTGATAATATTTTCTTTATCAATGTTAGGTTTTCTCTCTCTTGTTGTTTTTTTGCGTTCAGTTTTTTCTTTTGCTAAAACCTTAACACCACTTGCTTTTGCTTGTGTGTTTAGTTGGTCTTGTTCTTCGTTGTTTAAATAGTTGTGGTCGCTTAACCACATTTCCAATGCTTCAGCAATATCAAGTTCTAAACTATCACAAGTATCATAAACCCATTTACTAGAGATTTTAACTTGTTTTCCACTTTCTAGGTCTACCTTAAAAACCTTATCTTCTTCAACCCAATTTTTCATAATACCACTTTCCTTTCTTTATTACATTATAATTATAACATAGAAATAAAAATGTGTCAACACTTTTTTGCAATTTTAGGATATTAAAATTTTGGCAGAAAATGTCGATTTTACGAAAAAATGTACGAAAGGCCATCGGTAAAAATAAAAAGGCTCATTTGCCAGGGCACCGCCGCAAATGAGCCTTCCAAAGCAAAAAAGAGCAATTTCTTGCTCTTATGCTATTGAAAAGTATGGAACACCTTTTTGTTCAGTTCTAACGATTTTATTATCGTTCTTTAATTGAGTTAGTAAAGCGTTCATTTTTTGATTAGATACTTTTTCAATGCTTAAATCTTCATTTTTTGCTTGGATTTCTCTAATTCTTAATGGAGTTTCACTAGCAACAAGAATAGATACGATAGTGTCTTTCAACTTTTCGTTTTCTTCGTTTACAGCATTTTTCTTGCCACTTGCAATTTTCTTGTCAAGTAATTCAAGTTCGTGCTTTGCGAAGTCCTCGAACATTGTATTGCCAATCTCTGTTGCGTGTGCTAATAATGCATTTAGCACCATTCTTTTAGTTATTTTAGTTTCAGTCATTTTAATCAACACCTTTCCTTATCGACTGATTTGTAATAATTCTTTTCTTATTACATTTATATTATATCATAACTAATTTATTAAGTCAATAGTTTTTTTTATTTTTTTTTAACTTTTTAATTAGTTATGTTATAACCATTTCTTTATTACATTATAATTATATCAAATTATTTTAATTTTGTCAATTATTTTTTTTCATTTTCTAATAATTGATAAATGTATAATAATCTTTCAATAATTATTTTTAATTGGTCTTGTATTTTTTCTTCTTGTGTTTTCATTTGTATCCCTTCCTTTATTACATTATAATTATATCAAATTATAATTTAATTGTCAATAATTTTTAGGAAAAAATAAAAAAATTTTTTTTATCAAAAACCACTTGACAAAAACCCAAGAGTGTGGTATAATAGAATAATGCGGGTCTTTTGCAGCAAAGCGCCCGCAAAAGACCCGTCAAGTAAATGCAAAAAACTTGACACTTAGGATGTCAAGTTTTTTAGAGTGCGTCCACTCTCTCATTGTTCCCGAACAATCGTACTAATTTTGCATAATCGCTTGACACTCTCTGTCAAGTGAGGTAGTCTTTAACGCAAACTCTGCATAAACGTATTACATCTTTTTACAAGAGTAGTAATAATCACTTGTTAGGGTTTCCTAAGTCCCTAATCTAAGCACCTAAAGGAATGAGGTATTAAGTTTTAAGTGCTTAGATTAAGGACTAAGTCCTTAATCTTATTTTATACCGAATAGAGTTCTTTTTTTGTCAGTTTCAGTATCTCTATCAACACGATTTTCTTTTCTTAGTTGAACTAATAAAGCATTGATTTTTTGATTTGAGATTTTGTCAACACTTAAGTCGCTATCGCTTGCTTGAATTTCTTTGATAGATAAATATTTGCCAGCATTAGTTAATACTGATACAATAGTATCTTTTAACTTTTCATTTGCTTCATTGATAGCATTTTTCTTACCGCTAGCAATTTTCTTATCAAGTAATTCTAACTCATGAATTGCATAGTTTTCAAACATTTCATTTCCGATTTCTCTAGCATGGTCAATTAGTTTGTTTAAAACCTCTCTTTTAGTTATTTTTGTTTCTGCCATAATAATCACTTCCCTTTCCTTTTTTGGCATTTGTAATAAGTTAACTATTTCTTATTACATTTATATTATAACATAATCAATTTATTAAGTCAAGTATTTTTTTTACTTTTTTAATTTTTTTTGATTATGTAATAACCTTTCTTTATTACATTAATATTATATCATTTTTAATTTATTTTGTCAATTATTTTTTTTATTTTTTCTTGTAAAGTTTTTAAAATAGCAACTTTATCTTCTAAAGTATATTCATTATCAATGCAATAATCTTCAAATAATGCAAGTAGAGTTTCAAATAACATTTTTATCACTTCCTTATTACATTATAATTATAACTCTAATTAAAAAATAAGTCAATAGTTTTTTTAATTTTTTAAAATATTTTTAGGAATGTAAACTTTACATGTAAAGATCAACTTTTTCTTGACTTTTTTCTAAAACTATGCTATAATACGCAATTCGGCTCGTGACTTGCGCCCACGAGCCGCAAAATAAAAGGCGGCAACCGCCGCTACCAACCTTTTCTTTCTATAAATATACTATCTAATTTATTTTTAAATCTTTAAGAGAATATTCTTTGTCAGGCTCCATTCCTACATACATTTTGCTATCTATTGGGAAGCTAGGCAATGTAATAGTTTCATAATTATCAAGAGTTATTATAATAGAATATTCTTCGTCATAAAGGTTTTTCCACTTAGTAATATAATCAACTTCATCAATGAATGGCTTAATAATATTTTTTAAATATTTCTTTTCAATATCATCAAGAATATTTTCTTCATATTCTACTTCAATTGAGATATTTTTTATTTTCTTATCTTTTTTTAATTTACGTAGCAATTCTCCATTTTTAACACTTAAACTATTAGTTATTAGATAGAAGTCCTCACATTTTGTTAATAAAATATCTTTATTACTTTCTATTTTTCTTTTTTTAATCATTTCAATCACTCTCTCTTTCTTATTGGCTTTGTAATAAGTTATTTCTTTTCTTATTACATTTATATTATATTATAAATAAGTTTTGTTGTCAATAGTTTTTTTAAATATTTTTAATTTTTTTATTTTCTTAACTATTGTTTTTTTTCTTATTTACATACTTATTATATCATAAGTATTTTTAAAAGTCAACCTAAAAGGGACTTAATCAAATTCGATTACTTGACTGAAGTCCCTCCAAGTTGGTGCAGTGTTAAGACTTACTATTGTATTTCCTAACATTTCCATTGACTTTTTAAAGATTTCAATTTCAATATCAATGTCATTAAGACCGTCATGAGCCTCTTCAAAGTCCGCATTATTTGATAGATAGCAATAAATTGCTTGTGCGGTAGTTCTTACTCTTCCGCTATTAGTTATAAAACAACTTTCTTTTAGACTATTTAATCTATCTTTATTTTCTATACAATAATTTACATAGTCTTTTGAAAATGTTATTACTTTTGATATTTCCATAGTATCTAATAAATCAATATTTTCAAATGGGTTATCAGTTCCAAACTCTTCAAATAATCTTGCCATAGCATTTTTATCAAAACCGCCATTGTGTGCAACCATTATTTTAATATTGTATCTTGCTATTGTCTTTTCAATATCTTTTGCAATATCATTTACACTCATTGTTTTATACCTTTTATCATTTTCTAATTTTTCAAAATAATTAGGGTATTTAGTAGCACTAAAAGTTGATAACATTATGTATTTATTATTAAAAAACTTTCTAATTAGATAACTTTTTTCTTTTACAATATTATTTGTTTCAGTATCTAATATTTTCATACCTATTTCAAAAGGTAAAATACTTTCTTTTACATTTAATGTTCCTATTGTTTCAGTATCAATAAACATTAAATATCTTTCTTTTTTTAAATCAATTTTTTTAATCATTTTTAAATCATTCTCTTTCCTTATTGATTACATTATAATTATATCAAATTATAAAATAATTGTCAATATTTTTTTAATAATTGAAGAAGATTTTTAATCTTTCCACCTATTTTGTTTATTTATCAAATAAGCACAAATACAAACTATTTTCCATTTTATTTTTTTTATCATACTACTCTTCCTCTATTTTCTCTACTAAATCAGCTTTTATTAAGTCATCAAATGTTATTGATAAAAATTCATCATCATCAGTAAATACCCAATATCCTATTTCTTCAGTAAAATGTTCTAAACATCTATCTTCAATATCTACTGACCTAATATCCCACCAATTACCATCTATTTTTTCTTCATAACTTTTTTTGTCTTTGTTTAATGTAAACCCAAATTTTTCTAATTCTTTTAAATCTACATTATCTTTAATCTTTAACATTGTTATCTCTCCTTACATTATAATTATACCAAATTAAGTTTTATTTGTCAATACTTTTTTTATAAAATAATGTAATAAATTTATTTTTTCTATTTGTTCTATAATCATATTTTATTTTTATGATTTCAATATTTTTATTTT